GGGGGGGGCATTGGTTAAGTAATCAACTGCCGAAAGGTGGTGATTATTGATGAATGCTATTGTTGTTGGTAAGATTGAAAAGCCAGAGGGAAGTTTGGTGTTTAAGACTGAACAAACAGCAGATTTATATAATACAGATTATACTTTTTATACAAACATAATTAATAAGTATATTAAAGTTGTGACAAAAAACAATTTAATTTCTATTATTTGCGCTTTCTGTACTGACCCAACTGCTAATAAGTATTGGTTTTGCTTCTATCCAGAGCCTTATAATAATACGGTTTGGACGCGATTCAAGAGATCTACCGATAATAGTTATGTAAATATAACAATGTACGATAATGACCAAAATCGCTTAAATCTAAATGATTATTATACATCTATTGAAATAGGAACGCTCGAATAAATAAATAACGATGACGGACTAATGTTAAAGACCTTGATATTATTCAAGGTCTTTTTCTTTTGCTTATTCCTTTTCTTTTAGCGACTCTAAATAGTTAATTTGCTTTAACACTTCTTTGAAAATAACTGGTGGGTGCAAATCAATATTATAATCTACAAATTTATCACGTTGCATAATAGTAAAGTCGCTATCAATAACTTCGTCACCTTGCTTATCATAAGTAATACCAATATGTTTACCTGTAAGAATTTTCGACTTAGACTTGCTATTAACTTCTTGTAAGGCATTAAGTTGCTCATTTACATTCTTTAGTTGTTGTAGAATCCATTCATCTTTAGATGGTTCATAGATAGTGATGCGCCGAAGTTTATAATAATCGCCCTTACCTTCAAAATATTCACTGGTAATTTCATCAAGGTACTTTTCAAAGTTCTCCCAGGTCTTGATTGAAACCCATTCTCCTCCCCAGCTTCTTGGCAAACAATGATTAACAGCTTGATTGAACAGCGCCATACATTCTTTATTTAGTTCGGTTTCTCTCGGCACATCATGTTTGGTTATATACATACCATACTGTCCTCTATGATAACGATATAACCTAAAGCCGAACCCTGTATGGAACGTTCCACGAATAACCATCTTTTCAATCTTTCTTTTAACCCAAACCGATAGCAAACGATAAACTGGCATAACCATATCTGACATATAAAGCAGGTTCTTATCAATTTTGTTTAATGCCTTATAATCAATACAGTAAGCGAAATTCTCATTAACTGCTCCAACAGTCTTTAGCAATTCCATGTTAGATAGATACAAACTCTTACCATTGTTATTTAAGAACGCTTGAAAGAGCGCTGATTCCATAGACAACTGAATCCGCATGACATTAGAATTTAAGAAATCCATACACGGTTGCAAATAGCTAAATACTTCTGTAATAGTATATCGAGTTGGGCTGGAACTAATATCAAAATTACAGATAACCTTTAGGTCATTTAATTGCGCTGTTTTAGAATTACTGGACTTCTTCGGCAAATTCAATGCTTCACATAGTTTAGAATAAGATAACGGCTGACCTTGTATCTTTCTCAAGTTACTAATAAACTTTTCTAATTCTTCTCCTTTCATACTTTCTATTGGATTCTTTTTTGGTTCTCTCACATAGAAACCCCCTTCTAAATTTTTGGACATAAGACAAAATATGTCGTATTACCTATACTGGCTAAAGCCATTTTAATTTTTGGACATTTTTTGTATATATATCATAGCCCTTGTTATATATACATTTTTTGTCCAAAAATTCTTAACGGTTCTACCACTCCTTAAAACTCACGGAAAACCACGGATAATTTTAGGTATATTTTTGTTGTCTGAACAACGCAAATTAACGTAATCTGAATATATACTATTTTGGTATACTTTGACGCACATTATAACACTATCACAAACTTATTATAACAATATGAATAAATTGTAAACATTTTATTAACTTTTTGAAAGTCGCTATAAAAATGTGTGAATATAGGTGAAAACTCCCTATAAAAATGTGACGGAATTTTAAGGGGAAATTTGAAGGGTTAAAAATGGCGAAAATGACCGATTGGGATAGAGAAAGGGAAGGCTGGTGGATGGGTGTGGGAATGGGTGAGGAAGAGGGATGAATGGAAGGGGAAAGAGGAGGGAAAGGGGTGGTAAAATATGGTGGAAATGGGAGTGATTAGGGGTGGTGTGATGGTGAGGACTAATGCCGAAAAAAGTTCCAAAAAATGGTTCTTCATCCAGAATTTACCCCCTCTACAGAATGGAAAATGTTACCAATCAGCACCGACTAATTGTGATTATATGGTAAATCTAATACCCTCCCCCTATATTCCTATCGGAAAGCTGGGATATAAAGCAATTCCTACTAAACCTATCGGAATACAAGGAATATGGTAACTGTTGAAAATGTCGTGTTTTGCAACTTCTCGCGCGTGTATATTACGATTTTTTTCTTTTCTGGTATAAATCCCTCACTTTTCACCTAACAACGTACCCGTGTGTATCATCTTCTCCCTGTTATATAGCTTCCATCTCTACATCTCATCACATCGCAAACCACCTTCAACCATCCTTCCCTTCTATCACCTTGTCACCTTCTCTTTATTCATCATATTGTATATATATCCATCGCCTCCCTTCCTCCCTTCAATGTGTACTTATATTGTATACGTTTAATGAATGTGTACTATGATAGTATTCATTCATTGTATACTCATTTAGTATATGTTTAATGTGTACTGATATAGTATAGTATAGCGTCAGCATATGAACGTATACAACTATAGTATACTTTAGTTAAGTATAGCAATAGCATAGTATCATAGTAAAGCAACATATACTATATCAGTAAACATATACCATCACTGCATAACATACAATAATCATATACTAAAACAGTATTCATTATTAGAATTGTATACTTTAATTGTATGTTTTAGTTTGATAAAGTGTATCCATTTAGTATCTATTGCTTTCCTGTAGTTATTGCATATCGTGTATGATATTGAATATCGAATATCATATTGTACATTCATATATTCAAATGTTTATTATCATTCATGATGTTCTTTATCTTCAGTTGCTTGTGCAATAGTAACAAATATAAAGTCCTGCTTTTGTATAACATTACTAAATAGCACGGAATTTGCACATTCAATAGGCAAAGTATACAAAAATGAAGCGCTGATTTTGACGAATCGCGTCACGGTCGCTTTTCAGAAAATCCGAATATAATTTCACGTTTGAGGTTTAGAAACGATTCTGAGTGATTCTCGCGCCAAATACGGCTATCTATACTCTTAATGATATGAGTTATCAGTAATTTTCCGTCAATAGGTAAAGTACACAAGATTGATGACGTGATATTGTGTAGAATTGCTATTGACAAGTTATTTACAGGAATTGGAATACCTATTGATATAAAGTATCAATAATAACTTCTTGTAATGATATGGAAACGGGCGCGCGCGATTATATCATAGTTTATAATAAAAGTCAAGATAAAGTTATATTTATAAGTGTAAAAATATATGAAGTCTTTTTGTATAAATTGACGAATAAAAAAGTCTTGCAATTATAGCAATGAGTCGCTATAATTAAAACATCGAAAGAAAACAATACCGAAATTTTGAAGGGAGTTTTTGAAATGACTAAAATGGAAAAAAATGCAGTATATGCGCTCGGTTATGTGCTGGGAGAAAAGCGCGAATGGCTGGCACTGGCAAATTGTGAACTTGATGCGGCTATTGCAATGGATAACAGTGCGAACGCCGATTACTGGCGTGACCAGATTACACGCGCAAGCGGAGCAATCGGCGCGCTCGAAGAAGTCGCTGAAATGGTCAATTCTGAGGAGGTCTGAAAAATGTTAAATTTTGGTATCTGTGCATCTATCGTATCCGCTCTTTTGGCTGGCAATATTCCAGCTTCTACCGCTCCCGTTGTGTGGAGTGATGACTGCATCCGAGTATCGCACGCCGCCGAAATCGTTTCCAGTGACCGCGGCCTGATGTACATTCAGACTGAAGATGGTAATATCTGGGGCGTGTATGGCGCTCTGGATGCATCGCGGCTGTATGCTGTCGTATTTGACACTAACGGCACGGATAACATCGAGGATGACCGCGTTTTACTCGCTGTCGCTATGGACTGATGGGAGGGATTTACAGTGTTTGACTGGTTTAATTTGGCTGACAGACTCATTGTAGGCGCGCCCGTTATGTTGGGAGTGATTGCTTGCGTACTGTTGATGTGCAAGGCAGAGGAGCACGCAAGGCTGGCAAGAGTCCGCAAAGCGCGAGCACGATACAATGGGAGAAGAGGGCGCTAAAGCCCTCTTTTTTTCGTGTCTATCGCTATTTCGCGTCAGGATGCGCCGTACTGCATTTTAGCTTGTGGGTATATAGTTATATACCCATACCCATAAAACGCGATTATAGCGTATTCTCACGCGCTGTTTACGCCGTCTTGCTATGCCGTTGTTGTCTGGTATCACAAGACGGTTTAACTTTATGCAATCGCTTGTATATCTCTATATTCCTATTGTGTTTATAGGGATTGCTTTTTGCCCTGTATTCCTATTGGTTTAGTATGATTTTAATTCCTATTGTGAAGGTGGGAGTTAGTAAGAGGTAACTCATAGTGAACAGGTAGGAGTTAACAGCGACTAACTTCAATTCCTACTATTCCTATATGAATACTGGGTTATTTCATCGTTTTATCGTGCTAAAGTGATAAAGCGTTAAATTCCTACTATTCCGATAGGAATACTCATTATATGGGCGTGCGCGTGTAGCGTGCGCGTATTAGCGCATCAAAAATTCCCCGTAATATCATATACATACACTTGCGCGGGCGGGCGCGGACGGACGAAACGCAGACGGACGGACGGAGCGCGGGCGATAGCTATTATATATATGTATATATTGCGTGCGCGTTAGTGTGGCGCATTTTCCCCGCGATAATGCGCTTGTGCTGGCGCGTGCTGGCTTGTCGTGCGTGCGCTATTGTATGTATATAGATATATAGATATTGTGTTCCGCTTGTGGCTTGTGCTGTGTTGGCTTGTGGCGTTCTCGTGCTGTTGGTTCGGTCTGCTTGTCGGTCTGCTTTCGGTTCGGTCTGCTCGTGTCGTTTGTGTTGTGTTGTGCGCTGTTGTCTGTTGATATATGGTGTACTCGTGTTACAATGCGCTGTAATCGCTTTTCCGTGCTCGGTAGTGTAGTTTTACCTTGTGCGTTATCGTGCGATTGTGGCGCGTTTTATAAGTGTTTACCATGTTGTCGGCTGATGATAGGACGGTTTGCGCGTTCGTGTCGTGCTGTTGGTGTTGGTGTTGGTGTGGCTTGTGCCGTGCTGGTTTGCGCTGTTATCTGCTTTTGACGTGAGGATGGCGCGTACTGGCTTTAGTGCTATAGATATATAATTTATATACTGATGATGTGGCGCGTGATTGTGGCGCGTTCTCGTGCTTGTGTGGTGGTTGTGGCGCTGGCTGGTGGTTTGCTTGTGTATGGATGTATCAAGGTTTATTCCGTGTCGTGTGGTGTTGGTGTGGTGGTGTATATATGTATCTATATAATGCGCTTGTGGCTTGTATGGTGGTGGTGGTGGTCTGCTTGCGCGTATATGGATAGATATATATAATGGTGGTTCTGCTTGTGTTTTGCGCTTGTGTGTATCTATCGGATGAAATGCCACATCCAAAAATTAAACAATTTTCACGCCTAAACGCTGTATATATGCAGAAATCAACGGAAAACAGAATTTTTTTGTATGGATATATACAAAACGATTTAGAAAATCGAAATCCAAAATCACGCTTGTATTGTGCAATATGTATATACCATCTGGAAAATTGAAATCGAAAATTAAACAATATATACAAATTAAATTGTTAGAAGTCTTGCGCAAAAACGCAGAAACAAATGCTAAAGCAACGCGCGAAATGATAAAAAACAATTACGGAGATTTATTTATACATGAAGCAATGATGAAATTTAAGGGAAAAGAAATTGCATATTCCGATATACTAAAACTATTGAAGGATGAAAAATTTTTCTACAAAATAATTGATGATTATTCAATCAGCGAATAAAAAATAAAAACAATGCTTGACTTTGTGTTTCTGGTATGATATATTAGTTACACAAACAAAACAACGCGCTTTTGAAAGGAGCAAATGAAAATGAAAAAATATTATCTTATGCCAACAGAAAAACAGAATCAAAAGTCTTTCGGCTGTAAAGCTGTAGTCGAAGTTAGCGATGACGGCACGGAAACGCTGTTTTCGTACAATACGAAAATCGTTTCGAGAAAGCCAAACGGCGAACTTGTAAAGCATTGAAACGGCTGGACAGCTACAACAGGCAGACATATTAAAGCGTTTTGCGGGATGAATAAAAAAGAATATTCCGCATTATAAATTCGGTTCTGGAAGGTTTGCCCCTAAAGCCTTCCACCATACGCGCAAAGCGTAAATAAAAATTTTGAAAAATGGAGTGTTGAAAAATGGAAATGGAAAACAAGGTTATTGCATTCAATCCCGCGCAGGATATGCCCGCAAGCTACAGAGAGAGACAAGCAAAGCACTTTTACAACGGTTACAAGGTCGTAACCATTGTGAATGGTGAGATGGTCGAGTTGGTAGATGCTCGACTTGGTGTAACGGATAGTTGCCATTATGCTTCGGTTTGGCTGAACATGAGATATTATGATAATGATTATTATAATACTTGTGGTTCTGCTTGTGGCGCTGGCAAGGCTGGCGGATGGGGATACCATAGAGCGAGCGCCGCGCTTGAAAGTGCTTTTTGCCGTGCTGGTATGCGTTTTAGTATTGGATGTTCGGGCATGGGTGAAAGCGCGATGCGCGATTGTTTGCTTGTCGCTGGCGAATATCTCAAGCCTGAGGGCGCAAAGATTTATCTTGTCGAATGCTACGGTTAAGAGGTATCGACATGACAAGACAAACGAAAACAATGTTAAACACGCTTTTGCTTGAGGAGTACAAGAGGGAAAACAAAATTCCCTCTTCCCTCAAATTGGGAACTTATGGATATTGGATTGCTACAGGCTACAGACCGCGCAAGGGCGAACCAGCAAAGCATAATTGCAAGTTATGGACGCGCAACGGTTTAGTTAGTTGCTGGCTATGGACAGAGAAACAGGTAGATAAAATGGAGGTAGTAGAAGAATGACTGTTATTTTTCGGGATGCGCTCGGCTCGGTTCAACTTGAAGGTGTGAAGCATTTTCAAGTGCTGGACGATACGGTTTATTTTGATTTTTTCGATGGCGCGGAAACCATCGAAAAAAATATTTAAATTGTTGAAGTTTTAGCTTGACAAGATAACGCGGATATGATATATTAGTATTGTCGAAAGCGTTAAGGCTTTGAATTTTGGAGGTATGAAAAATGAAATGTCGTGTAACTGAAAAGGAAATCCGCAACAGCTTTTCCGATGTGGTAAGAATTGGATATTGCAATGCACAAAATCTTTTAATCTGCGAAAATCCGTTTGCTTACACTTGCGGGCGTGAAGGCTGGAAGGCTGATTTTTACGATTGTGGCGTAACTTGCATTAGTACAGGTTATGCGCCTATCGGTAAGGCTGTTCCGTATGAAGTTATCAAAAAATATGACAACAAAGCGGAAAAAAATTATATTGCATTTCAAAAAAATAAAATTAAAAAGTGGGAAACCGTAAAGCGCAGAAACTACAAGTTAATTTGTGAAATGCTGGCAGAGGTTGACGCACTGTGAAAAGGTTCTGGAAGGTTTACCCCTAAAGCCTTCCACCATCCCGACACGGGAACAAATTTGAAATGGAGTTGTTGAAAATGAAAAAGATGAGTGCTGAAAAAGTGCTTGAATATTATATCAAGCTGGCGAAGAAGGAGACAAAGGTTAGAAAAGTATATATTCAGCGGAAAGATGCAACTGTTTATTTTTCCAATGGGGAATTTATTGCAAGTTTCGCCGCTGTCCGCGAAAATATGATTGATTTTCTACAAGAAACATTCAATTTTACGGCTGGCGGTAATTTTTGTGTTAGGTGTTTGGGCGATTATTGCGTTAAGAGTGACCAGACAATAGCGGCATTTATGCCGACAACGTTAGAAAGTGGCTTACTGCACTATACAGGCGTTAGTGCAGAAGATACATGGCGCACGGTTTACGCATTTACGGACGGCGAACAATTATTTGCATATGATGAAAAATACATTAAGCCTATTCGCTGGTGTACGTTCGGCAAAGCGTATTTAAGAAACACTATTTTTACAATGTGTGTTTATATGAATTTAGATGTTTCTATCGCAATTTTGCCTAATACTAATCACGAACAGTTTACAAAGTTGGCAAGACTTATGAACAAGTAAATAAAAAAGCTGGGAGCGCATGACTTCCAGCTTTTTCTATTTCTGTTTTCTTTTTTTATATAGTGCTCTTCCAGACTAACATAATTATAACGCTAAAGTCAAGAAAATTCAACGTCAAAATAAACAAAATTAAAGTTTTTATTTGTGTAATTTGACGGAAGATTTTTAGTAAATAATTCTTGACTTTATGCGGACAGGTGATATAATTATAGACGTAAACAAAAGCAAGCCACTTTTGAAGGGAGATTTTCAAGATGAATAAAGTTTATGCGGAATGGACTAAGAAAGGCGTTTTTGGTAACGGTTTTTTTAATTCGTGGGAAGAATACTTTGATTTTGTTTGGAATCCCGAAATCACGATTTTACTTGTCGAGGAGGTTTGAAAAATGAAAAGATTTATAAAGGAATACGCGAACTATAAACTTTCGCGCAATCCGTTTTATTATGATAATGTTAAGAATCAGCTTTATATCTATCGCATAAATAAAGCAGTTGAAAAGTGTGAAGAGGGATTTATAACAATAGATGAAGCGATGGAAATGATAGTAAACGCGGAGCATTACGCATTTAAAGAGGCTAAAACCAAATAAGCAAAGAAAAAGAGTCGTTATTAAACGGCTCTTTCTTTTTGTCCGCTTCTCTGTTTCTGCTGGTCTGGTCTGTCCGTGTGGTCGTGTGGTCTGCTGTTTATTGCTTTCTTTAGCGCGAGGATGCGCTATAATCGTTTTTAGTTGGTCTGACGTATGTTTATAGGTTTTGTTTGCTCGTGCGCTTGCGGCGCGTTCTGAGCCGATTATAGGAGTATATAGTGCAATCGGCTGAAAATGCGCTGTATTGCGTTTTAGGTGTATAAGGTCAAGTTATACGGCTAACAGACGAAAAACGATTTTAGGCGCGTTCTCGTGCGCTTATCGTTATGTTATGGATGTATAGCGGAATAGGAACATGAGCAGGAAAAGGAACGGACGGAAAACGCACAAAAAGAAAACAATAATTTGTGCAGTTTGCCTATTGCAAAACCTTGTGAAAGTGCTATAATATAAGTACAATAAAGAATATGAAGTGACAAAGTAGTACCGAGAAAGCTAAAGTGAGAGGAGGGGGAGGATACTCATTTTGCTTTAGTCTGCTAAAGTATGAAAAAGTCAATGGTAAAATGAACAAAATTTGAAAAAGTTTTTGTGCAATATATTTTAATAAATGTTTTGACAAATGTTATTGAGTGTGATATATTATATATAGGAGGTGAAACAAAATGAAAGTAAAAGATTTCCCGAATTGGAAACGCCTTATTTTTGAAGATAGGGCGATTCTGAAAAGCGATTTGCGTTATATGGCAAAATCGCAAGTGCAAGCACTGGAAAATCTTCCGGTGTTATTGGTAGAAGATAACGGCGAAACACTCGTTATTGAATACCGATAAAAATTCAAAGAGAGCGCTTGACAAGCGCTCTTTTTTTGTGGTACAATAGACAAGTAAATTAAACAAGGTTAAATCCCAGCACAAGCAACACTTGCCCGCAAGGGAAAAGAGACAGCAAGCGCAAAACTTTATTCACTGATTATTCAGTGTTTAGGTTTTGCGCTTTTTCTTTTTGTCGCTGGTTCTGTATGGTGCGTTTCCTATAGGAATACAGGAAATTAAAGTTTTCCGATAATTCCTATAGGAGTGCAGGGGATTGAGGAAATTCCGATAGGAATACAGGGTTTTAACGTGTTAAAGCGTTAAATTGCTAAAGTTTTTCCAAAAATCCCCAGAGTTTACAGGATTTGGAATTTTCCCGCAAGGTGGGGAGAGCCTTCGCGCATTACGCGAGATTAAAATTTTCCCCACATATACACACCTATATATGGTGGCGGTCACGCGCATTATGCGAACGCGAAAAATCCCCCGTTATACATATGAATAATAGATGGTATTGTTACCAGTTAATTAGTAATTTAATTCCGATTATATATATTATTCGTATAATAGTCGATACTTCGATTCGCACTACGGTTATTCCTTGTGTGATAGACGGCAGAATCGCGTGTGGGATGGTTAGCAATTTCACGGCTGATAGGATAGAATGAAAGGAGAATGTAGCGCATGAGAAGAAAGTTAAGAACGCTGAAAGATATGTATACTACGGACGTAGCACGACTGATTGTATCATCGTTTATTGTAGCGTCTATGCTGATACTGGCGATAGCTAATGTTGTGGATAAAGTGATGTGGCTGAAGATTGTTTTCTTTTGAAAAAAGTTGTTGACAAACTGGTGACAGCGTGATACAATAGTCACAGTCAAGGAGGTGACGAGATGGCTGAATACGATATTACGGTGAGAAGATTCCTTGTAGGGCAAAACACAGACGCAACTAACGTCCACAATTTGTTTATTAAACGATACGATGGCATGACCGCTGAAGAAGCAACTGAATGGATTCAGCGTTGGTTAGCAGGAAGTATCGCGCAATATCGTGAAGGAATAATTCCTTTTGCAATTTCTAAAGAACAAGATATTGTACATGAGTTTTATAAAATAGTTGAAACCATAAACGATTTGGAGGAACGCCATGTCGTTGAATCAACAACGCTCAAAGTTTTGGATTCTTACGTCACGGTTCAAGTCATCTTTCCAGAGGAGGAAGCAACATGACGGAGTTAATGTTTCTTAAAGGACTGTGTTTTGCTTGTTTTATTACTTGCATGGTTATCACTATTTACGCTATTTGGTTCTGTTTCAAAAAACAAATAATTGCAAAATTGAAATCGAGATTTGAGTTTTAGATTTCAAATTGAAATTTGTGTTTGGAAAATCAAAATCGAGATTCTTATTGCAGAAATGAATTAGATAATCGAAATCGAAAAACGAGCAGGAAAATTCAAATTCAAAATTTTTCATCCAAAATTCAAATTTAGGGTTGACAAATTGATAATTGTATGGTATAATATATGATATGATTGTCGAACATATAGGTCTGGACACATCGTCTGGAAAATTGAAAAAGAAATTTTTCAAAAAGGTATTGACACACAGTAAAATGTGTGGTACAATATAAACAGTTCAGAGATGAACAGCACTTCAAGTTCTTTGTTAGTTGGTCAGCGTACTCTTCAAAAAATAAGAATTTGAAATTAAATCAAGCTAATCCCATAATGCTTGACTCTCTTTGAGATGAAGAATTGGGATGACTGGTAATCAAGAGAATTACACAAAGGGTATTTTGATAGCCAATAGACCCCTACCACGGTGATGGGCTATGCCGTGGAAAATATAACGCCCAATGCCGGAATTTGGTATACGATGCGGATTCAAAATCCGTTGCTGAAAAGCGTCTGGGTTCGACCCCCAGTTGGGCGACCAACCACATCTTTTTCATTTTTCATGTGCTTCTATTACTACCAGAAGCACGACTCCTTTCAAAAATAATCATCATAACCGTTACCTGTGGCTTCAGGTTTGATGAATAAAGACGGTTTATATTGACTGATGGTGTAATAGGGAACACGCTTTGCGAAAGCAAGTGAATTACAGGTTCGAGTCCTGCGAAGTCAAACACAGCGATTTACTCGCAGAAAAAAACGGTAACGAATTTCATACTGTCAGCATCGGAACTGATAGTCGTAGTTGTACTATCCGAGGTGCAATGGTAAGTTCTGTAACGCCAGAGTGCGTGAACGGATGTGTGGGGAAATTCAAAGTGCCTGAGTGATACGGTTTTAGGGCACGTTAATGATATAGCGTATGAAATGGGCGGCGTATAAACAGAGACAAGAACAAATTTCGTTTCGCTTCTTGCAGTAGTACGCAATATCAAATTAAAAATCATACTTGACAACGGCGAAAGGTTGCGATACAATGTTTAAGTGAAACGAAGGAGGTAAGGTTATGTATCAGTATGATAAGTCAGTAGACTTTGAAGAATGGTGCTATGGTGACTGCACCAAGCGTCACAGCACCAAGTAAAATACTGAGGGCAATACGCCCTCGATATATGGTTCGGTACGCTAAAGGAAAACGATGCGGCTCATAACCGCAGATTGTGATGTCAGGATTCACCCGAACCACCAGCCCAAAAGGGCTAAAACAAAAACCAAAATAAGCGAAAGGACGCGATACCAATGCAGTTTGGAAACAAACTAACAAAAAGTTTCGCTACCGTAGTGATGGTTGGTGTATGTCTTTCTACATCGGCTTTTGCTTCAAGCCAGACGCAAACAAGTGCGGAGATTAAATCCAATCTCGATGAAGCAATCACAATGCGAAACACTGCTCACCAGCTTGCTGAATGTGCAAGAACTTTGGGAGCAGAAGAGGACGATTACATTATTCTTCATGCCAAGGATAAGTGGGATGAACATAATGAAACCGTAGTAGCACTAACAGAAGATTATAACAAGGCTCTCAAGGCTGAACGCGAAGCTGAAGCAAAGCGTAAGGCTGAAGAAGAAGCTAAGAAGAAGGCTCAAAAGCCGTCTATGACTCCACTTGGGAAGTTCAAAATTACTGCATATACGCCAAGTCCGTCAGAGAATGGCGGTAGCACATTGACAGCAACAGGTCGTAGCCTTGCTGGTAATGAGTGGTCTATTGTAGCTATTGACCCATCCTATTGGCGATATGGCACAAAGTTCTATATCGAAGGTGTAGGATATGTGTCGGCGCAGGATTGTGGAGGGGCAATTAAAGGGTCGAATCGCTTCGACTTACTGGTTGGCTATGGTCAAGCAGATAGTTGGGGAGTTCAATATAGAAATGTATACCTTGTAAACTGATTTTGAAAGGAACGAAACGAAAATGGCAAAGAATAACCGCCGAGCAAAGGAAAATGAAAAGAAGAACAAGCCTATGACCGAGAAGCAGAAGTACGACCTTGCAGTGCAGAATATGCTTGAGGACGCAAATCATAATCTTCTGCCGAAGTTTAAGCGATAACTTCTAAGCATAATAAACATAAGTAAATAACAGGGAATGAGATTTTTTCTCCTTCTTTTGACATACCTTCTTTCTAACTCATTCCCTGTTATCATATGCGCCACTCGTACAGTGGTTAGTACACCAGTTTCCCAAACTGGAAACGTCAGTTCGATTCTGATGTGGCGCTCCATTATTTCAAACTAAAGGAAACAACTGTTATGAGCAAGCCAATTATCAAATTAAATACTGAGCAGAAGAAATTAGTCGAAGATAATCACGATTTAATCTACGGCTTCTTGACAAAGTATAAACTTGACTTCAGCACATGGTATGATGTTTGTGCTATTGGTTTGTGCAAGGCTGGTATGGCTTATGATGGCAGTAACCGCTTTAGTACATTTGCTTATTACTGTATGCACAATGAAGTAAAAAAAGCAAAACGAACTCAATCAGCAAAGAAGCGCAATGACAGTCGTGTTATTTCATTGAACAGCGAAGTTAAAACCGTCTATAATGAAGATGTACCGCTTGAAGCTGTTATTGACAGTGGCGCAAAGAATGAAGAATATATCGTTGGCAAAGATTGGGCTTATTGGTTTATTGAGTACGCTTCAACTGCTATGCTTAAAGTCATATACGCAAAGCTGACAGAATGTAAAACGTGTCAAGAAGTGGCTGATAAGTTAGATGTTTCTAAAGAAATGGTAAATAAGCAAATACGAATTTTGCAGAAACACTACAGAGAAGGCACTCGCCCTTATTGTCGTATGAGATATGACTCCAAGAAAGAGCGAGAAGAAATGAAAAATAAAGTTAAAAAAGCACTTGACAACTTAGTTGTTATGTGATATAATACTAAAGTAATCAGAAAGGAAGTGAAACCAATGGGCGTTAAGAACAATATCAAGCATTTTTTCAGAGGTTTGTATGAAGCAAACCTTGAGATGCAGAAGAATATGCGCGGTGTAGACCGTTACAATCTGCGATAAATGATGGGGCATATGCCCCAATCAAATCTACCATTAGCTCAGTTGGTAGAGCACTTGACTTTTAATCAAGAAGTCCGCAGTTCGAGCCTGCGATGGTAGACCAATGCCTTCCGTACAAGGTAAATTTTATGTCCGTGAGCAAAAACTCCACTCACACACATCGTCTGGTACGGCAGACAAACAATTTAATAGACACGCTCAAACGTGTCGGCATACAATTTAATTTCTCTCCTGCGACCCGTCATCGTAGGAGAAATATAGGAGCGTAGTTAAATGGTATAACTTCTGACTTTGACTCAGAAATTGAAAGTTCGATTCTTTCCGTTCCCACCAGTGTTCCCCGTTTGTTAAGTTCACGCTTATTGCGGTTTAGCCCATGACTGTACTGCGATTCCCAGTGGAAAACAAGTCAAGCGCGCATGATGTACCTTTAGGTCGCGGGGCGATTTGCGCTATTAGTTTAATGGTAAGAACCTCAGTTTTCCAAACTGAAGATGGCGTTTCGATTACGCCATAGCGCTCCACCCATATCGTGCCATAAGAAAGGCGTTTGCTTTTCATGGTTTTCACCTCCGCAGACCGCCCACCTCTCAATTAAGAGTGGTGGGCTTCTGTTAAACAGTCTGCCAGACTTAGTTATTAGAAATAATAGCTACGATATTTAGGTCATGATACCTTTGGTTGACGCAACAGACCATCGCTCTATCGTATATATTTAAGTTAGGTCAGAGTAAGCATAGCCTTGTGATATATACTTAAAAGCCTTTATATCATTGTCGAGTTGAAGTCGGAACAATCTCATGGTAATAGTGAGACAAAGTACGCATCACCTGTCATAAGACAGAGTATTTATAAGGAGACTTATCATGGTTTATGTAGTTTCTAAAAACAACAAGCCCTTAATGCCTTGCACAAATGTAATTGCAAGATTATTACTTAAACAAGGTAAAGCAAAAGTAAAAAGGCGTGAACCTTTTACGATTAAACTGCTTAACGATTCTACAAATTATATTCAAAAATTGACTTTGGGTGTTGATACTGGAAGCGGAACTTTTGGTACGGCTGTGGCTACGGATAAGGGAAAGATAGTATATATGTCAGAAGTAATAGTAAGAAATAATATTACTAATAAAATGACTCGTAGAGCTTCTTATCGTAGAAACAGAAGAAGTCGTAAAACTCGTTATAGAAAACCAAGATGGTTAAATCGTGCTAACTCTTTTAGAAAAAATCGGTTTAGCCCAACAATGGTAAGTAAATTGTATAGTCATGTGAAAGAAATAGAATTTATTAAAAGTATTTTGCCTATTTCTGAAATAGTATTTGAAACAAGCCAATTTGATACTCATTTGTTGAAAAACCCTTTGCTTGCTAACGCTGAAATTCGACATTGGGGGTATCAAAAAGGAGTCAATTATGGGTTTGAAAACACAAAAGCAAAGGTGCTTAATCGTGATAACTATACTTGTCAATATTGTAAAAATAAACATAAAGATAAAAGATTGGAAGTTCATCATATAATTTTTCGTAGCCAAGGTGGGTCTGACGAAGAAAACAATCTGATAACTCTCTGTCATACTTGTCATAAAAAATTACACAATGGGAAAATAATTCTCAAGCAAGAAGGAAAAGCGAAAGGTGTTCTCAAATTTGCCACTCAAATGAATAGTATACGAACACAGCTTTTTAGATTATATCCGCAAGCAATAGAGACTTATGGATATATTACTAAGTTTAATCGTTTGCAATTAAAAGTGGATAAAGAACATTATTATGATGCTTGCGTAATAGCGACACAAGGTAAAAATTTTACAATAAATACCAATCTTTATAAAAAGAAATGTGTTCCCGAAGGCGACTTTCAGCAAACAAAAGGTGTTCGGTCTGAAAGGCGTATAACCACAACAAAAATTAACGGGTTCAGAAAATTTGATAAAGTCAGATATTTTGGAGTAGAATGTTATATTAAAGGTAGAGGTATACAAGGGCAAGTCGTTTTAATGGATTTTGAAGGAAACCGTCTTAATTTTTCTTATTTGCCAAGAGGATATAAAACACCAAAACTCCAAAGATGTAAAAGAATTACAGCAAGAACTACGCAAATGATTCAAACAATAAAAATGTAAAACCTCCATTTTAATTCCCACCCTCATACCTGCCGAGGGTGGGAAATTCTTTTCTGATTTTTTGAAAAAACCTATTGACTTTTGGCTTGTGCCATGTTACAATAAGCACATCAAGAAACGAAGGAGAGATTTCAATGACTAACATTAACGAGTATTACAAGGCTTCTCTGGTAGCAGATAAGAAGTCCGAAAACACCATCAAGAACTATTTGCTTTATGTAGATAAGATGCTGGCATTCGTTAATAAGCCTGTCGAAGAAATTTCTTTCCTCGACTTGACCGCGTGGAAAGCGTCTATCAGCAATCTGTCTACCGCATCCATGAACATCCAGATTAGTGCAGTTAGGAATTACTTCAAGTTTCTGACTTCTGCCAAGGTTATCAATGAGAATCCTGCTCTTGACCTTACTTCTCCTAAGATTAAGAACAAGGAAAAGCATTATATCTCCGCAGAAGATGTACGCAAGATGCTTCACAACTGCAAAAAGTTCAGAGATATTGCAGTTATTGCTCTGTATTGCTCTACTGGACTTCGTTTCAGCGAGTTAACTTCCATCACTTTTGAGGACTACAATAACATGATTGATAATCAGATTGTTATTCTCGGCAAGGGCGCGAAGGAACGCACGATTTATGTCAATGAACAGGCAAAGGAAAGCATTGATAACTACATCAAGTTTGAGCGTGCAGATGGTGAGTATTTGTTCACTTCTGAACGTGGTGAACATCTTGATAATAGCAATCTTAACAAGATGCTGAAGTTGACTGCAAAGCGTGCTGGCATTCCGTTCTGGAATGAAATTACTAATCATGCGCTTAGAGCGGGAGCGGCTACTATTGCTAATGCTAATGGCGTAGGTGTAGCAACTATTAGTGCAATGTTGGGGCATAATTCTATCGCTACTACCACTCGTTACATTAAGCATGAACAGGCTCAGATTAACGAAGCTATGAAGGGACTGGTGTTCTAATGAAAGAATGGATGAAACTTTACGAAGAATGGTGTGAATCATGGTGTGACGATACGTTGCTTAGAGTTTATCCACGCAAAAATAACACAAACAACAAAACGGAGGTAAAAACAATGGACAAGAACAAAGCACCTTGTGAAATTGAAGGCACTTACATGGTGATGATTAACGGCAATGAAACCGCTATCACTCCTGTTGGTTTTGAAGATGCAGTGCATTTCTATGGGAAAAACCGCGATAAGACTAAGAGTTACAAGTGCCATCCAGACGATAAGTTTGACGCTGGTTGGGTACTGAACAATTATCTTGAGCATAAGGATGAAATTCTGGTTACTGATGAGGTAACAGTAGCAGACCACGGTTGGTGTTACCCAACGGCTTGTGATTGGATTGTTACGTTTGCCAATGCACAGCGCGACTTAGGTAATACAAAGTTGGCAAATGATATTCTTCTTGACTGGGGCAGGAGACTGTCAAATTATGATTCTGGCACATTTCGTGTTGTTGATTCCGCTGTTTTTGAACAGACTAAGGAAGTCTATCTAATTGTTAATGAACAGAACAAGAAGTATTTTCTTATTGACCGAAAGGGTCTAAAGAAGGTGCAGTAATGGACGATTTTCAGACCGTACTAAAGGAAGAACTGACCAAGCGTTTCACCGAACACCGTAACATTGGTATTCTTATTGGCTATTGTGCGGCGATGATTGCTTCTAAGCGCATCGCCAACAAGATGAATAAGAAGGACGCTATTGAGTATTTCAACGTTGAAGCTGAACGTATTCAGAAGAAGCTAAGCATGGATAGCAAGACGCTTGAAGCGATGGATTCTATTGAAGATATTATCGCAAACAAGAAATAATCGGGTTTAACCCGCTTATAATATTTATTTTCATTTATTTAATAAGGAGATTTATTTATGGAAACGACACTAAATAAGACCGATTTTGTATTTGCTTGTGTGGGAACTGTAAGCGAGTTAAAACTTGAACTGGTCGATGGTCAGCAGAAGATTAACCACGGTCAGGAAACCGTACCATGTCAGGTAGTCCGTGGCACTGTAGCAATTAAGACCAATAATCTGATTACCACCCTTCGCGCATACTTCCCTTCTGTTGGTTACGATGGTGGTGAAGCGCGTCAGTGGAGCATGGCACAGTCTATGCTTGAGTGGAATCCGATGATTAACGGCAATTCCAACATTCCTGCTACTCGTGTCCGTATTAAGGGCGAGATTCAGCCGAACGATTATCCTTCTTACAAGGAAAAGAAGGCAGGTTATTCTCTGCGTTACAGCATTCGTTCTGCATCTACTAACGTACCAGACGATGTAGAAGATTTCTTCAATATCAATCTAAAGAACGGTTTTGTAACTAAGGTTGCTCCTGAGATTGTAAACGATGAAGAAACTGGTCGTGCACTGATTAAGATGCTTGGCGTTACCTACAATGGTGAAGTATTCCCGATTGAGATTACCACCGATGAAGACGCTGGTGAACTTATCCTTGAAGGCGACAGCGATTTTGATGCTTTTGAGCCAGCGCAGACTCGTTCTAATCTAAAGATGGAACTTGTTAATGCTATGGGTCAGCAGGTCGAAGTTAAGAAGCCTACTAAGGGTCGTGTTATTGGTAAGAAGGCTCGTACTGGCGATGACCCGTCCGAGAACAATAACTCTATGTATCGTAGCATTATGGTTCTGCGTGAGATTGACCCAATGCAGGTCGAAGAACCAGAAGAAAAGACCTATACTGATGAAGAGGGCAATGAAGTCGCTATTGATACCATGTGGCTTGACCCAGAAACCATTAAGGCGGCTCTAAAGGTTCGTAAGGAAAAGGTTGAAGCACTTGAAGCTGAAGCAATTAAGGGTAAGCCACAGCAGAATAGCGCACCTACCTCTGGTAACTCTGCATTCAACAGTAACAAGGCTCGTGCCAAGGCAAAGGCAACTGCGTCCGCTCAGAAGAAGAAGCCGATTGCTGACCCAGTACCAGATGGCGACCCATACGATATTGACAACATTGACTTTTAATCAAGGGGTGAAATCCAATGGCTAAGATTGACATTTTCGCGCCACAAGAGAAGAGCATGGTTTCTTCTCTTGCTGGTGTTAAGATTACTATTGCAGGTAGTAGCGATGGCGGTAAGACGTTCCAAGCAACACGTTTCCCAAAGCCACTGCTACTAATGGCTGAATCAGGCGGTGCGGCTCGTCCTGTGCCGAAGTTCCCTGTTCCAGATTGGCAGACGTTTACCACTATTGTCAAGCAACTGGTAGCAGACCCAGCTAAGACACTGGAAGTTTACCAGACTATTATCATTGACACCACTGAAGAACTTGTAGCACGCGCTGAAGAAGCCGTAGCAAGACGTTTTGGCGTTACCGAGGTTGGTATGGTACAGTCTGCCGACCCAAAGAACAACCCAAATGGTTATTCTGTCGCTCGTGCAATGTTTAAGCAACAGATTAACCTACTGACTTCTATTGGTCTAACGGTTATTTTCATTACTCACGTTGAGCAGGTGGAAGTTACCGACCCCTTTACTGGCGAAAAGTATACTAAGACTTATCCTTATAACTATTCTAAGGAAAAGGGCAGTACACGTTTTGTTATCAATTTGTGTGACTTTGTTGTGACTACTGTGCCAATGGGTGTTGACCCAGAAACGCAAAAGACCATTTACTCTAAGGCAATCTGTAAGGAAACGCACACAGTATTTGCACGTTCTCGCTTTACGCAGATGCAGACTTATATTGAAAAGTTCACTGCGGAAAATCTAATTGAAGCGATTGAAACCGCTATCAAGAAGGAAGCAGAGAACGAAGGCGCTGGTCTGGTAGATTACAAGAATGTAGACTTCAACTTCACCAAGGAAGATTATATCTCTATGATTCAGCCATATTTTATCAAGCTACACAAGCTATATCCTGATTATGTTCAGCAGGTTGTAGCCGATAATCTGGGCGAAGGTCGTAAGGTATCTACCGCTACTGATGATGAGATTCAAGAACTGGCGAACATCTATTCTGATTTCACATCTTTCTGTTGTGACCGAGGAATTGTTGTAGAAGATTAAAAATTTTTCTTGACAAACCAATAAATATGTGATACAATTAGACCGTGGTTAGAAATAACTGCGGTCTTTGTATTGGAGGTGAACAAATGACTTGTGACGTATGTGGGGCAGACATCCCCAGAGGTCAGCGATATAATGGTAAGCGTTATAAAACGAACCATTTTTGCAGTCAAGATTGCTATGACGCATACTTACTTGCCAAGGCAGAAGAACGTCAAATTCAAGACGAAACCAAAGCAAGAGCGCGTGAAGGAAAAGCACGACAAAAGCGTGAAGAAAAGCAACGCCAAAAAGATATGCGAGATAATGGTGATGGCGAATATCGCAAGTTCTTGGATTTGCTTAACGTAACATATCCAGAAGATTGCCGTAACTTCCCATTGTGGCAACGCCAAGCCAGCAACTATATGGAGAAATTTGGTCTTGACTATTCTCAGCTTCGTGGTATAATAGTATATGCACTGATGTATGATAATCACCAGTTCGACCCGAAGATTAGCTTAACACAGTTTTTTCCTCGATATATTGAGCCGTTTTATCAGTTCATGGAAAAGCTAAAGGCAAATAAGACGTTTGTTCTACCCGAAGAAGAAACTGTAGAAATCGAGCGAGATGGAAACCGAACTAACTACAATGTGAAGGCAGTTGATTTTTAATGACAGAAATGGCAAAATGGTTTATTTTAATCATTGCTATTGCTTTTTTGATAGCAGTAAATGACAAAGCAGATTGGGGTTGATTCCGATGGAACTTTATGATGTAAACCTTGCATCACTGATGCTTGGCAGTTTAATGAAACGACCACAGTTGCTATCATTACCAGAATATCCATTGGATAAAGCCACATTTGCTCCTTCAAACTTTCATCAAGTTATCTTTGTATGTATTGCAAAGCTGGCAAGAAGTGGTGTAGGCGAAGTTACAGAAGTTGAAATTGAATCTGTGCTTCAGAATCATGTTCCACAAATGGAAGTTTGCCGAGATAACAATTACCTTGACTTTATTTACACAGTAAAGGAATTGGCGAACCCAGATAACTACGAATATTATTATTCTGTTATCCGCAAGTTTGCTCTGTTAAGAGAACTTGACGAGCAAGGTGTGGATATTAAAGAATTTTATGATACGCTTGGCAATGAATCCGATGAACGCGCAAAGCTGGAAAAGCTGACTATTGAGCAGATTCTTAATGCTGTTGAGTATAAGGCGAACAGCCTAAGAACAAAGTACGATAGTAAGTATGTGCGTGAAGAAATGACGGTAGGCGAAGATATTGAAGGATTGCTTGCTGAATTTGACGAGAAGCCGTCTTATGGCGCGTTCTTGTATTCACCTTATCAAACAGAATTAGCGCATGGATTTAACCGTGGACACTTGTTTATGCGGTCTTGCCCGAGTTCCGTGGGTAAAACTCGTATGGCTGTAGCTGATATTTGTGGTCTTTGTGTAGACCAATATTGGGACGATGAAGCGCAAGATTTTATCCCCAATCCCAATTATCAAGGCGCAGGATTCTTTATCCATACTGAGTTGGCACAGCGTACAGAGATGCAACCTATGTTTCTTGCTTGCATAGCCAATGTGCCATCAAATACAATTACTATGGGTAACTGTACTGACGAAGAACGCAAGCGAGTTATCAAAGCCGCAGAGATTATTAAGAACTGCAACCTTAGATTGATTGATATGCCTGATTTTACTTCAGCTAATATCGACCGTAAGATTAAGGAATGTGTAGAAGGCTATGGCGCAGTGTACGGCTGTTTCGACTATATGATGCTTAACAGCGCATTGTCTATGGAGTATCGTGCCAATACAGGCGTACAAGCGCGTGAAGATATGGCTTTAAGAGGACTGGCAACAGACCTTAAAGCATATGCAGAGAAGTATAATGTTGGCTTGCTTACAATGACGCAGACCAACGGTAATGAGAAGCAATTAGACTTCCCTGACGAAAGCTGTATTTCTTCCTCTAAGGCTTCACGAACCAAGGTTGACTTTGGCTGTGTTGTATTAGCCGCTAAAGACAGACCGAAAGAAATGAAGCTGGTAGAGCCGTTTATTAAGCACCAAAGAGAAAAGGGGCTAAATAACACGCTTGTTCCTAACCGTATTACATATATTCACAAGTCACGATTTGGCGAATATCAAGACCGTAAACTCAAAATATTCCATTATTTTGACATGGGTACTATGCGTAATACTGATTTTTTTGTATGCGATTCTTACAATAAATTTGTATCAATTCCAAAACCTAAGTTAAAGTGAGGATTTTCCTCATAATATAATTAAAGGAGGACATTTTTATGTTCAATTTACCAAACCTCCGTTTCACTTGGGGGGGGCTTACACGGTGATGTAAGCTGTAATCTGTCAACCTTGGCGCGAGTTGGGGGGGGCAGATTAAATGAACGCAAAAGTAATGAAGGAATTTGTGGAGCAGGAAAACGGGCTGACGGCAGAGTATCTCGAAGAAGAAGTCCATCAACAAGAAGTCACGCTTTCTTTTTCCCAAGCGCCGAGTTTTGTAAGCCTAACACTTTGGAGTCCTCAAAGGTACACTTCAAACGCAGCATACAGCGTGAATATAGCATGGTTTCCAGACAATTGCTATGTGTATTACGCTTTGGAAGGTTCACAAACCAATTCATTTTATGTAACATTTTCTGGGAAAAATATAGAATTATCTTCAGTCAGTGCAAGCAAGGTTTTTGCAGTAGGCTTCTTCTAACCGCCAGAAATGAGGTGATTGCATGAATGCAATTATCGCGCAATCGCCTGTTCTGTCTGATGTTTCTTTTGTGGCTGAAGAATATTATGATTTGTCTGAAGTAACTTCAAGTCGTTATACCACTTCTATTATGCAAGAAGAAAACCATAAAGAAAAATATATAATAATTTATGGAATTTATGATAGTAGTGTTATGTTACAACTTAGCACACTGCAATCTTCAAATTATACCACAATTCGTTTTTACAGTGATAATTGGGGAGGTATAGCAGAAATTTATGTAGGCACACAATATTATATAAATGCTAATTTTGTACAAATCAATGCCAATATACAAATAAATAGTATACTTTCCAAAATCGCAGTTGGAACTTTACAATAAAATTTCATAATTCCTTATTGACAAAACGCTGTTCCTGTGATACAATAATCACAAAGGAACAGCGTTTCCTATTATATTAAGGAGGTCTAATTATGAAAATCGCACTAAGAGTTCTATCATTAGCTGGCTTCATTGCCACACTGTTAGAAGCAATCATGAAGTTTCAACTAAACCAAATTCTACTTGGTGCTCTATGGGGTATTGCAACGTGTGGCTGGGGATATGTAACTTGGTTTAATTGGAGAAAGGAGCAGTAATATGAACGTTCGTTATGAGAATTATTGTAGTGTAGCTACGCCACGCGGTATCGGCAAGGTTGTTGATATTGATTACATGAGTTCGCCTGTTATTAAGTATACCATTGCATATGATAATGGCGAAACTCGTGTTTACACTGAACAGCAGATTCACCTTATCATGCCACCCGAAGTTCTGGATAGAAACGGCAAGCTACTGGCAAGTGAAAGCGTAACTGCCGCAAACGGTAGTATTCACTTCTTGTACACTTACGAATACAATCACCAGATTTGGTTCTATTCTTATTTTATTGATGGACATGGTGTAAAGCATATCAAGCAACTTTGCATGATTAAGGATTTAGGAGAAAACGAATAATGTGGTTTTTTGTTTTAATTTATCTGCTTATAGGCTGTATTAGAACAGCGTACCAATTGGCTGATATGGCAATGCAAACAGAAAGTTTGTCTGTTAATATTTCTTCCATAGAAATGGGCTTCAGCGTTATTTTCTGGGGCGTTAACATTGTAGTTATGGTTCTTGCTGATTTGTTTATTGAACTGAATACATGGGGTGATAATGAATGATTTATCTTGATAGTGCGGCTACCACTTTCCCTAAGTACACGTCTTATAGTTGTACTTGGTTGAACGCTAACACGCCTTATGGTGCTGAGAGCCGTGAAGCACTATTTAATGCAGAAAACAGCGTAAAGCATTCGCTTGGCGTAAGTTCTGGCAAGGTTGTGTTTGGCGGTACAGCAAGCAAGATGTTTGACTATTTGTTTAACAAAATCAGTGAAGCATGGGTTGAAGCCTTTGACGATGACGATGTTCCAGACAAGAATTATCGTATGATGAGTTCACCCTATGAGCATGAATGTATTGCCAGCAATCCAGTGTTTGCTTATAATATTGAAGAACTATGCGATAAAAAAGTGGTAAAAGACTGCTGTCTTAATAGGACACCTATTACATTTTGTCAGCTTGTTTCCAATATCACTGGTGAAGTTTTCCCTGTTGTTGACATTGGCACTGTGACGCGAGAACTTAACGGCTTTTTTGTGTGTGACATGACCGCAAGCATTGGCAAGTATGATATTCCAGAGCACCTTGAAGATTTCTGTGATTGCGTTATTGCCAGTGCTCATAAATTCCACGGTGAAAAGGGTCAAGGCTTTATTTGGGTAAGCGACCGATTTAATGAATGGCTGAATGGTATTGATTATATCGGTACACCTGACGTTGACAGTGCAACAAGTACAGCTTATGCGCTTATGCGTAGTGTAGTGCATTATAATCATCGCTGTACAGAAGAATGGGATAATGCTGTTAGAAATGCGCTGTTTGAGCAAGGCGTTAAGTACAGTACAATGGCTCTATCTGGCGCAGAAGATTACATCACTGATATTGTGTGCCTTCGTATCAATGGTGTGTACGCTGACGCATTGCAGGTTTTCCTCGCAAGTAAGAAGATTTACATTGGCGTAGGGCACAGTTCATGTGAAGATGGTAAGGAGCGTTATCGCGTACTAATGCACGCTGGTTATTCCGAAAAAGAAGCAAGCGAATGTATTCGGCTAAGTTTTGACGGCGGTGTTACTCCCACCACACAAGCCGAAATTGATGAATTTGCCAAGGCAGTAAAGGAATTTATTGTAACTTATGGCATTTCACAAGAAGAGCAGGAGGATGAAAATGAAGGTAATTAAGCACGGTGATACTAAGAGTACCGCACGCGAAATTGTAACAAAGCGTGTAACTTGCCCTATTTGTGGTTGTGAATTTGAGTACGATAGTGATGACGTACAGCGCGATATTCACAATAACGCATATGTGATTTGCCCTGAATGTAATGGTTTTTGTGCAGAAACATTCTCACTAAGCAACCCACCGCGTTTTCCAGAAGATTTTTATGATTTTAATGGCGGTGTTCAGCAGAGTGACCAAGAGATTAACGATTGGATTCGTGAAGCCATTGATTATTTCCTTGCTCACCCAGATGAATCGCTAAAGTTTGTCGCTTGTGGCAATTCTATTTTGTTTGCGCTTAACGCGGACGATGGGGTTCATCTTTATGTAGCTAAAGGATATTATGTAGCAGATATTGAGTAAGTAAAGGACGGGCTGGAAATGGCTAAGATAAATACTAAGGCTCTGAAAGCCCGATTAACTATTGATGACCACAAGAAGATAATGAAGTCGTTGGGTATTCCTATCTTTATGGAACGCCCAAATGAAATTATTTATTTTACTGGCGATAAGAATGTTAATGCTTTAGATGGTTCAGCAAAATTACTATTTTATCCAGACACAAGCGTTTACCTTGGTCTAACCGCTGGGCGTTCATACGACATTATCTCACTAACACAAACACGATTATCTCTACTAAAGCAACCTTGCTCTTTCATAGACGCGGTAAATTACATTCTTGATGTTACTGGTATTGAATCTTCTCAAGTTCAGCGTGTAGCCAACCCCAATATTACGGATTGGTCTGGACTTGAGAAGTTCATTACAGTACGAAATGGCGGTAGCTTATTGCCGACTTATGACGCATCTATTCTTGACACTATACCCAATATGCCGTGTCAAGCATGGGTAAATGAAGGTATAAGCGAAGAAACGCAAGCCTTGTTTCGTATCGGTTGGTATGGGCGAGAATGGGGAACGACCATTCCTGTGTTTAATGAAAATTATGACTTGGTAGGGATTCGCTGTAGGTATTGGGGTGAAAATGCAATAAATGGTAAATATCGACCTTTGCAACTGTTGGATGGCACTATCTATAAGTTCCCTACTAATGCAGTTCTATACGGATTGGCGCAGAATCAATATGAAATAGAGCGTACTGGTACTGTAATGATTGCCGAAAGCGAGAAAGCGGTGCTCAAATTGCATAGTTTTCTTGGCTCACAATCAACGGCAGTCGCTATGTTTGGCTCACAGCTTGGCTTACAGCGCAGGAATCAACTGCTGAAGTTGGGCGTTAACCATGTTGTCCTTATTGTAGATAATGATGCTACTGGCGGTACAGACGCAGAGTTTGAGCAATGGAACAACAAGATTATGAAGCAAGCTGAACTATGGTCTGGTCTTGCACAAGTTGATGTTGTGTGGGATAGCTTGGGTCTACTTGAGCGTAAAGAAAATGCAGTAGACCGCGACTTTCAGACATGGCAAAAGCTGTATGAAGCGCGGACGATTGATATTCTGAATAATTAACAAATTATTTACAATTTACCCCTTGACAAGTGTATAAGGATGTGGTATAATGCTAATATCAAAGGCGAGAGATTCGCCTAAATTTATAGAAAAGGAAGTGACAAAGTATGGGTTTTGGCGGTATACTGGGACAGGGTATTTCCACCCCAGTTTCAATCCCCGATGGCGGTACTGGCGCTACTACGGCGCTGGGAGCACGAACCAACCTTGAAGTTGGCAAAACAGTGTTCGGTACTGCAACCTTTACGAAAGCTGGCTGGACACTACAGGGCGGCGTTTACAAGCAGACACAGACTATTCAAGGTCTTGCTGAAACAATGCGCTATCAGCCAATCATTTATCTTCTACCATCTTCTGACTCGGCAACAGCGGCAAATGAAAAAGCTGCGTTCGCTCTGCTTGCAGACTATGGTCAGACAGGTAATAACACACTAACTCTTACTACAAGCGGTAATTCTGCTCCACAATCAGGGTTTGTTGTTCAAGTTGTAGGTGAGGTGCAGTAATGAAACTACTAACTAATGGCAAGACATATAACAATGTTACTGGTATGCTGAACGATAAGGTATGTACTATGTATCTTAACGGCAATCACGATATTGAACTTGGCGATGAACTAATGTTCACTTCTGATGATGGCAAGCTACTGGTAGCATACGAAAAGGCTGATTACAAGGTATGGAAGTGTACTGGTAATGCTGTTCATATCAATGTAGACGAAGAAGTTAAGCCGACACCATACGAGCCGACCATTGAAGAAGTTCGTGCAGAAGCTATTAAGTCACTCAATGATACTACTGAGCAGACTATTTACGCTGGCGTTGACGTTAAGACTTCTTACGGCGATGAACATTTCAGCCTAACAGCAAACGACCAAGCCAACATTGGCAACATCTTCAATGCAGTTGTTATGGGCGTTGAGGAATTTCCTTATCACGCTGACGGCAAGGAATGTGTGATTTATCCAAAGGCTGATATTGTTAGTTTGTATGTAGCAATGCAAACGCTCATTACTAAACTGACCACACATTGCAATCTTTTGCGGCAGTTTGCTAATAGCTGTGAGGATAAGGAAACTGTTAAAGCGATTACCCTTGCAACTGAACTAACTGGTAAGTTAGCAGAGCAAGAAGTTAAGGTATTGGCTTCTGCAAAGGCTCAGATGGACGCTATGCTTGCTAAGTTGGCTTAAAGCTATGAAGCATAAACTAAATTCAATACTTGTTCATGCGCTATTTGGTGTGATGGGTGGCGGGATTTACTTCGCCATCGAAACCATTTGGAAGGGTAAACCAACCAACTGGACTATGGCAGTTCTCGGCGGCTTATGTTTCGTCATTGTAGGATTGCTAAATGAAGGAAAACACCAATACAAGCAATGGCAACAAGTAGTAATTGGAACTGTGGTTATCACGGTTCTTGAAGGATTGACTGGTGTAGTGCTGAATAATATCTTACACATGGGTGTGTGGGACTACAGCCACTTACCATTTACCTTCTTTTTTGGACAGTGCAATCTATTCTTCTGCTTTGCATGGGCGTTACTATCGTTCATTGCAATTCATTTAGAAGATAAGATGCATGAAATTGTAGACAATATGTAAGGAGAAATACATATGATTAAGACTAAAACTCCCCGTCACTGGGGGGGGCATACGCCAAGTAAGCCCACCGATGATTACCTCTCGGTTGAGCAACAAGAGAGGTGGGCGTACTAATGGATGGAAAGATTATTCAAGAAGTAGAAAAATCCATGAGCGGGTTAAAAGTATTGCAAGCAAAATCCATTACCAGAGGGCTAACTTTTGGCTTCGATGTAACACCTTTATTTTGCACAATAAGTGTAGACAACATAAGTGCGTTGATAGGTGCAATGATTTATTTACCTTTACTTTCGGCAGACAAATTATATTTAATAGACCAAAGTGTTACTTCAGCAAGAGTGCAGATAGTTCGTTATTCTGTTGGCACTGTTCGGATAGAATACAACAACGTAAGCGACCCCTTATTGGTGACATTCTTAGGCTGACCCTCAAGGGGGTGGCTTGATGAATGGTATCGTGAATCCTGTACTTGTAAATCAAAACAAGTGTTTTTCATTTGAAGGTAGTTATTCAAGTAACATTCATGAAGTATCACTTCCTATTTTTGATTTTCAATCATTGCCAATAGACGCACAAGCGATGGCAGTAGTGGTTATTCCAAATCCGTCATCTATGTTAATTAGAGCGCAATTTGTTCAAATGATTCCACTCAACTCAACTTCGGGGTTTTCATATAGACTTTATGAATATGATGGTGACAACCCAACTTATGTGCGATATTCTTCTATAGACATAGAAAATTTGAACTATGATTATTCAAACAATAAAATAACTTTTCATTTGAATAATCAAAGTGGCAAAATAAAAAACGTTCATTATTATGTGTTTGGATAAATCAATCTAACCACCCATCTAATGTTGCTCAAAATTAAACAAAGGAGAACAAAATTATGAACCTTCGCTTTAACTTGGGGGGGGCGTTCTTCTGACCTTCTAATGGTCATTAACGCCTTTCCTTTGAGCAACAGGATTGGCAACCTCCTATACGCAAGTAAGGGGGTCATGTGATGAATGGGATTGTGAATAAGCTGGCTGAACTGGCTGACATAAGTATCAATGTTGATGATATTATCACCGCAGAAGCTACCAGTGAACAATTTCAGATACTATATTGGTACGAAGAATCGCACAATAGTTGCAAGCTTTTGCTTATTGGTTGTGACAATGCGTGGTACTATGCTTCACCGTGTCTATCTATATATGAGTATAAGGCTGATGTTATAGGTGGCAGTACAAGCAATCATGTTTTATTAAGTTCTAAAATATATAAAACGGGTACTACAAATGGAACAAGCGATATTTATTATTGTGATTTTAACATTATCAATACTGGTATAATATGCCGATTGTTCAAAAATAATGTCCAAGATGGTACTCGCTTCTATTTAGCGCTTGCCTTAAAATCCTAATCACATCACACACGTTGCTCAATTAAACAACAAGGAGTGATACCATGCGTATCAAGTTTTCTCTGAGTGAACTTATGCTTCACTTGGGGGGGGGCAATAACTCCCTAACAACTGAATATTTGAGCAATGTGAGTCACCGAAAGCAGGTGACTGTATGAATGGGATTGTTAATAAGCCATTTACTGCTAATGCTTTGACATTCATGAGTAAAAAATCATATAAAGACGATGCGTTAAATACGTTCCATATTAACTTTCTTGTAGACAGAATTGCGCCATATGTTAAAATCGTTGATTTATATGGACAAATTAGCATTTTTAAGTATGAAACTTTAAGAGGTACTAATTATTTTACTTTTAGAAATAGTTCAGGCGACTACTCTCCTTCGTTTAGCATAGATTATACTAATACTGAAGGAATAGAATATGTTGGTTTTGGTTTTAACAATAATAATTTGTCTTTGTATATTTCCTCGGTGGATTTTGGGTTGTTAGAATAACCCTCTACTCATTGCTCAAATATAACTACACAAAAAGGAGAACATTATGTTTAACATTCAGTCAACCCTGACTTCGGTTGGGGGGGGCAATGCGTTAGCATTCTCCTAAAATTTAATATGAGCAATGAGATGGCTGGCATGAAGGGAAGTGTCGGCTGATGGATGGGATTGTAACAGGTAAGGGTGTAGAAGGAACAATTCATTTTAAGAGTGCTATTCATCAAGATGTAGCAGAAGGTAGCTCAGTTGTAAAAATTGCAACAACAGATGCGAGTTTATATTTTAAGTTGATGATGACCGACAACAGCGTAATGATTGGTAAAGTGAGTGTTTTTAAGGAAGTAATAGAGTTCTCGTATGGTGCCTTTGGCGAAAATAGTCCTGCGGTGTGGTTCTATTTCGGGGAGGGGCATTTCAAGGTTGAAAACTATTATAATAATTCAATTTCACCCTATTTTAAGTATCTTGAATTAGGCACTTTGTCTTGACTTTTTATCCTTCATCTCCTTCTCATTGCTCAGAAAGGAATTTGAGCAATATGTATAATATGCAAACCTCAATGAGACTTGGGGGGGGCAGAGTAGATGAACGGAAAGATTATGGGAGAGCCTTTACAAGTGCAAGGCTTAACTGCGGAATACAAAGAAGCAGAAGCCTACAACGAAGAAATAAAATTTACTTTCTCTCACGTCCCGAAATTTGTTTCTTTAAGTATGTATTATTCTGCCAGTGGATACAATTACGGATATTCAGTAAGCATTTATTATTCCGAACAAACAACAACTTACCATTATGCCGACTCCAACTCAGAAAACGATTATATAGATGTAACATTCGCTGGCAAAACAATGACCATAGACCATTTACAAGGGAAAGACTCGGCTTATGCAGTAGCGTTCTATTAAATAGAAACGAGGTGATTGCATGAATAGTATCGTCAATCACCTTGGAAGTAAAGGAATTGATACTGGCATTGCGGAGTTGGGCGTATATGAAGGAACTTTTGAATTAGCAATAAACAATACTTTCATAAATGGTACGTCTGCTTCACTTCAATTATTAGGAATAGACACTGCTGTGGGCTTACAGTGGGTAAGCGGTACAGTAGATGTAGAACCACCGGGTTATTATACTACTGACGATAATTCTCTATATCTCAATTCTAAAGAAGTTGGATTTGGTATACAAATTTATTCTCGCACTCCGCTTACTCGAACATATAATTTTACAATTAAATATAAAATTATATATGTTAAAAAGCAAGGAGAAATCGCAAAAGATTATTTTGCTTCTTCGACTGCAAAAATAATTATTGGTTATCCTACAGAATGGATAAAAGTCGCATAACAAAAAGAAAGGAAGAAAAAATTATGTACAACTACAAACTACAACATCGACACATTGCAAAACTTGAAGGAGATATTGGGGTTCAACTTGATAAGTGGGATAACGCTCACAACATCGAGCATGACGACCTCGCTCGTGCTGTTTACATTCAGTGGCGTGCTGAAAAGACTGGTGTACCAGAACTTCTAAGCATTCCTTATCGTAAGCTACTGGAAGAAAACGGTCTGCTTCATAAGTAATTATCAAGGGGAGAGTTCGTCTCTCCCCTTTCTCTAAAGGAAGTGATATAATGGCAGAAAAACCTTATTTTCAATTTAAGCAATGTAATGAATCTAATTTCATGTATGGTCGAACTAAGAATGGCGTAAAGCATAAGATTCAATGGATTGTTATTCACTTTACTGCTGGCAAGGGCGATACTGCAAAGAACAATGCAGATTATTTTGCTCGTTGCGGTGGGCTTAATGCAAGCGCACATTTCTTTGTTGACGAGAATGAAATTTGGCAGACTGTAAACCTTGCTAACACAGCATGGCATTGTGGTAGTGAAACAGGCTATTATTACAATAGCTGTCGCAACGTTAATTCCATTGGTATTGAAATGTGTAGCGACTGGAAGAACGGTGAATATGTAATTACTATGGAAACCCAGAAGCGCACTGTAAAGCTGGTACAGTGGCTAATGGAACAGTATGGTATTGATATTAACCATGTGTGTATGCACTATCATGTTACGCATAAGTATTGTTTACCTTTGGATTCAACCGAACTTCTAACACGAGAAGGTTGGAAGGCTCTTGGAGATATTAAGGTTGGAGAAGAAGTTATGCAGTATGACACTAATACTGATAGACTATCTTTTGGCGCTGTTAGTAGCGTGGTTGAGCCTTACGAAGCTGAAGTTCTAAAGAACCATAATTTTGAAGCTACTGCTAATCACCGTATGTGGGCGCGTTTTTATCACGCTAACGAGAGATGGGAAGAAAAATCTTATCAAGAGATTCTTGACAAAGGCAGAACAACCATGATAAAAACCAACGGTTTTTATGAAAATAAAGGTCTACCTCTTTCAGACAATGAAATTCGTTTTTTAGTATGGCTTCAAGGTGATGGTCATTATAGAAGATGGAAACCTTCTAATTCAATTTATGGTATCGAGTTCCATTTTAAAAGACAAAGAAAAATTGATAGATTACTGTCTTTGTTAAATGAAATGGAAATTGTTCCTCAGATTTCTTATAAAAATGATGGAAGTACTCTAATTTATGTAAAATTTGACAAAATTACTTATGATTGGTGTTGCAAATGGTTATCTGATAAACAATTTACCTATGATTGGATTGAAATGACACAAAATCAATTTGAAGTTTTTTGGGAAGAATTGTTACAAGTTGATGGATGCGTAGCAAAAAATAATTATTGCTCCGTTATTGAAAAAAATTTAGACGTTGTTCAAGCTATTTGTGCTACGCATGGAATGAGGGCAAAAAAGGCTCTTCATGCTAAAAATCATTATAAAAAATATCATTATGATAGTGTAGATATTGCCACTTGTAATTATACAATAGGTGATAAACAATATAGTGTTGAAAAAAGAAATGCACGAGTTTCGTGTGTAAGTGTGCCAACAGGATATATTCTTATTCGTCAAAAGGGAAGAACTTTTATTGTTGGTAACTGTCCTGAACCTTTTGTAAAACACTATGAACAATGGACAGAATTTTTACAAATGGTTAGAAAGGTTGATGACATGACTAAGGCAGAAACTACAGCTATTGCTCAGTCCGAAGCAAAGAAGATTGCTAATCAAGTGGCTGGTAAGATTGCTGAACAAGTATACGACAAGTATAATAAGGTATATAATAGTGTTGCTGAAGTTCCAGACTGGGGCAAGGCAACTATTAAGAAGTTGGTAGACAAGGGCTATCTCAAGGGCAATGGCAAGGGTCTTGACTTGAGTGAAGATTTGCTACGAGTTCTTGTTATTAACGATAGAGCGGGTATGTATGGGGAGGAATAAAGTATGAATCTAAAAGTGAGAATTAAGAACCCGACCTTTTGGGTACAAATCATTATTGGTGCTTTTGCCACTGCACTTGCTTATGCAGGTCTGACAGCGGCAGACCTCACAACTTGGATGGGCGTATGGAACGTGATTAAGGGCACTGTATCAAATCCTTACTGCCTATTCCTTGTTGCATCAAATATTTGGAACGCGCTCAATGACCCTACCACAGCAGGGTTGGGCGATAGCACTAATGCTAAGTCTTATACTGTTCCAAAGAAAGACTAATAAAATTTCATAATTTCTATTGACAACCTCCTTGGTATGTGATACAATGTACTCACAAACAAACCAAGGAGGTTATTTAATATGTTTTTTGGTAAAGTGTTGAAGCACGAAGGTGAGCCACTGGTGTATGTCGGCATGATTGACGGAACAGAATCATTTATTCCTGTTGACAATTTCATTCTGTTTGCGAGTGAGATGCTTAAAGAAGCGTCACTGTTCCGCCGTGAGAAGGACACAAGCAAAAAGTTTCGTGAACATAGTAGTGAATCTCGCTTCGATTACATTGAGTATGACGAAGAAGATATGATTCTTAAAATTTACACCAAGGACAAGTATTGGTGTCCATTTGAAGATGACGAGTGCGAGTCATGGATTGCGATTAATGATGTAGACCATCCTGTTATGTGTCTCGTTAAGGACTATGTTCACGATAGTTTTCAGGGCTTTTGCAACAAGATGAAGGAGCGTGTAAGATAATGTTTAATGTTGGCGATGAAGTAATGATGATGGAAAAAGAACCTCATGCGTACAATCCAGAGTATTATCCTATGAAGGGTAGTATTGGTGTTGTAGTTAAGTATTCACTCCGTGATGAAAATGCTCTTGTTGATTGGGGTCAAGATTCGGGAGTAGACCCTAATCTTCATGGTGAATATGCTTGGTGGTGTAGCGAGAAGAGATTGGCAAAAGTCAACGCAAATACGCAAGTAAATACACAAAAGGAAGTTTGTAATATGAGCAAGTTTAAGGTTGGCGATAAGGTTGTTTTCACTAATTCACAAAAGCATGAAACGATAAGTCGATTCTATCCCGCAGTTGGCACTGTTGGTACTGTAAAAACGATTGGCACGGGAGCGCTTGGCGAGAATACCCTATTAGTTGATTGGGGAGATGCCACAATGTCATGGTGGTGCAGTGAGGACGATGTTAAGCCGTCGTTCACTTGCGAAGAATATGATTACACCGATGACGAAGTATGGGAAATGCTGAAGCCAAAACTAAACCAGTTTGTTCCAATCCGTGTTGGAGATATTGATATGTATTCTTCTGTTGTCAAGAAGATGGTTGTCGCCGCATATCGCTCTGGTTATGGTCGTGCTACCAAGGGTCGTAGCTTTATGATTAAGCCGAAGGTAAGCAAGAAGCCGAGCAAAAAGTCGATTGATGATGTGCTTGGCGGTAAGACGATTGTCACTTTCTACAAGGATGACAATAGCTATAATGTAGCTAATTTCGCCTATTCTCGTGAAAACGGTAGAAAGACAGAAATTTATGCTGATATTGCTTACAGTTCCGCAGGTGATTCATGGTCTTTTGGATTTGACGTTCTCAATAACCCAGATTGTGAAATGTATGTAGCTATTCCGTTTAACGAAGCGGTAGAGCAGTTTGACAGTAAGTCTATTAAGGCACTATATTGTGGAAACAAGCCAGTGGGTCTGTGCCATATTAAACAGTGGGCGATTGGTGAGTATAATAAAATGACGCACTTTGGTAATCAAACGTGTGTGTCTCTGACGTTCAAGCCCGAATGGGGTATGCCAGAGTGCTATCCAGCAATTCACAGCCCCGACTTCAAGGCTCTTGTCCCAATTTGTGATTATCTCAAACACGAAGGTGTGAACGTATGAAGGTACGCCCACTCTTAAATAAAGTCACAGGAGATTTCATTCGTGAATATCTGGTAGCTTGTGGCGTGAAGGCAGATGAGGTCGAGCGTTATATCGACCTCTCTGGCAATGGCGATGTGGCTTATTGCTATGATTACGCTGGCGATTATCCTAACATTGATGATGCTTGTGCTGAGATTAAGACAGCGGTTGAAAAGGGCGAAAAAGTTGCGATTTGCGTTGACAGCGATACTGACGGCAATCTTTCAAGCGCAATCATGTACAAATTTCTAAAAGAGTATCTTGACGTTCCTCAAGACAAAATTCAAGTTCTATTCCATACCGCGAAGCAACATGGCTTGAGAGCACCAGAAGAAAATATGGTACAACAAGTCATTGATTCTGGTGCAAAGCTACTAATCATTCCTGACGCTGGCAGTTCCGACAATGAACCTTGTATGACGCTGAAGGAAAATGGCGTGCAGACCATCGTATGTGACCACCATGAAACCACGCCCACAAGCAATAACTATGCCACAGTGGTCAATCATCATCTTGGTAATGGACTAAATACAGCTTTGTCAGGTACAGGTGTTACCTTTAAGCTGATTGAGCGATATGGCGAACTTTATTTAGACCCAATTACCGAGATTAGAAATTATCAAGAATATACCCCTTTTATCGCCGTTAGTCTAATTAGCGATGTATGTGATATGACAAGTCTTGAAAACCGAACATATTTTATAGACGGAATTAAGAATCTTGCCTACGCGCCAGAACTAAATGAACTTGTGCAGACGTTAAATTACAAGGGTGAAACAGACCCACACGGCTTTTCCTTTGGTTGTATTCCACCAATCAACGCTCTATGTCGCAGTAATGACCAAGAAGGCAAGCGGATTTTCTTTGAGTCGCTTGTTGGCAAATGTGATATGGCAGGTGGTATTGCCGTTCTTCGCAAGGCTGTAAACGAACAACGCAAAACTGTAGACGAGATTATGTCTACAATTACAGAAGATATGGATAACGAGCATAAAGCCGCTGTTGGATTTATCGAGAATGAGCAAGCTAACTATACTGGACTGGTAGCGAATAAGATGTTATCACTTGTGAATAAGCCGTCTTTCATCCTGCGTCCAGTCAATCCAACACAATACTCTGGTAGTATGCGCTCACCTTTCCCCATTGCAAGTATCATCAATGAATCACGACTTGCCAAGGCTGAAGGTCACGAGTGTGCTTCTGGCTTAATCATGCCTAAAGCCAATCTAAAAAAACTTCTAAAATATCTTGATTCGCACTTGACAAATGATGTAATTTGTGATACAATAGATGTTACAGCAAGGTTGACTCCACAGCAAATCAATCTTCCACTCTGTATGAACTGTGAAGAATACAAAGATATGTGGGGTAGCGCAGGTAGCGGTGTTGTTGAACCTACGTTTTATGTCAAGTTTACTTGCTATCAAAACTGGGTTCGTTTATTCAGAAAGAAAACAACAACAGGTAAAATCAGTGCTTACGGCGTAGATTTTATCAAGTTTAGATTAAGCGAAGAACAATCCGCTGAATGGGAAAAGTATGACAAATTCACGTTTGAAGCAATAGTAACCCTTTGCACAAACGAATGGAACGGTCGCTACTATCCTCAAGCTATGATTCAACAGTACGAGATTGCGCCTAAGAGCAAGGTTAAGTCGCTTGCTGACGATGACGATTGGAGAGATTTGTTTTGAATGAATATATGTCTTTTCAGACTGTGCGTGTAAATGAATACACACAGCTTGATATTATCCCTTTTGACAGCATTCAAGAAGTAAGGTTCTGTAAGTTGGCAGAGCCGACAGAGATGCTTGAGCATTACTATAATCGTGCCGAGAACAAGCCGAACATCATGGTAAATGGCGGTTTGTTTGATATGAAAACAGGGCACAATGTCATGTCGTTCGTGTCTATGTACACTGAGCAAAACTATAAGAACGGCTTTGTAGGCATGGGTACTACTTGCTATAAGGCGCAGACGCTACAGTATGGCAAGGATAACGAAAAGGAATGGCGCGACTTTATGACCGCTTATCCTATGCTGGTTATTGACGGCAAGGCAAACAAGGAATATGGCAATGCTAAGACACTGAATTACAGAACGGCTCGTACCGCTATTGGCATTACTGAGACTGGTAATGTTCTTGTGCTGACCGTAGATAAGCCCGGTATGACTTTTGAGCAAATGACTGCAATTTTTCTACAATATCATGCAGTTTATGCTATGAACCTTGATGGCGGTGGTAGCGTAAGAAAGCTACACAACGGCAAGGTTGTAAACAATCCTTCTGAGAATCGCAAGGTTGATAGCGCATTTTGCGTTTACCTAAAGAAAGACCCTTTGGCGATGTACGAAGATAAGGATAATGTTGACGATTGGGCGCGTGACGCTGTTGAAATCGTAACAAAGTATGGCGTTATGCAGGGCGATAATCACGGTAAGTTCAATCCTACTAAGCAAGTAACAAGGCAAGAACTTGCTGTTGCTCTAAGCAACATGGTTACTAAGATTCAAACCTCTGCTTTTATGTGAGGTTAATATATTTTATAAAGGAGGATTTGGTCTATGAAGAACCAAACCATTGTTTCACTGGGGGGGGGCTTACGTTGAGCGCGTAAGCAATCCTCCTGACGCTCACAACTTACAAACTTCTCGTTCAGTTGGGGGGGCGTAAGTAATGGATGCAAAAGTAATGAAGGAAATGTTGGAAGGTACAGCACTTCAAGTAACAACAGTCGAAATAGGGGAATTAGAGCAGGGTATCAACAAAGTGATTCCTCTCAACGCTCCTGTGAAAATGATTGTGGTAAGCGGAAGTTTGTATCCTTCTTTATCAACAGAATACGTTGCAGAAACCTTTGTGCAATCAGGCTATTTTTATACTCAAAACGCAAATCGGATGGTTGTCAGCATAACAGAACACGATATTACTTTGAATTGTCTCACAAATTGGTATGGAATCCAAGTGCTATTATTCCACTAAACTCCGAAAGCGGGGTGGTAGCATGAACGCAAAAGTAATGCTTTCAGATGCTTATACTCCACCCGCTTCTAATGGATTGGGTTGGAATATTATTGGTCAGCGAGAAATCACAAGCACAGGCACTTATTCACATTTTGTTGACTATGATTCTTACGCTTCTGTAATGAATGTTGTTACTGTACCTAAGGGCGTGGCTTTACAATATGTCGCTCTTACTTCAAACTCATATTATTTGTTTATTTACTCGTATCGTGGCAATCATTTGTTTACTGAAGATAATAGTTTTTGTATGACATTTAATAGATGTACACAATGTGTTGGAACGACCTCTTGGAGATGGTGGAACACAGTGATTCAAGGTCTTGCTTATGATGCTCAAGGAAATATTTACAGTGATTCGACTTCAAGGCTTGATTCTTCAGTTAAACTTGACGAAGTATATTTATCCCAATATGATACAGAGCATTTCCCCGCACCAGTAATTCAAACAATCTACGGATTGAGATAAAATTTCATAAAATCCCTTGACAGACAACTTCCTTTGTGGTATCATTGATACATAAACAAAGGAGGTTATTTTTTTATGGTAGGTACAATTATTATGGTTTCGTTAGGTATTTCGCTGTGGACTATTATTTTTGCAGTGCTGTTATATTTAGCTATTACTTCAGAATACGCACTTATTTTTGGATGTGTTTTAATTATGTATTTTGTAACTTCTCTTGTTACTGTGTACTATCTTTTTGGTTAATTTAAGGAGGTTGTTTTTATGAAAGCGAAGTTTAAGATTGGCGATAAAGTAACCAAAGAAGTGTCAGAACGCTCAAAAATTCCGCTGGGAATTGTTACCCAAGTAAGCTATGATGGTCGTGGATATGATTATTTCGTCACAGGAGAAAAGTTTAATCATTGGTGTGATGAAGAGAAATTAAAGCCTTATGTTTTATTACCTAAAGCAGAGTCATGGGACTATATTGAAAAGAACATTAACGATAATGTCCTAAAGAATTTCAGCGCAAAAGAACAAGAAATCATTAAGGATTTGTTGATTGAATCTTTTAGAGCAGGTATGAACTATCATGTTGAACGTGAATAAAGGAGAATAAATATGGAAACTTGGTTTTGTGTTGGCGATAAAGTGCGTATGAAGGACGATGTAGCGCACATTGCTTTTCCTGAGTTCTATCCCGATTGTACAGTAATTGGTAAGGTAGTGACAACGGTGGATAAAAAAATGGTTCTCGTAAATTGGGGTGAAGATAGCGGCACTTCGGATAATCATACATGGCTTGTTGAGAAAAGTTTTATTGTAAAGGCGGAGGAATAAACATGGCAAATGTGATTATTGGAATGATGGCTATGGGCGTTATCTTTGTTTATATGACCATACTTAAAGCGGTAGGACTCAGCCGTGAAGAAGTTGCAGTATGCGTTGTTCCTTTTGCTATTTCATTCTTAGGTATGGTATTTACATTTATTTATTTTAAGGGATAAGGAGATAATCATGGCAAACAGTTATAACGTACTTCCAACTAAGGAAGAATATATGAAGATGATTCGTAAGAATATCGGTATCTTTAACAATCTATCTAAGGGTAAGCAGGGCTTTAAGGATGTAAGCGGTTATTCTTATCTCAAGAGCACTATGCACATTGAAATGATGAAGCGCATTAACGATGCTCAAGCGGTCAATCCTCGTATCGTGTACAATGCTAACCTCATTTCTGTACTGGCTGAACAGCGGCTTATGAGAGCGCTTGAGCAAAAGGGATATAGGGTCGTGTCTGGTGATGTGCCGAATGACCAGTGTAGAATGAGATATATCGAAGTGCTGATTGATTGGGAGTGATAATGATGAATGATGGTATTTTTGTAGAGTTTATTCGTTGGGCTGTTGTTCCAATTCTCTTGCTTGCTTTTGGTCTTAGTTCATATAATGTATGGAAAGATATGAAGTATTGGCTTAGAAAGCACCAAACACCCGTACTGTTCTGGGGAAATTGGATTGAATGGTATATTGTTCTGTTGTGCATGGTTGCATGGGTTATTCTTTGGGTATGTTAATTGTGAGGTGAAATTATAAATGTTTGTTCTTTTTTCTTTCCCTTTATTTGCATTGATTTTTATGACTGTAAATGCAATATGGACAATCCGTGATGAATGGGAGTATTATTGCCGTGATAGAAGTTGGAGTATTATTATCTTTGCTTCTTTATCTATCATCATTCTCTGGATTTTTTATTGGTGTAGTATAATTAAGTGGCTAATTTTATGAACAAGAACGATAAGAAAATGCTGGCTCATGCCTTGTCTATTGCTGAATGCAGTGACTATGGCAGATACCATATGGGATGTGTAGTGGCACAGAAGAACACAGTGCTTAACACAGCGTTCAATACTTGCAAGACACACCCCTTGCAGAAGAAATATAATAGAGAGCGTTTCCCAGAAGATGATAAACCGCATTATCTTCACGCAGAGATACACGCACTCGCCCCACTGCTTAACGAAGAAATTGAATGGTCTAAAGTAACGGTCTACATTGCTCGTAAGAGAAAATGTGATGGTGAGAATGGCATGGCAAGACCGTGTGCTGGGTGTATGAAGATGATTAAGAGTTTAGGTGTTAAAAGAGTAGTTTATACTACTAACTTTGGCACGGCTGAAGAAAGGATTGATTGATATGCTTAGATTAAGTGAATTGCTTGCATTGTCCGAAGATATTCACAATATTGAAATTTACGGGGAAAGTGGACTTTTATTTGACGGTACAAAAGAAAAAATTCTTGAGAGTGTAGACTACCGAGCATTGTTTGCCAACCATTTTGTAGAACGTGTGGGTCTAAATACAGATTGGTGGACTCGACCTATTTTCAAAATTTATATTGACTAAGAAAAGTCTTGACACCGTGCACGCTATGTGATACAATAATCACACAAGGAGAGTGAAAACTATGGAAATCGTAAAAAAGAACATCTATTATATCCCTAATATTTGTAATGATGCAATGAATTACAGTTATATTCGTGGCAATGTTAAACCAATGTGCGTTTACTTAACTGACGAAGGTCTAAAGCGTATTGTGCCTAACATCGAAACTTACATCAATGGTAAGCCTTGGTATGAAATTGGACAAGTATCTTGTAAGGTCAGTGCAAAGGAATTTACCTACAAGTCGCATTGTCCCTATGAGCGCGAAGAGCATTGGGCTTACCCTGAGAGCATGAAAATTGTCATTTATTGGCGTGACGAAGAAGCTGTATATCAGTATCTTGTTAAAGGTTGGCTTGTGCCGATTTCTTATAAGAACGTATTCTATGTTGACCATGACGCTAAAAAAGACGGTAATGGTTATATCCTCACTGAGAAGTTTCAAGCACATGATACTGGATTCTTTGGCAAGAGCCTTGCTGATAGCATTAAATGCTATGAGAACGAGATGTTCTCTACCTATGAAGCGTGTGAAAAGTATATTGCTTATAGGCAGTTTTGCGCTGAACAAAGGTTAGCACTGTCCGATGAAGAATATTCTGTGTGTGAAGCGTGTCAATATTTGAAGTGTAAAGGTTTTAGTGCAATAGATAGAAAGAAGTATCTGGACGCTTTCAAAGAGGTAGATAACATTGCTGATAAGGAATTGTGGGTGCGTGACGGCAAGGTATATGTAGATAGCGAGTGCTGTAATAAGAAAATGCTGATGGACAGACCTAAATATCCAGACAATTATGCTCGTAGCAAGAAAGCGCGAGAAGAATATAACAAGAAGTGTGCTGAAGTAAGACGTTATAATTGGACGTTAACACATAAGCTGTTGGAGGCATAATCAATGAATATTCGTGAAGGCATGGGAATTAAGACTATCGAAGGCGCAAAAGGAACAGTTACCAAGGTTGAGATGCAGAGTCATCACGGTGAAGTTTGGTACGACCTTCGTATTAAGCCAGACGATACTGGCGATAGATTTGGTGATTATATTGGCAAGCGCATTGAATGGCACGGTCTTGAAAAAGATATGTATAAGTATTTTGAGTCTGTTGGTGGCGAAAATCTACAGACGGTTAGTATGAGCGATTTCAAGGCTTTGCAGGAACAAGTCGCTAATTTAACTGAATGTGTTAATTACTTGGAAAGACAAGTAAATGCTTATAACATGGCGCACAGTAAATTTTAAGGAGAATATTATAATGAATCTTAATGATATTCACGTTGGTGATATTGTTGTTACTAAAGAAGGCGTTAGATATAGAATTGTAAATTTTTATTACACTTATAGAAAATTTGGAGAAATTCGGCTTGATTTACAGCCCCTTGATTTTACTGTTAATGTTGCAAATAAAAATGATTCTGAAACTATTTATTCATATACCGATTATGCGTGGGTGGGACAGATTGACAATCTAAACAAAACTTTTGATAAGATTGGAGAGAATACATTGAATCCAGACAAGAGCGCTATGTTGGAGCAGTATGAAAAAGTTGCTCGTAAAGTTAACAGTGCTTTTTGTGCATTGAACGCTTGCGGTGACGAACTCAGAAAACTTAGAAAAATGATGTTAGAACTTCTTGACAAGTAAATAGATATGTGATAGAATGGGAGTAGTGAAAAGCTATTCCCATTTTTGTTTTAAGGAGGGGTTGATATTGGAAGAAATTTGGAAAGACGTTGTAGGTTATGAAGGATTCTATCAAGTGAGCAATCTTGGTAGAGTTAAAAGTTTATTTACAAACAAAATTATGTCTACCTATATTGGAAATAATCAGTATGTAAGTTTAAGATTGGCACGTTGCAATTACGGAAAAACGAAACTTTGTTTGTTGCATCGTATTGTTGCTGAAGCGTTTATCCCTAACCCTGACCATCTTCCACAGGTAGGGCATAAAGACGAAATAAGGACAAACAATCGTGCTGATAATTTGTATTGGACAACCAGCACAGAAAATAACAATACACCACAGCATTGCCATCGTATCGCAAAAGGTCGAAAGAACGTTAAAACAACTCATGTTCAAAAATCCATTGTTTGTGACGGTATAATTTATCATTCACTGCCAGAATTTTGTCAACAACACAACAATATGAATCCACCAACAGTTTGGCGTTGGCTTAACAGGGTTACTAAAATGCCTAAAGAATGGCAAGAAAGAGGACTAAAATATTATGATTAACACATATACTTCACTACACAATCACAGTGAATACAGTTCCGCTGTTCTTCGTTTTGCTGACGCTATTTGCAATATCCCTAAATGTGTAAACTGGTGCTATGAAAATGGTCTGAGAGGTTATGCTATTTCAGACCACCAAACTGTAAGCGGATATGTAGAACTTGAAAAAGCATACAATGCTTTGGACAAACAGCGTCCGTTCCAACATATCTTTGCCAATGAGTTTTATTTGCTGTCAGAAGAAGAAGATAATCTGCGCTTTAGCGAAAACGACCGTCCATACTATTGGCATTATTTGGTAATTGTATTGGATGAGATTGGTCTAAAGCAAATGTATGAATTATCCGCAAGAGCATGGCTTAGAAGCTATACTTACAAAGGTCAGTTGCGCAGACCAAGTTTTTATTCAGACTTTGAAGAAGTCGTAGGTAAAGACAAGGGTCATTTGGCGGTTAGCACAGGATGTATCGGCGGGTTCTTGCCTAAGTGCATTCTTACTGGCGATACGGCTAAAGCCAAAGAATTTATTCAGTGGAATTGGCGAACGTTTGGCAAGGATAATTTCTATCTTGAATGTCAGCCTTGCTGGGAAGATAACGAAGAACAGATTAAGGTCAACAATTCATTGTGGAAGTTGCATGAACAGTTAAACATTCCTATTATTGTTACTACTGATTCTCATTTCATGCGTCCAGAAGATAGAAAGATTCATACAGCTTTTCTAAAGTCTAAAGACGGCGGTGATTCTCGTGAACCTGAGAAGTTCTATCAGACCACCTATCTGTTTACTCCGCAAGAACTTAGAGAACAAATGTATGTAAGTGGCTTTAATGACGAAATGATTGACGTATTATTTGACACGACTAATCAGATTGCTGACAAGGTTCAGCCTATTACCATTAAAAAGACCACTCGTGTACCCGCATTGCCTAAGATTCCAGAATTTGAAATTAAGCATTACTATAAGGACTATTATGATAAATTTCCTTTTGTAAAATATTATGCTACTGAAGGTACGCTTAATGAACGGTACTACTATTATCAAGTAGAAAAAGGACTATACGAATACAATAATATTCATCCAGTGAATATTGAAGAATATCTTGCTCAGATTAACATTGAAATGGAGCAAGTTAAAGGATTGGGTGAAGCATTTGATGGTGAATGTATGGCAGATTATTTTACTGTTGTGCAAAAGGTAGTAGACCTTATTTGGACTGAAGGCGATAGCTATGTTGGCATTGGTCGTGGTTCGGCTGGTTGCTATCTTACTAATAAGTTATTGAACATCACTGGTATTGACCCTATGCTCCCAGAAACGAAAGAATTTTACCCTTGGTGGCGTTTCTGTTCTATTGCTCGTTCGGAAAGCATTTTCGATTGTGATATTGATATTCAAAGTTTTAAGAAAGAGCGAATTATTCAAGCTATTAAAGACTATTTTGGTTGGCGCAGAACTTGTCAATGCGTAACATGGGGCAGGTTGTCTGCAAAGACAGCACTTGAACGTGCCGCAACTGGACTGGGTATCTCTTCTGATACTGTGGGATATATCAAGTCTTTGATTCCTACTGTCCGTGGCTCTATCTATTCTCTTAAAGATTGCTTGTATGGTAATGAAAAGAAGGGCAGAGCACCCGTGCCAGAATTTGTCGCAGAAGTAAAAAAGTATGGCGACTTGCTTGAAACTGCACTTGCTTTTGAAGGTATGATTGTTTCTTCTGGCGTTCACGCTGGCGCACTTAACGTGCTTCAAGGCGATTACACAGAAACAGGTAGTTACATGGTATCTTCTAATGGTGCTGTATGCAGTCAATTTAACTTGCATGACGCTGAATATGCGGGCGACCTCAAGTTCGACCTGTTGTCTATCGACTGTCTACAAACCATTAGAACATGCATGGAACTACTATTAAAGAACGGTAAAATTGAAGATAAGGGTTCGCTCAGAGATACTTACAATTATTACTTGTCTTACGACAAACTTGATAAGACAACAAAAGAAATGTGGGACTTGTTACCTACTATGGCTTCTGCGTTTCAGTATGATTCTAAGGCGGGTAAAGAAGCATTGCGTAAAATCGGCGCTCAGAATCTTACCGAACTTACGCTTGCCAATGGTCTAATGCGTCTTGCTGTTGCTGATGGTGAACAACCTATGGATATGTATGTTCGCTATCGTAAGAATATCAATGAATGGTATCAAGATATGACCAATTATGGCATTCCACAAGAAGAGCAAGAAATCCTTAAAGAACTACTTGGCAACTATTGTGGTCTTATGATTGCTCAAAGTACCATGATGAGCGTGCTAATGGATGAGCGTGTGTGCAACTTCAATCTAAAGGAATCGGATAAGGCGAGGAAGGCGGTTGCAAAGAAAAACGCCGAAGCACTTGCAGAAACCGAAGAAAGATTGTACCGTAAGGGCGCAGAATGTGGTAGAACTAAGGCTTTTCTTGACTATCTATGGAAAGTACAAATTGAAATGTCCAAATCTTACGCCTTCGACTTTAGCCACTCTAACGAGTACAGCACTGAATGTCTGCAAGAACTAAATCTTTACTACAAGTTCCCTAAGATTTATTGGAACGCCGCTGTCGTAATTACCCAAGCTGGCGTAGAAGATGAACGTGATAACGTGGCTAATACTACGGACTACGGTAAGATTGCTGGCTCTGTATATAAGGCTAAAGAAAATGGTATTTCCGTTGCCCCACCACCAGCTAATCATGCAGAAATGTCTTTTGGCGTTGATGAAGCAAATAACACTATTCTTTTCGGTTTAGGTGGCATCTCTTCCATTAACGCAGAAATTGCTCAACAAATTATCACTAACCGCCCCTACTCTTCTTTCCGCGACTTCTATTCACGCAACTCATATCAAGGCACACTTATCACACCATCCAAGTTTATCCAACTAATCAAGGCTGGCTGTTTTGATGAGTTCTGTCCTGACCGTATGCGCGTCATGCAAGCGTACTTCGCTCTTTCTACACCTCGCAAACAAACGCTTACCACTGCTAATTTGGCTGAATTACAACGCATTGGCTGTAAGCTACCCAACACCCTTACCATGCCACTCGCCTTCAAAAAATACGTTTGCTCAAAGCAATTCCTCTATGGCACACACCCCAAGTTCAAGTCAAAGAAAATCTATTGGCTTGACGAACGAGCATTAGTTTTCTTCGATTCAATGTGCCGTAGTCAACTTGAAGAGAACGTAGATTGGTGGTATGATGAGGAAGGCAGAACGCTTGTTGTTGATAAGTCGCTTGAGAAACTATTCAAGAACGTTACTGAAGAACTAAAGGCTTATATTAACCAGCCAGAGTTCCTAAAGATGTATAACGAACAATCTATCAAGGCTCGTATGCGTGATAAGTTGCCTAACATGAACGTCAATCATTGGAGTTTTGAAGCACTATCCTATTATTCTAATGAGCATGAATTGGCTTGCATTGACGCTGATAGATACAATGTTACTACGTTTGATAAGTTGCCTACTGAACCAGTATTTGTTACTAAGAAGTACGGCAAGCGTGAATGGCGACAGTATCAGCTTAGTCGAATTATGGGTACGGTGATAGCAAGAAATGACGCTCATTCAACTATTACTGTGCTTGATTCTAATAACAATGTAGTACAAGCTCGTTTCGACAATCACTCTTATCCATTTTACAAGCAACAGATTAGCGAACAACACGCAGACGGCACAAAAACTGTAATGGACACAAGCTGGTTTACTCGCGGTCAAGGTCTTGTTCTTACTGGTTATCGTAGTGAAGATACATTCCGCGTTAAGTCTTATAAGAATAGTATCTTCCCACACAAGCTACAAAAAATCTTGACAATCAATGAAGATGATGGTACAATGGAGTTACAAAGTTACAGATATGGTTATGAGCCGAAGGAGGAATAAGTATGCCTGAATACATTGAGCGTGCAGTTGCGTTTGATACTATAACCGACCTTGCAGGGAAAGCCCCGACACGCTCGGCTTATGAAGCTATATGGAAATCAGCGAGAGCGTTGAAGAAAATTCCTACCGCTGATGTTACACCTGTAATACGATGCAAGGATTGCAAGTACGCATATATTAACCCATCAGGTGCTATACTTTGTTCTGTAAGTATGCAGATGAAGAAGCAAGATGGTTTTTGTGACGCTGGTGACAGAAATGACGGAGGTGCGGATATTGAGATTGATTAACTACGAGGAATATAAGAACAAGTTACTGGAAGTCAGAAATAGCATTCCACTGACTGTTCCTGCCGCAACGTATGAACTTATGCGCGAAAAACCATATACACAGGGTATGGCGATGCGTGGAGGTATTCGTAAGGCTTTGAAGTGTTTGGAGGAATGCCAAAATGTTTCTGATGTTGCTCCGGTGGCACATGGGCGGTGGATTGAGAAAACCGTTCCTGAAGGGTGTAGATATTTTGAATGCTCTAATTGTGGCGCACACGAAAACAAACATACAGCAATTAAAGGTTATTATTGCTGGCGATGCGGCGCGAAGATGGACGGAGGTGAAGACAATGACTGAACTGAAACCGTGTCCCTTCTGCGGTGGAGAAGCGAGGTTGTTTGTAGATGACGGCGTAAGAGTGCTTTGTACTAAATGTCGCGCTTCTTCAAAGATTTTGGTAGACAGTGAATGTTACGAAACTATGGCTGTTGAAAAAGTGATTGAAGCATGGAACAGGAGAGCGGAGGTGAAAGAATGACAGTAACGCCAATTAAGAATGGTGGTCAAGCAATTATTGACGACCTTGAAGATTGCTACTATTATATCCATCAATATATGGGTGGCGATTTTCTTAGAGAACTCAAGAATTACATAGAACCTATTAACGTTCAAGACGATTTAGACGCTACCAAGTATGAACTTGAATCCTATGAAGCAACCCTTGAATCGGCTCAACGTGCTCTTATGGACATTAAGGAAATTGTTCAGCGTATTTCTGGACTGGGGAGAGTACGTCAATCTCAAACTGCTTTAGACGCTTTGCAAGAGATTGTCGAGATTGTAGACCAAGAGGTATAATTATGGCTATTCTAAAGGTAAACTGTCAAGGTTGTCATAAAACCTTTGAAGTCGATGATGATATGATTGATTGGAAGGTTAAAGATAACTGGTTCTCTCTTATAGATTATCGTGTAGTTTATTGCCCTCGGTGTGGCTGGAAGAATTACATTGATTGGATTGAACAATTTAGACGAGAAGAAGAATAAAATTAAACAAAATGCTTGACAAGACCTTCGTTCTGTGGTACAATAATCGCAAGAACGGAGGTCTTACTTATGGCATTAGACGTTAAATGCAAAATTAGAAAGCAAGTATTCGTCAATTATCTTGATGAGTTCCGTATTTTGGGCTGTAAACCCATTGGAAACTATAATATGGAACTTGATAAGTGGGGTGGTTTCTCTATCTCTGGTAGCAATCTATTTGGTTTTAAGGAAGGCGATGAAGTTGAAATTACTATTCGCCCTAATCAGAACGCCAAACGTCCAGCAAGTTATATTCTTGTCGGTTATCCGGGTCTAAAGATGGAAAAAGATGAGATTGTAGTCGAAGAAGAAAAAGAAATATCTATTCTTAGCACGATGATGGAATATATTCAAGCCGAACGTGTGCATGAAGCATATCCTCACTTTGTTCAGATGGTGTTGCGCGGTGAAGAAGAAGATATTGATTATCATAACATTTATAACGTAGGCAAGGTTCGCGTTGAAATGTATATTGATAAAATTAAGAAGAACCTTGAATCCATCCTTTTCTTCCCCGTTTGCGCTGAATTGGGTATCACACAAGACAAAGATGTACAGAAACTTTCGGACAAATACGCAAGTCCAGAACTGCTTCAGCAAGACTTTGAAGAAAATCCTTACCGTATTTATCACGATGTTATTAACTGGTCGTTTGCTAAGAGCGATAGAGAGGTGTTGAAGCGCTATCCTGACCTAAAAAACAGCAAACTTCGCTGTGAATATGGCTGTGTTAATATTCTACATGAGAACGAACTTGAAGGCGATACGCGCATTGAAGCAGAAGTTCTCGGTTATATGGCAGAAGAAATGATTCCAGAGTGCAAAGAGTACATTCCAGAAGTAGTAAACGGTTGCCGTTTTATTCATCACGATGAAACTACTGGTTATTCGGCGTTGATTGATACTTATGAAGCCGAAGAAACGATTGCAAAACATATTAAGGATAGACTACTACAAGGTAATATCTTTGAAACAGAATACACTATGAGCAAGCCAGACTTTGAAAAGTTCAGAGAAGTTGACGGCTTTAAGTGTACCGATGAGCAGATGCAAGTGCTTTATAATACTTGGGAGCAGAATATTTGCGTCCTTCGTGGTTATAGTGGTTCGGGTAAGTCAGCGTCTACCAAAGCGCTTGTTCGTATGTTAGAAGATATGTGTGTAGACTATATGTTATTAGCACCTACTGGTATTGCAAGTAAAGTATTGGCTAATAGCACAGGACGTAAGGCTTCTACTATTCATCGTTTTCTTGCACAGCATAGTATGGATGAGCAAGAAGGGCAATGTATGCAGTATCGTGGTGTTGTTATTGTGGACGAGAGTTCAATGGTAAGCGTACACCTTATGGCACAACTTCTCAAGAAGGTCGGCTATAAATGCAAACTTGTATTTGTATGCGACCCTGCACAGTTAGCATCTATTCAATGTGGCAATTTTATCGTTGATGTTATCAATAGTGGAATTGTGCCAGTGGCAAGTCTAAATAAGATTTTTCGCTATTCTACAAGCGGTCTAATCACGATTGCAACTGATACTCATAACGGTAATATTGACCATATAGCAGAAAAGTATGACGATTATGAATTTGAGCCGATTTCAAATCCTATTAAGCAAGTGATGACAGAATATCAGCATTTGCTCGATGAAGGATATACTAAGGACGATATTATGATTCTTTCGCCGTTTAACAAGGGTGAAGCTGGCTCAGTGGCAATCAATCGTGCTATCCAAACGCATTTCAATGATAGAGACTATACGCCTGTTGAATATGAAGATAACAATAAGGGTGGTAAGATTCAGTTTAAGTGGGGCGATAAGGTACTAAATACCAAGAACAATTATCGCATGACTGCTGTTGCGTTGAATGACGAAGGCTCTTTTAGCCCTTCTTTCCCTATCGAAGTAATGAATGGTGATATTGGTTATGTGCGCGAAGTTATGGAAACTGATAAGGGTTATGCTCTTATTGTTGAATTTGAGAATGGCTACGGTGTATATGAAGGTGCTGACCTTAGAAACTTGATTTTGGGCTATTGTATTTCTACACATAAGAGCCAAGGGTCGAGCGCAAAGGCGGTAATTTTCCTTGCCGACCAAGCACATAAGCGTCTACTATCTCGCAACTTATGCTATGTAGCTATGACACGTTCTCGTGATAAGTTAATTGTTATTAGCAATGTAGATGTGTTGAGAGATGCGTTAGAAGTACAAGAAGAAACTACACGAGATACTTGGCTGAAAGATATGCTGAAGGAGGGCTAAGCAATGAACGAAAAGCAACAAAAAGATTTAGAACTTATTTCCACTATCGTAAAAACGTATATAATGGGGCTTTATATACAGCAAGAACCCAGCAACTATACTGCTTCACTGTCTGGAACATACTATGTTTCTGTACCTAAAGATGGCGTGAAAACCATTATGGGCGAACCAGTGGTGTATGGTAGAGAATTAGCAAAGCTATTCAAAGATGCTCTAACAAATTATGGCGTAAATTGTGTAGTTAAATACAGGATTCGTGATGAATATTGGACAACTGATGACGCAGAGTTGATGTATAAAGTGCTGTCAGAAGGCCTCCAAGATTTAGTTAAACAAAATTCTGGCTATAATTCTCTCTAAAAACTTAAAATAAATGCTTGACAGACCTCCTTGAGAATGGTACAATAGTATCAAATCAAGGAGGTTTTATTATGGAAACTATGAAAGTATACATCAAACCGTGGGTTGAAGCACTGAAAGAAGCCAAGAAGCATGAAGGGTTTGTAAAATTCTTTCCTGACCGTGCGGAAATTTTGGGCGTTTCTCGCCGCATGGGCGATTGGGGATATATTTGCACGGTTACGAAAAACAGTGATGATGAACATACTTCTTATACCGTAGTGCATTCTCGGTCTAAAGATATAGGTTTTAGTTATGATGCTTGTTGCGTAGAAGAAATCACACCAAATTGGCTTGAAGAGCACGCAAGTAAGTTTAGCGAAGAAGTATTCACCACAGATGCATGGGACGATAACTTTGAAAGTTACGAAACCCACCACATCACGATTTACAAGGCTATGGACGCAAGACACGCTTATTTCTTTTATGTTTATTGTATTTCGTATAACGGTTGCGAAGAAACTGTAGAAGATTTTAGAGAAATTAACTAAGGAGAAAATGCTATGAAAGTTTATATTAAGCCTTGGGAAGAAGCGCTGAAAAGTGCTAAAGAATTTGACGAAAGACTCGTAGACACTGTAGACGGCATTGATTTTATTTTCGGTATCCTTCCTCGATGTGGAGATTGGGGGCATATTGTAGAAGCCAAGAAGAGCAATAACGGTAAATTTGACTACTATACCACTTATTATAACGGTACAGAAAATTTTTCTTATCCCGCTTGTTGCGTAGAAGAAATTGATTCAGCGTGGTTAGACGCTCACGCTGAAATCATTGACGAACAAGTTGTTAGCCAAACCATTCAATACACAGACGATGAGCCATTTGTTCTTGGACAAGACTATATCTTTATCATCTACAAAGTAAGGGACGGAGTAAAGAAGTATTTCTTTTATGTTAAAAGCGTTTCCAATGATATGATAATTGGGAACGCAGAAAAAATTATTGAGATTAAGTAAGGAGAGAGCAATCATGAAAATGGATAAAGTAGCTGGCTCTGGCAATGATAACTTCTATACACCGCCCTATGCGGTCAAGCCTATCTTGGTTTACGCCCCCCCCCAACTGACAGTATGGTGTCCTTTTGACACAGAAGAATCACACTTTGTTAAAATGCTTAAAGCACAGGGCAACAAGGTAATCTGTACGCACATTGATAATGGTCAGGACTTTTTCACAACGCCAGTACCACAGTGCGACATGATTATCAGCAATCCGCCTTATAGCGTCAAGACAGAAGTGTTGGAACGACTGTTTGAAATTGGCAAGCCGTTCGCAATGTTGGTGGGTGTTGTAGGCTTGTTTGAATCTCAGCGAAGATTCGATATGTTTAAGAACAATGAGTTTGAAATCATGTATCTTAACCGCAGAGTGGCTTACTTCAAGGACTACGCAGACCAGAAGCCCAGCCTTAACCCACCTTTCAGTAGTGTGTATGTATGCCATAAGATGCTACCAAAGCAGATTGTCTTTGAAGAAATTCAAAAGAAGTAAACATTTAAGTTAAATAGGAGAACAAACAATGATTGATATTAAGAATGGCGATTGCCTTGAACTTATGCCCCATATCCCCCCCCAGTCGGTGGATATGATTCTATGTGATTTGCCTTATGGCTCGACCAAAAATAAGTGGGATACGATTGTTCCATTTGATAAGTTGTGGGAACAGTACAATCGTATCATCACCAACAATGGCGTAATTGCTCTATTCTGTGATGGCTTGTTTATGGCTAATCTTATGCTGTCTAACACAAAGATGTGGCGTTATAATCTTGTCTGGAATAAAAATCGTGGCTGTGATTTTCTTAACGCCAATGTAAAACCACTAAAGTCTCATGAAGAAATTGCAATCTTCTATAAGAAAAAGCCAGTATATAATAAGCAATTCTGGTATAGTACGCCTTATACTCGTACAAAGAACGGTTCGCTATCAGATAATTATGGTGATAGAAAACAAGCATGGAGCGAAAGCAAGAACGGCGAAAGAAATCCGTTGTCTATTCTTTCTTTCAATCGTGACGCAAGTCGTGTTCATCCTACACAGAAGCCAGTAGCCCTACTTGAATGGCTAATTAAGACCTATACCAATGAAGGAATGACCGTTCTCGACAACTGTATGGGGTCTGGCAGTACAGGCGTAGCTTGCGCCAATACAAATCGTAATTTTATCGGTATGGAACTTGATGAAAATTATTTTGAAATCGCCAAAGAGCGTATTGACAAAGCGACTAAAATGAGATAAGATATAATCATCAACATGAAAGGATGATTATATGCGTTACTTAGGCGGTAAATCTCGTATTTCTAAACAAATTTCGGAGGTAATTAACAATGCAATACATGGGCGGAAAATCTCGTATCTCAACTCAGATTGCACAAGTTATCAACCACACCTTGAACTTGGGGGGGGCAGACATTCGTAAGTCTGTTTTGTGGGTCTTGTGCAGTTGAAGCGAAAGTAAAAGCAGAAACCAAAATTCTTAATGACAAACATCCATATTTGATTGAAATGTGGAAAGGCTTACAATCTGGCTGGACACCACCTTCTATTATCACTAAAGAAGAATACTATTACGTCAAAGAGCACAAAGACGAGAATAAGGCGTTAGCTGGTTTTGTTGGTTTTGGCTGTTCGTTTGGTGGTAAGTGGTTTGGTGGATTGGCAAGTAATAAACGAGGTGACAATTATTGTGCCCGAGCGGAACGTAGCTTACTTCGTGACTTACAAGGTGTGCAAAACGCCAACTTTACTTGTCTTGATTATCGTGAAGTCGATATTCCAGATGGAGCGGTTGTATATTGTGACCCGCCTTATGCTAAAACCACTGGTTATACAACTGGCGATTTTAACCACGAAGAATTTTGGGAATATATGCGTGAACTTTCTAAGAGATGTATTGTATTTATTTCCGAGCAAGAAGCGCCAGACGATTTTGAAGTTGTCTGGGAAAAGGAATTGAGAAGAACGCTTGACTATAATAAGAATAATCAGCCTAAGAAAACAGAGAAGTTGTTTAGGTGGAGAGGAAAATATAATAATGATTAAAACATTTTGTGGTGTATAAGCAATTATAAAAAGCTAAGAAAGGCGGTTGGCGTTCAATGAAAACGAAATTTTCAAGCACATACTTAAAACAAGTATTTGGCTGGATTGAACCTAATATGCTTATTTTATTCAAAGATAACACAACTGGGTATGTTAAATCTATCGAAAATGATGTTATCACAGTATATTGCACTAACACAAATATGACAACTTCAATTTTACTGGGAAGTCCTTCTTCGTCTAATATTATGCTTTATTTTGTTAAATCTATTGATGGCAAAGAAATAAAAGATTTATTGGTTTAAGCCGATTGAAAAAATTGTAGACTCAATATTACAATAAATAAATGAGGTATTATAAAGAATGAAATCACTTATCCTATTTCGTAAAGTTTGTAATATGGTTTATTGTTGTGGACTCGACATTCCTCAATGGAGGACAAGAGAGAAAATTAAACAACTATGTGAAGCGGGCAATAATGTCATCGGGGAAGATAGAGAAGATAAATTCGTGGTGTGCGAACTTGACATAGATTGGCAAAAGCATTCAATAGAAGAACTTGCACGCCTTTGCGAGAACTATTGCAAACGGATGGATAGTGGCATGGAGGAATAAAATGAAAAGGCTTAAATATCAACCACGAGTAGGCGAAAATCGTGGCGAAAATAAGATTAAAGAAGAATGGTTGAAAGAACAATTCGGTCAACAATTTAAGTTAATTTGGAATGGACATAGTCATTTTGCTTTAGATGAAAATACTGGTGAAATGTATTATATCTTCAAAACACTAATGTATCTGTACCCAGTTCATGAGTTTTGGCAATATAGTAAGTTGTTCCGAAAATATCCAATTAAAGATGGAAAGGAGAATAAAAATGACTAAAACATTTTGCGATGTATGTAGCAAGGAAATGAATGCGAGAACGATGTGCATGAGTTGGAATATCATGACGAAAAAACACGAAGGTTTTGTTGACAAGGTGTACAGTTGCGTATGTAACGAGTGCTATAATAAGATTATGACGTTTATTAACGACTTACAAAATTCTTCAAATGAAGGTGAAACCAATGGCTAAGTACCTAATCGTTGAACTAACCAAGCACTATCACATTATTGAATGTGAAGATGAAATTGACCCAGAGCAGTTAATCGACAAGGCAAATCATGATGTCCATAGATTCGACACAGGTTATGAAGCTATTGAAGGTGTGCTACAAGGGTATGAGAAGCAGTATGGCTTTGAGTACAAGGTACAGCCGAACGCTTGTGGTACCGAAACAGTGAATATGGACTTGCAGGAGGAATTAGAATGAGAACAATCTCTCAAAAGCAATTCAATGAATTAAATGACTATCTCGAATATGATGGCGTTGACGAAGAGTTTCTCACCAAACTGCATGAAGCTACTGGTATTACAGCAAAGCCTTATGTTGCATACAGTCTTTATGATGAAAATGGCGATTATGTAGGCAATTTCAACAACGAATTGGATGATATTCTAAGATTTGCTGGTGTTGGTATTAGAAAGGAGAACTACAATGATTAGTAAAGAAGTACGACAAGATGTTATCGAGTCAATCAACGGTGTTCGTAAAGACCTTGAAATTATTCGTCAGAACTTAAATGAAATGCAGAATATGCTATATCGCTGTTCTACTGAAAAGGAATTTAAGGATTGGTTACGCAAGCATGACCCTGAGAGCGGGACTAAATATATTATGATTTTCGGAGAGTGAAGATTATGAAATATCGTAAGAAACCCGTAGTTATCGAAGCTGTCCAATGGACAAGCAAGAACCAAACGGAAATCGACAAGTTTTGTGGAATGAATGTCGTGTGGAGTGAGAACAAGAAAATGTTCCTTGTTTTAACTCTTGAAGGAACTATGCTGGCATCTGTTGGTGACTACATCATCAAGGGTGTAAACGGTGAGTTCTACCCCTGCAAGCCAGACATTTTCGAGAAAACATACGAAAAGGTATAACTTTTATGGCACGAGATTACTTTGGTAAGGAACTTCGTGTCGGAGATACCGTTGTTTATATTTGCGAGATTCAGACTTCAGCCAACTTTGAAGAAGGCGTTATCGAAAAGGTAACTGAAAAGCAAGTAAAAATCAACGGCACACGACATGGTGGACACAAGTGTATTAAGATTAGTAAAAGGAGAAAACACTATGAAAGCACAGATGAAGAAACTAATTGATGTTGACGACCTGATTGAACGACTCAACGCAAGTGACATACCATACAGCGGTAAGATTAACAATATTATTGTATGTATGCCGAAATTCACTATGTATAACTTCAAGCCAGATGATTACCCAGAAAACGGAAACGGCGACTTTGGGTTTGAGATTGTTCCTTGTGATAACTCTTGTGATTGCAAGAACGAGTCTACTGAAAATGAACCCACCGAAGAAGCTCCTGCTTATGTAAACCGTATGATTAACGAGTATCACGAACTCAAGGATAAGTACACCAAGCTACATCGTATGCTCGTGAAGCATGAAGCTGGCACACTTGACTTTGAGCCGACTTGTCCTATTGAACTTCTTGAGCATCAAGCTAACGTAATGGGCGAGTATCTGCATATCCTTGAAGTACGCGCTGAAATCGAAAACGTAGAACTATAAACCATTTTTAATGGAGGAATCAAAATGACACTATATGATATTAATTCTCAAATTCTTGACTTTATGAACAACATCGAGATTGACGAAGAAACTGGCGAAATTCTTACCGATATGTCACTACTTGACCAGCTTCAAGTAGCGCATGACGAAAAGATTGAAAACATCGCTTGCTACATCAAGTCTGTTGAAGCTGAGTGTGATGCTATCAAGAAGGAAGAAGTCAACCTTGCAAAGCGTAGAAAGGTCAAGGAAAATCTTATCAATCGCCTAAAGGTTATGCTGTCTGATGACCTGCAAGGTAGCAAGTTTGAAACTGCACGTTGCAAGATTTCTTTCCGTAAGTCTACAAGCACCGAAGTCAACGAAGAAGAATTTTTCAAGTTCCACAAAGACCTATGTACTAAGGTTGAAACCTATAAGTATAGTAAGACTGACCTCAAGAAGATGGTACAGAGCGGTACTCCGCTACATGGCGTTAAGCTGGTGGAGAACAAGAGCATTAGCGTGAAGTGAGGTGAAAATGATGGATAAGCCACAAAAACTTAGAATTATCATGAAGAATGGTAGTTCATTATTTCTTTACGATGTGGTAGAATTTAGACTACCATATGATGGAGATTATTGGGTTATCGAAAGAGTCAACAACAGTCATGTCTTTGTCAGGGCTGAAGAAGTTACCGTTATCGGTTTTGATGAGGACTTAAAGTAATGTATATTGATGACCGTACAACCAGAGGATTTGTAAACTTTGATGAAGTCAATTTTGGTGATGAAAAAAGTTTTGATGAATTTGGAAAAAGAAGTTTTCTTATCACTTTTGATACTTTTGAAGATGTAAATAACTATTTTAATACGCAATTCTTCTATGAACGAGATAAACTATTATACCATTGGCTGATTCAGACTTATCGTGATATTATAGATGCACCACCTGCTCGTGGCAGTAATTTCAGTTATGCCGAAGAACTTGATATTCTATTTGAAGTTCTGTTGCCGAAGATTGCACAAATCGAACGTGAAGCAAAGTGTAGAGCATCGTAATAATTGTTCATAATTTGTTTACAATTTGTTCATACCATAGTAACATTTTTATGTTACTATGGTATTCTACAAGATATTGTAGGTTATAAAAATTTATATACAAGGGAGTGTGATAATTTATGATTAAAGTCCTTAAAAAGAATGGGGCTATCGTAAATTTTGACGGAAACAAGATTCGCAAAGCTATCCAAAAAAGCGCAGAACGTGTATGTATGCCTTTATCTAAGAATGATGAAGATAAGGTTGTATCAACCGTTCGTGGCAAGTTACAGTACAATGAAACTCCTGTTCCTGTCAGCACTATTCACAATATGGTAGAAGTTGCTCTTGATTCGGTTAATTCAGCAGTAGCAAAATCTTATCGTGAATATCGTGACAATAAGAGTGCCTTTGCTTCAATGCTGGATAAGGTATATAGCAAGAAGCTGTCCCTATCTTTTATCGGAGATAGAAGCAACGCTAATGCTGATAGTGCTCTTGTAACCACACAAAAGGCTATTGTGTACAATGAATTAAACAGCGAACTTTACAAGAAATTCTTCCTTACTATCGAAGAAGAACAAGCCATGTCTGAAGGCTATATTTATATTCACGACCGTGGCTCAAGACTTGATAGCGTAAACTGTTGTCTTGCTGATATGAAGTCAATCCTTACTGGCGGTTTTACTATGGGTAATCTCGATTATGAAGAACCACATAGCCTTGATGTAGCTTTTGACCTTGTAGCTGATGTTGCAATGAATATGGCGGCGGCTCAGTATGGTGGCTATACAATCAGCGAAATTGATAAACTACTTGCTCCTTACGCTCAAAAGAGTTATGAAAAATATTACCAAGATTATTTTGAAATCGTAGATAATTGGCAAGGCAATACAAACAGTAGGGCATTTGAACAAGCGGCAGATACCTATGCTTTTAATAAAGTTGCTCGTGAAGCAGAGCAAGGTTTCCAAGCATGGGAAATGAAGTTTAATTCTGTGGCTTCAAGTCGTGGCGATTATCCGTTTACTGCTGTTTCTTTTGGTCTTGGCACTGACCGTATGGAATCTATGCTATCTTCTGTTTGCCTAAGGGTACGCAAGGAAGGACAAGGTAAGAAAGGTTTCAAGCATCCTGTACTATTTCCTAAACTAAGTTTCCTTTATGATAAAGAACTTCACGGCGAAGGTAAAGAACTGGAATGGCTGTTTGATGAAGCGATTGATTGCAGTAGCAAATGTATGTACCCTGATTTTATCTCGTGTACAGGTGACGGTTATGCGCCAGAAATTTATAAAAAGTATGGTGTAACTATTAGCCGAATGGGTTGAAATGACACGATAGCCCATGTAAAACTTCGTGAACATATAAATATATGGTGTGGAGATAACGTAAGTTCAAACAGGAAATGGTTTGTTAATATCTCTGCTAACAGGGAAGGTTCATACAAAAGTATGAAATAATCGCTGTGCTAAGCATATTCAAATGATTTTTTATATGAAAGAAGGTGATAAAATGCAATATAAAGAATACAACGGATTTTTGGTAGATGAAAATTTTAACTTTTATAACTCTCGCACAGGTAATCAAGTCACCCCACATAAAGGCAGTGATGGATATATGCAAGTAATGCGTAGTTTACCTGACCACAGTTTTGTACATGAACGAGTTCATGTTATCTTAGCACATTGTTTCATCCCAAATCCTAACAATTATAAGTACGTTAATCATATCAATTCTGATAAAACAGACAATCGTCTTGAAAATCTTGAATGGTGTACTAATGCTTATAATGTACAACATGGTTGGGATAGTGGCAATAGAACACACAAAAACAACACGGCTATTCGCGCTATTAACAAAGAAGGCAATGTGCAAAATTTCACTTCTATTCGTGAAGCTGGTAGATGTTTACATATGGATAGGCACAAAATTGCGCGAGTGCTAAAAGGCGAACTAAGTCCTAATTACTTCGATAATTACAAATTTGAATATGTATGTTAAACGACTATCAAAAGGGTATCTGATATGTAATTTGGGTTGTATCAGAAAGTAACCAAGTAGAGTACATAGCAAGTGCAATTCTTGCTATGGAAGCGCGAAGAATTGACCAAACAATTATGATATAGTCTAAGGGATATAATTCCCTTGTGTCGAGCAAATCTTTCACCTTGGTATGAGCGTGGCGGTATGTACCCCGCAGATGACCAAGACAAGCCTGTATATGAAGGGCGTTGTAACCTCGGAGCAATTTCCCTTCACTTTCCTATGATTCTTGCTAAAGCAAAGCAAGAAAACAAGGATTTTTATGATGTACTAACTTATTATCTTGATATGTGCCGTGCTATTCACAAGCGCACATTTACTTATCTTTCTCACAAGAAAGCTGGTACTAACCCACTTGCTTTCTGTCAAGGCGGTTTCCTTAACGGTCACTTTGACCCAGAAGAAGAAATTGGCGAAGATTTCCTTCGTCCTATGACAATGAGTTTTGGTATTACTGCACTCAATGAAACCAGTGTACTGTATAACGGTAAAACCATTGCTGAAGATAATACTTTTGCCATTGAAGTTTTGAAGTTTATCAATGATTATGCTGAGAAGTATAAGAAAATCGACAACATTCTATACGCTCTTTACGGAACTCCTGCTGAATCCCTTTGCGGTTTGCAAGTCGAGCAGTTCCGCAAGAAATACGGCATTATTAAGGGCGTATCTGACCGTCCTTACACTTCTAATTCATTCCATTGTGGTGTATGGGAAGATATTTCACCTATTCAAAAGCAAGATATTGAATATCCAATGTTCCATCTATGCAATGGTGGTAATATTCAATATTGTCGTTATACTACAGACTACAATATTGAAGCAATGAAAACTCTTATTCGTAGAGCAATGGATATGGGCTTCTACGAAGGCGTAAATCTACAGCTTGATTATTGTGAAGATTGTGGCGCTTCTTTCATTGATAAAGATGAATGTCCTAAATGTGGCAGTAAAAACATCACTCGTATTGAGAGAATGAACGGATATTTGGGATATTCTAAAATCAAAGGCAGAACCATGTATGCAGACCACAAACTCGCAGAGTTCAAAGACCGCAAATCAATGTGAGGTGTCAGTATGAACTATATTAAAATTGACTCTTGTAACATGAATAATGGTAGCGGTTTACGTTGCGTAGTTTGGGTATCTGGCTGTAATCATCATTGCAAAAACTGCTTTAACCCAGAAACATGGGATAGCCACAATGGTGACGAATTTGGCGAAGAACAATTTAATTTCGTTTGTGACACGCTTCGTCAACCTTGGTGCAGTGGTATTACATTCACAGGTGGCGACCCACTATGTCAAGACAACACAGGCTTTCACATTATGAATCAACTTGCTTTAACCGCTCGTAGCCTTGGCAAAACAGTATGGCTATGGACTGGCTTTAAGTGGGAAGATATATGGAACGATGAATCTGACATGAGAATCTATCGCCAAAACCTAATATCATTATGTGACGTAGTAGTAGATGGACAATATGTTGATTCTCTGCGCGACCTTACACTTAAATGGCGTGGCTCAAGCAACCAACGTGTCATCCTTTCTCGTATGTCTATCAATCAAAAAGAACCTATTCTAATGGAGGGAACTTAATGAACATACTAATCAGACTATTTGACCTTGACGCAGAATCAGGTCAGTATAACGACTATGTATACGCACAATGGGAAATGCCACTCGGTTCACCTACTCCGCGTGTAGGCGAATATATTTACACTTCATCCAACACTTGTGAAACTGCTCGTGTAGACAGTGTATCTTATACTTATGGCGAAAGTGACCGCGTTATTATGGTTGACTGTAACGTTACTCTTTTTTAATTCTGACAACTAAATAACCCTTGACTTACAATACTTCTTGTGATATACTATCTATATGAACAAGAAGTATTGTTTTTTTGAGAGATTAAAATGAAGATTACTTTTGATGTGGACATTCACAATGACTATGTTGAAATTAACGGCATGAAGCATCAAATTCGAGATGGTCAGTATACTTGGAGTAGTTTATCTCGTTCTCTTGAAAGTTATCTTTTGAAAGTTATCTTTTTAGCACTTTCCTTTACTCTCTTAACGGCACATTTAATAAAAATGTATTCTGGTGTGATGAAGTTGAATACGCCGTGCAGTACGCCTTGAGAAAGAAATACACTATTATCCCTACACGGCATTATTTCAAGCGCATTTCTGAACTTCACCTTCCTCATAATTGCTATAAAGCTATGTTGCACGGCGAAGTAATTGAAGCCGAATTTGAACTCGGTAGCGTAACTAAGGTTGTTGTTCGCTTGCAAAATAATAAGTTCCCTGATAAAGACACCTGTGCCGCTATCGTTTTGAACGCAGATGGTACTGCTGTTGTTCGCACTGTTTGGGTTAATCGTCACAATGACAAACACAGCACTATTCATAAAGAAAACTATGTACAACACTTATAAGGAGGAATCCCCAATGATTAAAATTGATAACATCCAAACTTACGGCTGGGAAGGCGCTTTTAGAGGTATGCGAAATCCTCTAAACTCATGGGCTAAGTCAGATAGCTTCTTTTACCCAGACGGCACATTCTCTCTTGGTGAAGCTGACCTTAACCTTGCAAAGCGTCTTGTAAAGGCTGGCACAGAGCACCGTAAGTTCCTACGCTTTATTCACGTTCAGATGGATATTGTAGCACCGTCTTATTTTATTTTTGAACAGGACACCTATAAAATCGCCACTGCTCGTAACTCATGTAGCTTCATGCACAAAGGTCTTGCGAAACCGTTTACGATTGATGATTTTACTACTTCACCAGAAGTGCAAAAGTTACTTAATCGAAACAAAGAATGGGAAGATATTGAATATCCTTATGAAACCAACGAGTATAAAATCTATACTTGTGAAAACGGTAGACAATACAAAGTATATAAAAATGGCAGAGTGTTCTCTTGTGCTTTTGAAGTAAATGATAATTATAAAAGCGGACGTACTCGCCATTTTGCAGAAAAGGAATTAAAACCACACAAAAATCCACGAGGTTATTTTGAACTGAATCTTGGCGGACGTTGCGGAACAGAAAAATGGCAGTTACACCGTCTTATGGCTTATGTGTGGATTCCAGTAGAAAATTGGCAAAGCCTTACCGTAAATCACATCAATGGTAAAAAGCATCAAAACAATATTGAAAACCTTGAATGGTGTTCTCGTGAAGAAAACATTAGCAAAGGCTTTCAAGATGGATTGTATGATGACAGTTTCTTGTATAATGGTTATGACAACTGGAAGCGCACAATGACTACTGATATTGAAACCAGATTGGCTATTCGCTACGACCATAACAAGGGGCTAATGCCAGCAGAAATTGCAAAAAAGTATGAAGTTCCGCTTAAAACAGTTTATGGAATTATTTTCGGTAACAAGCCCGAAAATTACGAACTGTTTATGCACGCCTATTGGTGGGAAAAAACCATTGATTATCTAAACGAATTGCGTGACCAATATTTAGACACTCAAGACGAATCAATTTTTCTTACTATTCGTCAAGCCCTTCCTATGGGGTACAATTATCGCTACACCTATGATTGCTCCCTTGAAACTCTACTTAATATGTGTAAGCAGAGAGCAAATCATCGACTTCCAGAGTGGCGCGTATTCGTTTCCACCATGCTCGAAAAAATCCCTTATTTGAAAGATTTTTATGAAGTAACCATTGACAACAAGTAAATAACGTGATACAATAAGTGTGTACTAAGGAAAGACAATTAGTACACACTTATTCTTTTATGTATCTAAATTTAAGGAGGAATCATTATGTCAATCATTCTACCCAATCAAGCAACCCCAAACTTCGACCCCAAGCGAATGGGCGGTGAACCACCAATCGGTCAGTCTATGCAAGTAGACCTTCCCCAGTTCGTTCAGATGATGACCGCACAGACCTTTGAGATGTTTACCAAGGCAAAAGTAAAGGTAAAGATTAAGAAGATGAACGAGGACGCTATTATCCCCAAGTATGGTAGTACAAAGGCTGGTCTATGTGACCTTTATGCCATTGAAGATAAGATTGTTCCCGCTGGCACTACCGCAGTTATTGGCACTGGCATTGCTTGCGAACCGCCAGAAGGCTTCATGCTCAAGATTCGTTCTCGCTCTGGTCTTGCAAGCAAAGGCATTATTACTGTGGGCGGTGAAATTGACGAAGATTATCGTGGAGAGATTAAGGTAATTCTTCTCAATACTTCTGGTACAGACTTTACCATTGCCAAAGGCGACCGTATTGCACAGATGGAACTTCGCAGATACCAACAGATTGACTTCAATGAAGTAAAGAATCTGAGCGATACAACAAGAGGAAATGGTGGACTGGGTTCTACTGGTAAGTAAGCGCATGAAACTATAATTTACCCCACATTACATTTCAACTATAACAACTCTGGTTACGCCGTTATTAAACTTGTCGATACCGACCTTCCAGAAAAAGAAGCGCCACTATTTGGCATGACGCTTGAAGATGACCGAAAAACAGTAGCACTCTTTATGAATCTGCTATCCACATTCATTGCTCAAGCGGAAATCTTTTATGAAAAGGGTTGGTATGACGGATTTGACGATGGTCTATTAGAGTTTAATGACGATGATGAAAAAAATAGGGGAACGGAATGAACCGCTCCCCTAATTGAAAGGAAATCTATATGAATATCAAACGTGTAATTGCTGGCACATTAGCTGGCGTAACCCTTCTATGTGCTTCTGGTTGTGGTCGTCAGAGTACCCGCGTTGCATACAACATTTCAAAAGAAGCCGATAATTTTAACGTAACTCGTAGGCTTGAAGTCATTAACGCTCGTACCGACAAGCCTGTATTTGAACTTATTGGCAACTTCGCCATTGCAAACAACGATACCAACGAACTTGAAGTCACGGTAGAAATTGGAAAGGGCATTTACAAAAAGCACCTTGTATATCTTAACGATTGGACGATTTACGTTGTTGAAGATGTAAGTGGTGCTTACGTTGACAAGTATCACTACGAAGTCAACTTCCTGCCAGAAATGATTGCACCTGTAACCATCACTTCTAATGATTAAAGGAGAATAACCATGACAAGTTATGAAGTAATTAAGAATCTTGAAACCTTATTCCAGCACCTTAATGAGCATTATTTTAAGTCCACTCTCCCACAGCCCTACATCACCCTTACTGTAGGCGCAAAGAAGAATGGCAATAACCTCGCAGGATGCTTTTGGGATGACACTTATGTTAATGTCAACGATGATACTGACATTAAGTACGAAATTAGCATTGCTGGTGAACGCCTTGGTGACGGTATCTACCAGACCTCCGAAACCCTTATGCACGAGATGATTCATCTATACTGCAAGGTTAATAGTATCATTGACTGTAAGGGCAAGTCTCATAACAAGAAGTTCAAGAAGGCGTGCGAAGCCCGTGACCTTATCTGTGACAAGGCGCAAGGCATTGGTTGGGGTCATACTGAAGCAACCCCTGCTTTCTGCGACTTTATTCAATCCCTTATTGACGATGGCATGGTAGACCCGCATATCTGCGACTATACTCGCAACACTATTTTCCCAGAAGTCACCCCTGCACAGAAGAAGTCTTATATTTGCCCTTGCTGTGGCGTAAAGGTAAACGCAAAGGTAGATACTGCTATTGCTTGCCTTAATTGCAATGTAGCGTTTGATTATTGGGATATGACAGACCCAGATGACCCCAAGGTAATTACTGATAATAACAATAGATTGGCTTTCACTGAAGAAGGCTGGTATGGTCAGATGTTCGGAGTTGATGATGATGCGACTTCGTAATCTGTTTAGAAGTGTTAAGCGTTGGAGAAAATATCGCAAGTGCTACAAAGAAAGAAAGTCTTTAGGCGATACTCTTTTTGACATTTGTAGTGCGCCCGCAATGAAAATACCAGAATGTTTATCATGCCCTTATTGTATTGTCAATATTCTACCAAGCGACAAAAGAGAGCGTTACATGGCAGAATTTTTAGAGTCAAGAAACAGTAACTCGCGTGGTAAACGTTCAAAGGAGATAACATTTCTATGAGAATCTTAATTGATGTAGATGGTGTAATGCTTAACACTCAAGAAGCATTGCTCAAGCGTCTTAACAATCGCTACGGTACAAGATATACTCTTGAAAACATAACGCATTATCATTGGTTTGAGAGCGTATATAAGAATATCAATCCGTGGGCTGAACTTGAAGATTGCGTGTTCTGGCACGATGAAGTATCGTTAATTGACGGTGCTAAAAACGCCTTTGATTGGCTCAACCGAGAGCACGAAGTTTACTTTGTCACAGCATCCAATGTGTTCAATCCGGCCTTTGCCGAAAAGATGGTTTGTCTCAAGCGGAACTTAGACGTATCTACGGACTGGCTCAACAACCATATTGTCATCACACAGAACAAAGAATTGGTACAAGGTGACGTTCTTATTGACGATTGTGCCGAGAATGTTCACAAATGGATTGTGGCTTCAGGCACTCACAGATTCGGCTTACTGTTCAGTCAGCAGTGGAACAAGGATAATGAGTATGGTCTTTATCCTTTTGCGTCATGGTCAGAAATTGAAAATAGTCTCTGTACCATCTAAAGTAACAATCGAAAAAAATAGGGAAGATAGAATTAACTATCTTCCCTATTATTATGCAGTCCAAAAGACCTTAAAAGTAACAGCAGTTGCAGTGTTACCACTTGTAGTAAACTTGAGAGAACCCGCTTGAGATTCAACGCTAACAATCTTGTTCCACGCAGACTTTTCATCTGTCATATTAGTACCCCATTGAGGAATAACAAAGAACGGGTCTGCATTAGCTACCATACCGCTTACAGCAACTGTAGCAGTAGTGCCACTTATCACTGGTAGAGTAACAGTTGCAGACTTGTTAAGAGCACTGGAAGTGCTAACGGATTGTGCTGTAGGTACACCATTATCGTCAAAGCCAATAAATTGACCCGCAGTACCAGTAACGCCAGTTAGCTTACCTTCTCCATTAGCAACAGCCACACTATTAGCAGTAATGGTATTACCACTTGTGGTTTTAGCATAATCAAGCTGAATATCACCAACATCTTGAGCAATACCCTCAACTTCGGTTTGCACCGCCTTTACTTCAGACTCGTTAGCCAATGCAAAGCGACCGTCTGGCGTAGCGTTAGCGTCACCAACAATAACCTTGTGTTGAGTAGTATCTACAAAGAACTCAGCGTCAGAAAGAACGTAACCAAAAGGATTGGTAGCAGACTTTAGCTTAACTTCTTTGCCACGAAGCAGTTGAATTTTCTTCGTCATAAATAATCTCCTTTCTTACAAAATATCACCGTCAATGCCATTAACGTAAATCTCGTTATCTTCATTGACGGAAATAGACTTTTTATCTGTTTTAATTGAAATTTTGTTATCTTGAATATCAAGACCGTCACCAGCAATAAAAGATACTGTTCCACCAGAAGAAGGAATATCTGAAATTTCGTATTCGCCTTTATCAGCATTCCAGATTTTCCAGTACCCGCTTGCGTCAGGGACAGGAGGATGATTATTTATTTCGTCCATTCTTTGCTCAATTTGAAAGAACTCACTGGGGATAAATCCATCTTCCTGATATGCGCCACAATAACTAAGTACAGGCTTCTTAACCCACATTTCAAACACATCTGAGTTATAGACCTTTTTGCCCGAAATACGGCGAATATTACATAAACATTTACCTTGCGGTAGCATATTCGCTCCAAGCAAAACACTATACTCATTGTCTGCGTCTTTACTCTTGGTCAAGTTAATTGTGTTATAGAATGTCTTGTCACCCAATTTGGCTTTAACATCAAGTTTATATCCCCAAGCTGGCGTAGGTATAGAATCTTCTACAACGCAAATGAACTCGTTCACATCGTTGTCTGTTTCAAAGCCAACAACACGGTCATTATTGATATACGATACGTCACGACCGTTCAGAATTATTCGCATCTCTGACTCAAACCTCCTTTTCGTAAAAAATAGGGAGAGAGGATATTTCCCCTCTCCCTTAATTGTATCACACTATTTGTGAAATGTCAATAGGAATTTTGACTAATCTTAGAGTTCACCTGCATCAATGGTATCTACGGTCATAGCACCGTCAGCACCAATGGCAATCTCAGAAGAACCCTTAACAGCACCAGCGGTGGTAGCAGAGCCAAGAGCCATCTTGATACCAGAAGCGTCAACAGATAGACCGTTAGCGGCAACTACCTTTGCAGATACAGTGTTACCTTCAATGGTAATACCGTTGCCAGCCGCCATAGAAGAAGGAGTAGCTACGAACAGACCGTTAGCGTCCAGAGTCAGAGCGTTGCCTTCGGTGGTAGATACACCAACCTTAACGGTAGGAGCAGTAGCAGTACCGCCAACAACGATAGACTTATCTTCAGCGGTTACAGAAGCAACCTTCTTGTCAGCTTCAGCCTTTGCAGAAGCGGCATCGTCTACGCCCTTTTGTGCCAGAGCACGAGCGCCGTAAACAGTGATAGCGGTAGTAGCGTCAGCTTCAGTGCCCTTTAGAGCGTCAACAGCGTCATCAGCGTGCTTGTTTAGGTCAGCAACAGTAGAGTAAGCCGCGTCCTTTAGACCGTGTACAGCAACGTCAGTGCCCTTTACAGCGATAGTGCCGTTGGTAGCGCCTTCTGCAATGTCAGCCTTCTGTAGTGCAGTATCAGCTTTGCCAATAGAATCTTGTACGCCTTGAGCCAGCTTACCAAGAGCAACAGTACCATCCTTGATAACTGCGGAAATCTTGTTATCCTCAGATACAGCAACGGTAATCTCATCACCATCAACACCAGTGTAAGCATCAATTAGAGTAGCAACGTTGATGTAGAGAGGTGCTTCTTGGTTCTGTAGGGTCAGCTTAATGTAAGTGCCAGCAGGTTGACCTTCTGGATTTACAACAACTTCACCAGACTTAACGAACAAGTCCTTAGGAATGTTGATTGCCGCACCAACGTTAGCACCATTCTTGGTCAGGTGGTAAACAGCAGAGAACTCACCAGCTTCAGCGTCCTTAACAACACTATACTCGTCAGCGGCAGGTAGGGTCAGCTTTAGACCGTCAGCACCAACAGTTAGATGCTCGTCAGAAGTTGGGTCAACAACAACTGCAACGGTCTTTTCGGTAGCAGTGCCCGTTACAGCAACGCCATTGCCAGCAGTGATAGTGTTGACTACTGCGTTCTTAACAGCGTCAGCCTTGGTTTGAGCGTCATCTTCAAAATACTTAGCAGTCTTGTATGCCGCATCACCAAGACCAAATACTGCTACGTCAGTGCCATCAACGCTGATAGTACCGTTGGTCTTACCAGTGATAACTTCTTGTACAGCAGAATCAGCCTTATCAAGAGAAGCGGTAACTTCGTCAGCCAGCTTTGCCTTAGTTACAGCCTTGTTAGCGATAACAGCTTGTAGCGCAACAGCACCAGTGCCATCAAATGCAACAGGAGTAGCAGTTACGTCACCTTCAATAGAGAAATTCTGAGCGTTTGCCAGCTTATTAGCAATGTCAGCACCAGAAGCCTTTACAGGAATGGCAGTGCCAGCTACGCCGTCAACACCGACATACAGCTTACCAGCGTCAGCACCAGTACCCAGTACAACAGCAAGTTCGCCAGCCTTTAGCTGTGCGGCAGTAATCTTGGCAAGTTCAGAAGTTCTCTTAATTTGAATAATAGCCATAATAAAAAATCTCCTTTTATAAAAAAATATATTTTTTATTTATATGAGGTTATCCTCATATTTTGCATACTTTTGGTGGAATTACAACTCGCCACCATCGAGGTCAATCTTTTCGTGGGCGTTCGGGTCGTCATTGTGCTCTTCCACAATTTTTTTGACTTCTCCCGTAGCCCCACCTACTACACTGATAACTGGTCTACCCAACTCGTCTTTAGTGATAACAAAATCATCGCCATCGAGCAGATAGCCACCATCAGGAGCCATTATAGGTTTCTTCGGCATGAAATCTCTCCTTTAATTAAGATGGTTGAACCCAAGTCGGTATACCATTTTTAATAGTGAGGACATAGCCTTCCATATCAGTGGTAAAAGATGGCACAAGTCCGTCCATCTTGGATTCCATGTTGCTAATTTCGTTATCAACGTATGTTTTGGTTGTTAAGTGGCTTGCATTTGTTGGAGCACCACCAAACACAGGAACATAAGTATTCTGAGTATTCGGTTTAACAAATGCGGCTTCACCTTCTGTAGTGCTGGTTAGTCTTACACCCTTGTCAGTTTTTTCAATAACAGAACCAATGAACACGGGCGTAGTACCATTAACATGAACTTTTTGCGCGTTAATCAAAGCGTGTTCATTCATGTCAATATTCCCCAACATTGTACCACCTGTTAACGTCAGCTTAGAAGCGATAGCACCTTCAACGTCAGTTACACGAGTGTTGAAATTATCTAATTTCTTTTCGCAATCTCCGACTTCGCTATTCAAGGCTTGAACAGTATCTTCAAGAATCTTGAAATTATCTGGCGTTACATACTGAGTAGTATCTGGCAAAGCATGAACATCTTCACAAGAAATCTGAACATCACCTGTTTTACCATTTACTGATTTAACAGCAGTCGCGCCAGCAGACTTAAATGTTACAATAGGTCTACCCAATTCATCCTTGATAATTTCAACTTCATTATCTTTGAATAGATACGCACCGTCAGGGGCTTTAATATAATCTGGCATTTTTCACACTCCTTTCTTTATCGAGTCCAATATATTTGTACCTTAAAATCTACTTGCGGTAATGTCTTGCAAGTAAATCTTACTTTCCCATCAAAAGAATAAACCCCTACAATAGGGTCAAGTGTATTAAACGCATTTTCTTGAAGTCGCATTTGTTCTGTTGTTCCTTCAAGAATCTTATTAACCATAGGTGTATCTGATTCAAGAATATCTGCAACATCAACAGTTTGTTGTAAATCTTGCCAATTATTAGCTGACAAAGTAACAATCTGCTTATATACAAAGCCAATATTCAGACCATCAATCTTCTCTAACAGCGTTTGTGGATATAGACTAACATACCCATTTGCTGTCTTTACCTTCATAGTAAAACCTTTATTTGCCATATCAACCTACCCCCATAGTATAGAATACCAAGGCGATTTTGACGTTGGCTTCTGGCTTATTATGAATACGATAAATAGTAAGCGTGTTTTCGCTAACTTCTATTTGACTAATAGTATTGTAGCTATTCTTATCACCACTAACATAATGAACTTCAAATGGCGCGTCTACAATACGATTATTTGTCTGAATAGCAATCGTCTGAATTGTTTCGGCTGTAGCAGGTACGTCTACTTCAAGAACTTGCGTTCCCCGAATATGCTCATCATTGGTAATAGCATTGACAGTTGTGCGAGGGAACAAGTCAAGATAGGTATTATTTTGTTTTGCAGAAAGACGAAATTCTATCAACTTACTCCCTCCTTATCTTACTAAAATTTTTATCGGCAAACTTTGTGTAATTTGCGAGTTAGCCATGATTGTAATTTTGCCATTGGCAACGGTAACAGATTCAAGTTTATTGTACTCTACCCATTGTGTGTTGCTCATAATAGATTGTGGCATTATATTTACAATAGAATCAATGGTAATATGACTATTACTAACATCAACTGACAAATTATTCCATTCGTTTGTTTGAATTGTGGCTTGAAACTCAAACCCAACTTCTCTATATTGGTCTTTATCTTCTACCCAATCAAAGATGGTATCAGGGTACATTTCTTCCCAAGTACCATTTTGATACATCATAAACGTGCCAATAATCGGCGTATCGGCAAGATGTGTATAAGGGTCGGACTGCGTTTTGAACCAAATTTTGCCGTTGATTAGTTCTTCAGTTGGCGCGACATTACTTACATAAATATTGGCTTTAACTACTCGTTCATACAATAGCCAAGTATCACTATTTGTAGGAAGAACATTAGTGTTGTTTTTTAGCGCGACATATATCTGTCCTTGATAAACAACAAGGTCGTTAATGTTATATGCTTTGCCAGAAGAATAATCGTACTGCTGACGAACATTTACGCCAGCCACACCTTGTTCTCCACGCAAGCCAACATATAGCCAATAATTAGTGTCGGTAATAGGCGTATTTGCAGGAACATCTTGCAATGCCATATACATTTCATTATCATAAGCAACAAAGTTCAGTTCCTTATATTCATTGCCAACAATCCATGTACCGACATTGCGATAATTGTCTACAAGACTTTGTAAAGTTTCTGATAAATCGGACAAAAACTTAATTACATTGTCATTGTACAAACTTTCAAGCGTTATAATTCCATTGACAAGCGTGTTAATACTATCACCAATCCATGCCTTGCCTTGAAGCTGTACTTGGTTATCGGAAAGTAAACGTAATGCTTGACTATAATTGCCTACACTCATATAAGATTCAAATTGCGTTCGTAGTGCTATATCAGCAATTTGAATATCTTGATATTTTAGCCACGAAAAAAGGCTATTAGGATTCGCCATAATAACCCTCCTTACGCTGTGCCTACAATCAAATTACCTTGACCATCATACGCTTCAAAGCCAGCGGTAATATTAGATGCGCTTGCAGGATTGATAAGTGGCTCAAGTTTGTAATATTTAGTTGGATTGCCAGTGGTATCAAACCAAAGTTCGCCTTCGCTCTGATTACTTGGCTCAGTATCTTGAATTGGATATACAGTAACGCTATACGGCATAACCAACTTCCAAATACTGTCATTTGTGCCGGGCTTAATATTAGTGTTTGTCGCTAAAGATTGCCAAAGAGCACCATCGTAAGTAACTGCATTATCCTTCTGATAATCTTCGCTTGCGTTCCACTCCGCACGGTAAGCCAAACCCACACCAGATACGCCTTGCTTACCTCTCTGCGTCATTACTCGCCAATAATTGCCATTTGTAGGAGCAATATCAGCGGGAGTATCAGCAATGGCAATATAGATATTTGTCTTAGTTCCAACTGTATATGAAACAAGATTGTTCTTTTTGTATGGTGTGCCAGAAGCCCATTCACTAATATAGCTAAAATTATCAATCAATGCTTTCCACGCAATTTGACGTTGTTCAATATCATCGTTAATGTCCGTAGAATAGAAACGCTCAATCGCAAGAATAGCTTCTGTTAATTTATTTAAGTCAGTCGCTTGAATAATCTTTTGCGATACAGAAGAAATCTGTGCAAGATATTGATTTGCTAATACTTGGTCGCCAGCTTGCATAGCATCGGTATAACCCTTAATAGCTGTGCCATCTCTTGCTTCAATATTCAAAAATGTCTTAAATACGTCTACTGAATCAGGAAACGAAGTCAAAGATAAATCGTTATAACGTGTTGACAAATAACCACTCCTTTCCTTTAATTTCCTTTTGCCTCACCAGCAATAAACTTGCCAGTACCAGCATTTTTGTAAAATTTTAACTCTACGCCATCGTACATACCAATTTCGCCAGTCTCTTTATGACGAGCAGGAATAAGATTGCGTACAGCACTGTCATCATCATAAACGATAAGACTATGGATTCTTACGCCCTTAGTCTTTAGGTCGGCTTTTCCACCTGTATTGCAAGCAAAAATATACAAACTATTGGCACAAGTAAATGTACCAGTATATGCAATTGTAACCGTTTTATCTGTATTCAGAGTGGTTACATTATCGTCTTTATCCACTGTAAACGGTTCTTCAAAATTTATATCAGTATTATATTCAGCGTAAACATTGGCATATTCTGTACGATACTTTTTACCATTGGTACGGAATGTATAATGTACTGTGCCATCCGCAGAATCGCGAGCGCCAAACAGTGCTCCTTCTTTGGTGTTTGGATATTGACTAACCTTGGCATAAACACGAGTATCTTGCTTTGGATTAAACCCAACATCAATCCATTGGTCGCCATCAGATTCAATGTATTCAAGCAACTCATAATCAGTATCAGCTTCATTTTCACCATAGTATCTTGCCATAGTAACAGTCATATCATCTGTTGGAGCAAGACCCTGCTGAATTGAAGTGATAAGATACTTACGCTTTTCGCCGTTGCGATTCAATGTATATTCAACAAGCATATTAACGTCAAGCCAATATACAGGAACACAACTTAATGTTACAGTATCGTTCAGATTAGTGTGAAGCCATAACTCATATTTAGCGCGTTGCAATGCCAAATCATCTGTTAGACAATTCGCATAATCATCATCATACAGTGGCAATCGAATACGACCTACTGAGCCATTTACATAATAAGGGCTTTTTTCATTTGTATCTTCAGCAAAACCATATGCTTGCAAATGTCCAAGCCATCGCCAATAAGTCGTTTTGTACTGAACACAAAAATAAACATCGCCTTCTTCGGCAACGATATTGGTGTCAGTACCATCATCATTCTTAATCGGCAATACAGCAAGGTCGTTGATTTTTAGCTTTGGCGCAGTTAAGCCTTTATTATTTTTCATTGTAAAACCATATACCACATTTTCGGTATAGGCTGTTACATCTTCGATGGTTAGCTTAATAGTATTGTCAGTAACTTCCGCAGTATCAGAATAATGCGCTGGGTCATGAGTTCGTCCCCACACTTCGATGCTATTCTTTACATTCTGGAAGTCAACTTCAATCTTTTCATTGGTAACGATTGGAATAAACGTAGTATCATCAACAACAACTGGGTCGTTTTCGCCAGTTGGCTTACGCTTATAAAAGAACGTGCCATTTACGTCAAAATATATCTCATAATATGGGTATATATCCCTTAGTCCTGACAACAAATCATATACAGTTGCGCCTTGACTAAATTCAAGGTCTGTAGGAATTACACTTGGAAATGGTGCTTCTTCAACAACATATTGTGTAAACCCGCCTAAAGCCAATGTATCAATGATTGTCTGACGAATGTTTTCGCCAGCTTTAAGCACAACAGGAACGCCCTTCAAATAGCCGTTTCGTGTACCAGTCAATTTTGCCATAAGGTCAAGCAAACTGAAAGATACTGTATTAGTTTCTGGCGCATATTCATAGCTTGGAGCATCAATAATATAAATGCCACAATTTACATATTCAATCTCCCCAGTTCGCATTGATTGCGTGCCGACAAGTAAACGAATATATTTATCAAGCCATACTCTTGCGCCACTGGCTACTTCAAAACTGGTATCTTTTACCGCAAGAACAATACTCGCTGTTCTTCGCACATCAGCGGTAGAATCAATAGATATACTGCCAGAAGTACAAACTCCTGATATTTCATCTACGGTTTGAAATTGATAATTCAATAATTCAACCTTAATAAAACGAGATTGAACCGATTGAACAGAAGTTTGAAATTGTGCAAGTGTTACTGGCATATTTCTTCCTCCTTATGATGGCGCGTCAATAATGCCATTGTAATACAAATCATTTTGGTCATCAGCATTACCAATCTCCGTCCATGTAATAGTCATAGAAGGTACGCGCAAACCAGAAGATTCAGCATAAGAAATCTGAATATCATCGGTAATAGCTACCAACCACTTAGCGCCAGTCCAGTCGCGTAAAATCTTTGGTTTTTTATCTGCAAGAAAATCCTTGAGTTTACGTTTCTTTTCATTGGTTTTTGCGCTGTCTATAATGCCAGTGTTTTCAAATTCATCATCAAGCACAATACCAGAGATAGAACCCGTATCATAACTTAACAGACCATTAGAAATAACGATAGGATATTTTCTGCCTAATGGTTGGAATGTGCCAACATTTACCTTGCGTGCATTCGTGCCATATTGTACATCATACAAGAATCGGTAACAAGTATCAGCGTCACCAATAAATACACCTTCAAGGTCGGACATAATACTGTTAATGATATAGTCACCTTCAGCATTATTTAGCACTGGAACAAAAGCGTATTCATATTCTACACCATGCGTATTTGTTCTATCTTCAAAAGCAAAAGATAGGTCAGATACAGAGTGAATAGGAACAGATTTTAGCGTCAGCCAATCAAACGTGCCACGGACACGGCGCTTAATTTTGACTTCAGTAATCTGATTCAAAGCAAACTCTACATTGCCAACTTCAATGTTGCCGTCAAATGTAGCGTCCATAATAGTATCATAGTCCCAAACAGTTGGAAGTGAAACATTAAATGGCTCAGATACATTCTTCGTTACACTGAATTGGTCAAAAATAGCATTTGTTACTCTTGTTGTCTTAATATCATTAACTTGTGCAGGAGTTGGATTTAAGCAATCTTGACCTGCAAACGCACTTAGTCCTATAAACTGAAACATAAATCCACCCCTTTCTTATTCTACAATCGCAAAATGTGTTTGATAAATATTGTTAATTCGTCTTAGCCAAAAACAATAATATGAACTGTCTGGTAGAATATCAAGATAATCACTGAAGATATAATACTTCATTCCACTAATAGATTCAACATATACTTCCATATACGCTTGCTTATCTTGAGCGGTTTTGTCTTTATATCCTTCTCGGTAATCTACTACAACTGTTTGACCATTAGTATTGCTAAAGCGAATTAAAGTTGAATTTGGATTTGCGCCCCTAAACCATAATTTTGTCGTAAAATCGCTGGAAATATTGTAACCTTGATTCCATTCAACATAACTGTCATTTTGGCGTAAATCCACTTCTTTATTATTTATATATGTTGGTGGGTCGGGCTGACTTACGCCCTCAATCAAAATCATATTAGAAGTAACAGTAATATAACCATCTTTGCAATGATTTTCAAGTTCTATCTGTGAGTAAATACTTGGATTGATATATCGTGTATTAAATCGTACTTGTCCTGTCGTTACTGTAGTTCCATTGATTGTTAAACCAACAATTTCAATAAAATATTCGGTTGTATTCTCAAAGCCGTTAAACAAATAACTACCATCATACGGCGGTACGCCATCTTCTACATACACTGTACCAGAAGTAGAAATTAACGTCTTTGTACTGTCATACAAATTAACCACATAGCTATTTAATCTTTCTCCTTCAGCTTGATTATAACTAAATTCAAAGTTGAATGAAGCATTATCAATAATTGCAGTAACAGGAAAATTCGTCATTACAATACTTGGAGCAGAATAGCACCAAAATTGAATAGGAATAGATTCTGCTGATTCTACTCCGTTGCCATCAATCACGATAATAGTTGCATTATAATAGTTACCATTGGTTAGAGAGCCAGCAGGTAACGTATGTTCAAACTTAAATGTAGTTTGTTGCTGTTGATAAACAATCGAATTATCTGTCTGTTTTCTAATGGTTAGCTTGTTTGCTGTAACTTGAGCGCCAGACCCATATACAGTAAACGTAAAGGTATGAGCCTGTGTAGCGTCAAACGCAACCTGTGTATTTAACACTGGTCTTGGTAAAGCCATTGCCATACCTCCTTACATAAAAAATGTTAAATTGGCGTTGCCTTGGGGAATAAACACTTTAACGATTTTACCAACTTTTACTTGATTATCGCCATATTGTTTGATAGAATGAACTTGTCCATTATATCTTACATTCCAATTAGTTCCATTCTGTCCAATGACAAAGCCATCATAAATTTTCGTAGTATTACTAATTGCTTCTTTAAGCAACAAATTAAAGCCCTCAAGCATAGCTTGTACAGCTTCTTGGTTCATTTCGTCCATAATGCCCTCCTATATAAAAGAGGGGGTGAGCATTACGCTCACGCCCTCCCCATAGTCGTTTTATACTGCACAACATTACGCCAGAAATTATTTTTGAGATAATTAGCAAAACCTTCACCATCCACAACATTGGGTAGAGAAGGATTGAAGTTTTCTATGCAAATCGTCACACCAGAATTTTCAGTTTGTGCGCCTGTGATAGCAGATACAATATCGCTCGGTCTGGTCTGTCCCCATTCAAACAGGTTAGCTGTCATATCATGAGGAACAATACCTTCGCCTTGACCAAGTACGCGCAATTCTGCGCCTTCTTCGCCAACAAGCGAAATACCTGCCGCATTATATTTAGTGCCAGAAGCCTTCTTTGAATAAGTGCCTTTATAATTGGACTTTGTAGTGTTAGAAGTTTTCTGAGAAGTATAAGAACCGTCCTTATTAACGCCAGTGATAGTGTAAGTACCGCCATTGGTAACTACCTTGTCACCAGCCTTTAAGCCAGATGGCGCTTTACCATTAACGGATTGGTAAGTTTTTCCAGAAGAACTTGAACCACCAGAAGAAGAACTACCTTTATTAAGCCCAAGACCGCCAGTTACAGCGCCAATGACCGTGCCAATAGCACCACCGACAGCGCCACCAATAGCACCACCAGCGGCAATACCTGCACCAGTACCAATAATTGCGCCAGCACCCGCGCCAACAGTACCCTTGTTAGAATCATAAGAAGGCAGGTCTTTACCTAATTCTTCTTCTTTTTTAAGTTTGTTAAGTTGCCCCATGATTTCGGCATACTTATTAACATAATCTTGGAGATTACCAAGGCGCTCTTTCCAGTTGTCGGCTTCAAGGTCAATACCAAGTTTCTGTAGAACATTAAGTTCCTTCTGCTTCTTTTCATAATCAGAAACAACCTTGCCCCATTCGTCCTTGTATTTCTCCCATGCGTCAATCTGGTCGTCAATAGCCTTTAGAGCCGCTTCTTTCTGCTTTTCAAGATTTTCCTTTTCTTTCTTGAGTGTTTGTTCGCGCTCAATCTTTTCAAGGTTAGTCTTAGCTTCGGAAACTTCGTCCATGTCGTTGATATATTGGAATCGACCATTCTGATAAACCATGACTTTGGTAGAACGAGCACGAGCCAAAGCGTCAAGTGCTTCTTCCTTTTCAATTTGGTCATCAAGTTCATCGTTCGCCTTTTCAAGCGCGTCAATTTTATCATCCCAATATTTTTCAACGGTATCGCGTTGGTCGTTCAGTTTGTCGATTTCTTCTTGAGCCTTATCTGCAACAAGGTCAAACAAATCTTCATAAACGTCTTGCCAATCTTCAAGTTCTTTAATCTGAGACTTTTTAGCTTCTTCCCAAGCCTTCTTTTCAGCTTCAGCGGCTTTTTTGGTCGCTTCTTTACGCTTTTCAAGGTAATACTTATAACTAATCTCGCCACGAGCATACCATTCATCCATCCACTTTTCAACACGATGCCATGCTTCAATTTCGGAGTCAGCACCCCAATCTTCAAGGTCATTGCGGTCGTCAATGTAATCTTTGGATTTCTGATAGCGTTCGTCAAAAGCCTTTTCTTGGTAGGAAGTTATGTCATCTTGAAGCCCCCACCAATCCTTCTGGATTTTACGGATTTCTTCAGAATCATCATTAAACCCTTGGCTTCTCCACCAATTTGCTTGCTGATTAAGTTGCTTCTGATAAGCCTTGCTCATCTTAATGAGTTCAGCGTAAGAAGCGCCTTGTTTTTCACGCAAGAAAATATGGTGTTCAGTTACATCATTGGCTTCTTCAAAGGCTTCTTTCTGCTTTTTCTGTGCGTCTGTTAGTTCGTCTGTTGCTTCGGCGGCTTTGGAACTTGCAGAAGCGTTAGCAGACTTAGCAGAAGTATTGGCTTTAGTCGCCTTAGTATTAGCATGAGTAGCCTTAGTGCTACTACTGGTCGCACCAACATATCGACTTTCAGTTTTGCCAACATGAATAGTATGATTGCCATTGCTTACGCCAGAGCCAGAAACAGAGGTTCTACCACCAAACTTGCCGTTTGAGTACCCTTGGAGCAACCCCTTGCGAATCATATCAGTAACATTCGCAGGAATAATGGTATCGCCCTTATTTACCTTGACAAATTCTGCACCGTTTTTACCAAGAAGTTCTTTTCTACCATCAGCAGTAATACGGAACTCTGCGCCTTCCTCACCAACGAGTGCAATCTTAGAGGATTGAGAACGCATTGGTTGAGTGCCAGAAAGGTCATCCATTTTACCGTTGGCGTAAGCTGGAATTTGACCCACAGCCTTATGCGCTGTAGGAAGTGCAGGTGGTTTCCACTGAGAAGTATCAGACTTAAATACGGTTGTAACAGTAGTGTTAAGTTTTTGTGCTGTATTATAAGCGCTGGATGCTTGAGTTTGCAAATAATTAGCAGACCCACCAGCCGTTAGCATACCATTGATAAAGTTCTGAAACGAAACTTGACCTAATTGTTGAGCCTTGGTTTTAGCTTCTTCGGACTTATTACCTGTTTGCTCGGCGGTAGTACCAGCTTCACCAAGTTGACTTGTCATATTGCCAGCGCTAAAGCTATTAACTTCACCATTAACGTTTTGAATACCTTGCTGAACTTGTTGCATTGGGTCAGCAATATTCATGTTAGAGAATATGCCTTGTAGAACACTTGCGCTATTTTGTGCGGATTGTTCTGCACCAGACATAGCACTCTGAACACCTTGCTGTACTTGTGGCGCAAAACTATTAGAGAACCAATCAGCAGTTCGTTGACCAGATTCTTGAACGGCGTTCATGCCTTCGTCAACTTGATAACCCAACTCGCCCTTAACTTCAGCGCCAATACCATTAAGCGCAATTTGAGTAGTATTTAATTGGTCTTGAATAGCTTCGGTTACTGCGTCAGCGAAATCTTTACCTACATCGCCCGCTTGGTCAGCGTCAATTTCCATACCGTCAAAAAGATTAGCAAGTATGCTCTTACCCGCATCAGTATTGGCAATATCATCAAAGTCCATACCGCCAAAGGCATCTTCGATTTGGCTTTTTAGTTCGTTGACCGCATCTTTTGACTCAAACTTAATGTTATTACCATCAAGTTCAATTTTAGTGCCTTTACTTGCGTCTTTAAGCGCACTATTAACTTTGTCGATAGTTCCGCTTAAATCCCAAGAACCAGAATCCGTAGTAAAGGTTTTAAGCGCATTTGCATAACCTTCAACTTGCTTTGCGGCATCAGTAAAATCTTGACCTTCTAATTTACTAAAGTCAAAATCAAAAGGTACATTTGTATAGGAAGAAAGGTCATTAAGTTTATCATTAAGTGCTTGTAAATCTTGCACTCTATTCTTAATATTCGTGGGGTCATTACTACCGAGTTTATTTAGTAGGTCTGAAATACCTCCTGCATCTGTATTAGAAACAGCGTCATGAATATCTTGAATAGCGGCTTGAGCGGCATTTAAGGTATCACCCATTTGGAAGTCTACAGAACCACCAAGGGCTTCCATAAAGCTACTCAACATTGGCTGTGTTATACCAAGAGCGTCCGCAAGGTCGCCAAAGTCCTTAACAGCTACTTTGAAAGTACCATCATCAAATTTCTCAAAATTAACAAGGTCGCCAAATTTATCTTTGTTTTTGGAAATTTGCTCGATATTTTTAAGAAGTTTGTCGCCTAAGAAATTACCCGCTGAATCATAGTAGGCTTTCATATTATCAAGAGCAGTAGCCGTTTCAACCGTAGTTGTACGGAAATCCGACATAGCGGCTTTCTGGTCTTGAAGCGCGATAATATTCTTATCAGTTGTACCGTATACGCCTTCCAAAGCCTTATTATACGCTTGCATATTCTGAATGCCATGTTTATCTGACTGCTCAATGTAGTCAGCCATTTCATTCATTTGTTGCAAAGGCTTTGCAAAGTCGGTTTCTAAAGCCTTGTCAAATTCGTCATAAGCGCCAGTAGCATCTTGTACAGCACCAGTGAATCGGCGCATAACTTCTGATAGATAAGTGACGGTTTCTTCTGTTGACATATTGCTAAGCTGTGAGCCAAGCCAACCCGCACGGTCGCCTATCAGATTTAGTATTTGCTCAAGATTGTTCAAAGAAGATGGGTCAAGTTTTTCCAACCATTCTTCTGTAGAAAAAGCGTCTTTAGCTTTAATGCCGAGTTGAGCAACAGTTGTCCCCAAATCTTGTGCAAGATTTACTATACGGTCGTGTAATTGTTCTGCTTTATCGGCGGCGTTCTCCATTGCTTTTGAATCGCCGTCAAGTGCGTCACCAATAGTTCCACCGCTTACAGAATCACTGGCTTCAGCCAAATCAATCAAAGATTGAATGTAATCAGCTTTAGTAGTATCGCCAGCAGATACAGCCGCTTCTTTATATTCCTCAAGTTCAGAAATAATTGATAGAATCGAACTTTCAGCTTCAGTAGCGGCTTCTTTATAATCAAGATTTTGTGTTTGTGTAAACTTGTGAATAGTTGTTTGTAAATCTGTTAATTTTTGTTTATAGGCTTTTTCGCCAGTAAGAGTAACAGATACTTCTTCACCACGAAGATTTTGTTGCTTTGTAGTATAGCGCATTTTATCGCCATACTGCTTATCAAACAACTTAGATTGTTCTTGCCAAAGTGCGGCTTGCTCTGCCTTTAACTTTTGCTCTTGCAGAGTAATTTGTCTTTCAATAAGGGTGTTTTGGCGTTCAAGCGTATTTGCTTCATTTTCAAGTTCGCCATTCCACTTTGAAGTACCCTTTAAGGAATTGATTTCTTCAAGACGTTGTTTGTTAGATTCAAGGGTCGAATTGTATTCGTCAATTTGGCTTTGAATATCACTAACAGAATTTTTATGTTCGTCTACAGACTTCTGAAGGTTCTTTTCTTCATTAGCATAATGCTTAATAGCTATTGCAAGTCCAGCACCAGCGGCAACAACAGCACCAATGCCAATCGCAAGTGGGTTTAGCGAAGTAAGAGCCGAAAGCGCAGACGAAGCCATTCCTGACAACGCACTGGAAGAAGCTGTCATCGGCCCAGCCATACCAGAAGCAGACATACGAACATCGTTAAAGATACCCATTAAATTGGTGAATATCGAGCCAATTCTACCGCCAGCATTCATCAACTCAGTAATGGTTCTTTGTCCAGTGCTCATGCCTGTGAACATCTGAAGCAATACTCTTGCCGTATTGCCAAAAATAGCAGAAGCCGCTCTCATGGTAGTAGAAAATAGCGCAAATTTAATAATTGCTCTACCTACACCAGTATCAGCAAGTTTGGTAAAAGCGTTGACCAAATTCAACACTTCTGATACCATTTCCTTGGTAATTACAGCATTAGCAAGTTCTTGGAAAGAAGCCTTTAGAGCCGCAACCTTGGACTCAAGGCTATCCATATATGCCGTATTTTCCTTTGCGGCTGAACCTACGGAATTAAGTGCTACATCTTGAGCCTTTACTACAGAATCCCAGTTTGAGAGAAGTGAAGCAAGGTTCTGAGACTGATTTGCCTTAAATTAAAGTAAGTTAAAAGTTTCTTGCAATTTATTTATATAAGTTCCTGTATTAAAAAGCCAAAAAGGTATTCTTAAAAGAATATAATCATGTTCCTTTGCATAATCTTCTTTTATTTTATCTCTTTCTTTCTGGCGCTCTAAATCTTCTTTGCTTGTCCACTGAGTAACATAATAATGTTGTCCACCATCAACTTCGATTAGTATAATTTGGTTATGCCAATCACACTTAAAATCAAATGGTAATGAACGTTTATTACGACAATCGGGAAAACGATATTGAGTTTGAAAAGGAATGTCATGTTCTTCAAGCCATTCACGAGTCATTAACTCAAGCCGAGATTCACGCTTAGAGCATTCTGGACAACGATAACGATTCAATGAAAGAATTTGATTTGCTTCTACTGTATAGTATTTCCCACATCGGCATTGTACCTTAAATCGTGTGCTATTTTTCCCTGCAATTTGCGAAATAATTTTTAATTGTAAATTATTATTATCACAAACTTTTTGTAAATTGGGAACAGCATAAGGGTTAGTAGAAGAAAATTTGTTTGTCCCACTATTACCATTGTTCAAAGACCCTAAACTTATATCATATTCAAGTCCTTCTACATCTTTGCAATGTAGTCTTGCGTGTCCACCTTGACAATCAAAATTTTTAGAATCTTCTAATAATTCAAACCCTTTTGCTAAATAGAATTTTTTAATTTCTTCATAAGAATATTTTCTATTTTCGGCAGATAGTTTATTAGAACACTCTGAACAAAAATGCTTTTGGTCTGGCTGTCCAATCCAATGACACCATTTCTTTTTATACGATTTTCCGCATCGAGGACAAATAAACTCAATTTTATTTACAGAAGAATTTACTAATTCTTCATCTGAAGAAAGAATACAAACATTATCTTGAACCGTAGTCGCATAAAGACGCATATTATCAGCCTTAAATGGATTTTTCTTGCTCCATTTGTCAAATTCTTTTGTTCTTAAATCTGCAATATGGTCATGGTAATTTAGATAATATTTATATCCTTCTTTATCAATACAAGGAACTTTTTGTTTATGGTTGATTATTAGAGCCAAAGGTTCTAAACCTCTTTCTCTAAATTTTTCTGCATAATTTATCATTAACTTACTTCTTTCGTTGACTATATCTCCACTATTAAATAGTGTCAGTGCGCTTCGGATTTCTCCTACTCTACTCGCTTCGTCCGTTAAAACGTCTTATTCTATTTATATTATACTATAAATAGTTACATTTGTCAAGAAAATAATTCTTGATTGCTTTCGATAGTCGATGAAGGTTATACCGTATTTCAACGGCATCTTCCCTGCGGATTGACCATATATCCTTATCTCTTTTACGATACTTCGGTTAATTACTCCGAACCCTTATCTATGTTACCATGATAAGTTCGTGTATAAGGCTCTTAGGCAACTGCATACGCAGTTAAAGCGTTTTCAACATACTCCGCTTTCTTTCCCGCCATTTCACACTGAAGGGGCACAATACTCAATCTACCCGCTTGTATGTTTAGGAAATAAGACTGCTCATTCTTAGATAGTCCGTCCCACTGTTTAGAAACGTCACCTAAGATTTCATACAGACTTCTTAATTCGCCTTCTTGGTCATAAATCGCAATATTATGGTCATTATACCAATTAGTTAATTTTTGACCTGTGCTTGAACTTTCATCAACAACTTGGTTAAGACGGCTTTGCACAGACACCAACGCACGGCTACCCTTAGACGCATTACGAGTAACTTCGGTAATACCCGTAAGCATTGCCAAAGACTGCTCAAATGTATTATTGCCTACTGCAAGTGCGGCAGACATATTGCCAAGGTTTGTAGCAAGGTCGCCAGATGAAACCGCAAAATTGTTAGAAACTGCGTTCACCGCGTCCACGATATGAATGGCATTATCTGCTTCAATGCCGAACGCTTTCATTTGTGCGATAATAAACGAAGCGGAATCACCAGCAGATAGTGATTCATCCGCTACGTTTTGAAACATAGCTGAAACTTGCGCTAAGTTCGCAGAATCTTCATCATTGAAAGAGTTCTTGCGGAACTCAGTCGCACCTTCTACCATTTCCGACAGTTATCTTTTATCCCACCAGCTTTTAGAATAAATCTCCTTAGATTTTTCATCATTCCTTTGTGCCTTATAATGCACAATAAAGAACTTGCCAGTACGGAAATAATTAACCGTACCGCCAATAAGCCAGAAGAAACACTGAACAGCAAAACATTCAGCCAACGTCTTAATAATCTCCATGATATTCAACTCCTTTTATAAGTCTATTATATCATATTATTTAGCGTTGTCAAGATAATTCCATAAGATTTCTCTTACAGCCCGAATACTTCTTTTCCCTATATATTTTGGAGGGAAGTGAACTTTTACTCTGTTGACACATCCCTCATCAGGACTTCGCGCCCAAACTGCCATTTTATATAAATACTTTACACTATTGACATTTCTATATCAACACTATACAATATTTATATCAATACTTAGGCGTTTCCACCATATATCATCCTTACTGTTTTTTGAGTTTCCATACCGTCACACTTAGGCGTATCTCATCCTTATGTTGTGGTAGTAAGGCTCTTAGGCTTTCAAGGGTTTTGAACACTTCTCAGTGCATATTTACCATCTATACACTCTGGTTATTATTAGCCAGTACGAGCAACGGTAGAACCAAGGTCTTGTAATTTATCTACATATTGATTTAGACTATCTCCGCTTAAATCAGATACTTTCTTAAAATCTGTAAGAGCAGAGTCCATTTCAAAAGTTTGTTCTGCAAAACTTTTAATAGTATCAATACAAGCGTTTAGAACAACGTTCCACTCTTGATAAGAAAGCGTAGATTCTTCAACTGCGGTCGCTGTTTCACGAATTTGCTCAGAAGCGTTTTGAGCACCTTGCGTTAATTGCAATAATTGATTATTTGCATTATTACCACCACCGCCACTACCGATACTATTAAAATTATCACCAGCGGTTCTCAAGTTTTGCCCTAATTGCTCTGCTTGTTGCGTAGCGTTACCGAAGTTGACGTTTGCATTGATGTTGTCAAACGCAGTTCTTAAACGTGTTTGTAAATCATCAATCTGATTATTTACTTGATTCAAGTTAATGCTTAAAGGAACATCCTTAACCGCATTTTCAAGTTTAGATTTTATTTCGCTAATTTGCGAATCAATTTGCGAAGTTTTTAATTCAGTATCAATAGAAATCTTAAAATCTGCCATAAACTCACTCCTTCACTTTTGGGTTTTTGGCAAAGCGAACTTTGCTTATCTGTGAGTATGCTACCAGAATAGCGTCAGCAATATCGTCATCGTTCTTCTTGCTACAAGGTGACACCCACTTTAGTTCAAGACCGAATCGTTCATTTGCTTTTTCTATTGATTTTCTTTTCATTTCATCCCTACGAGTACCAGCTTTCGTACCATCAAAAAGTCCAATCGGACTTCTCCATGCGCTTGGTAAAATAAACTCGGTAGGAATATTCATAGAAGATGTTACTCCTAATAACATTCCTTGCACAGCACCAAGGATAACCAAGGTTTTATTACCTCGTTTACCCATCAAAGGAACATCTTCTAATATCACCTTATCAACATGATACTTCTCTAATAGTTGCTTAATGAAAGGCGCGATTTGCTGAGTGCGGTCGCGCCAATCATCACCATTAGGTCTGAAGCACCCATAATCAATAAGGTCAGTACCATTGAATATACTCCATCCTACCGCAGTGGTTGAAGCATCAATACCACAATAAACCATAGTTATCCTCAATTCTGTACTATACCTTATTTTTATCTTTCTATTGGCAATCCTGCTTGTCTACAGCCTTGATAAAACCATTCTTTAATAGCATCTTCACTACAAGCGTCTAATAAGGCTTGCCATGCGTCACGAGCCTGTGTCCAAGAGCCTTCACCGTAAATCTTACCCGCCAGACCTTGATATACAATTTCTGCCAAATAAGGAACAGCTTCGTCAGTTAAATTAGAATGAGCACTAATTTTACTTGGGTCATATTCAAACGTTGCATGACCGCTTGCACCAGAAGCATTGGCTTCGCCTTTCCATGCTTCTCGTAATTCAAAAGTACGAGAATACATTTGAGGAGAGTAAACAGCGTATACTATCTGATTAACAACTTGCTCATTCTTTTCCTTAATCTTTTCCACTGTATACTTTAACGCGCTTTGAATTGCGGGAGCGCATATTGCCATTAAGGCTTCAATGCTTGTTATCGCCATCGTTCATTGCCTTGCGTGCAAATTTCTGCACTGCGTTCTTTCCAACAGGTGTGTCCATAAACTTATTGACTTCGCTAAGAATTTGAGCAAGCGCACGCTGAGTAGATTCATGATATTCAAGAGCATCATAAATCTTATAAACATTGTCAACATGAAACATTACTTCATCAATAAGGCTACACTGCAAAAGTTCGTCATGTGTATGCTTCTCAATTTCTTCAACGGTCATATCCGTAGCATGAACAAGAATTAGCATATCAATATTCTGTTGACGTTCAGCCCAAGTATGGAATTTCATAGTTGATTCAGCAATTTGCTGAATCTGAGCATAAGTCAGATAACGATTGACGGTAACACCGTACTTATCAAGATATGTAGTTTCTTTTTCTGGAATAATTGCCATTTCCTTTTAGTTCCTTTCTTTCGTTACAAGAGATTAAAATGTTTTGCGACATAAGCACCAACAACCACACCAGTAAGGATAATTGTTGGTAAATTTGTTTTAATATAAGTTAAGAAATCAAATTGCCCTTTTTCTTCAAGGTCATCAAGTCGATTGTTTAGTTTCTTATTAGACTCCGCAGAATTTTTCTGCAACATTTCAATCGCCTTTGATTGTTCGTCCATCTTTACATTCATTTGCACCATAGACAACTGAACAGCGTCAAGAGTAGCATCTAATTTTTCACTTACTTTAATTTCTCTCTCTATCATTTCCTGCATAAACGGTCGGGTGCTTTCTAATTCTGTCACTCGTTCAGACAGGTCGTTCACCTTATGATATAAGATACCGATGTCATCTGCCATTTAGCAACCCTCCCATCATTCCTTTAATCGCCATGTTCCATTCTTCAATTTTGTCGCTTTGACATAAAGTGGAACGTGGTCAAAAGGATTTGGAACAATAACTGCTTGTTCTCCAATTTCAATATAAAGTTTGCCTTTTCGTTCTTGAATAACTCTGCGATAGCCAGCAGGAATTTTGGCTTTTATCTTTTGCGGACAATCGTCAGGCATATATCTTGACGGCTTATATCCTTGAATTTTTTCGCAATACATCATATAAGGACAAACAGAATTGGTAACTTTGCACAAATTACCATTAGTATATTCACACATAATGTTACCCCCTGTTATGAAAAAATAGGGAGAAAGGAATAACCTTCCTCCCTATTCAGATTAACCAACAATTACGGTAGCGTATGCGGGTGGTACGTTCGGATAATTGGTAAGTGTAATAGAAATTACAGCAGTACCAGCAGTAGAACCAGCAGTTACAATACCAGTATTAGCGCCAACAGTAGTACCAGTTGCAGTAGAAGCAGGAGCATCTACAATAGCAAAGGTAAAGTTGGAGTTTTCCTTACGCTGAGAAGCGATTGCGCCACCGAATACAGCACGAACAATCAGAGTTTCAGTACCAGACTCAGCAAGGTCAATGTCAGCGTTCTCGCAAGCGAGTGCTACAACATCATCTTGCCACTTAGCGCCAAAAATCTCTTGAGTCATAGTACCGTATACTGGGTCTACTTCGCAAGACTCAGTATCAGAATATGCCAGTGCCTTACCAGACAGAGAAACGGTTGCCGCAGAAGCTGCCGCCCACGCCAGATTTTGTGCGCCATCGAGTTGGAACTGAGGAATATCGGTAATTAGACGACCATACTTAGAAGTAGAAGCCGCTACATCAGCGGTAGAACCAGAGAATAGGTCGTTAATCAGAACAAGGTGCAGTACCTTTGGAACGAACTGAGCCTTAATAGTAATAGACTTAGCGTTCTCATTCTGATAGAAATACTTAACACAATAGTGCTCATTTTCCTTTGCACCAGCGATATTCATCTTCTTCTGGTCAGCGTCAATAGTACCAATAGTCCAATCAGCGTCAGAAGGCTTCTTATACCAGCCGATATAAGAACCAGAGAATGCGATTGGCTTGTTAGTTAGTGTTACTGCGCCACCAACGGCACCAACAGTTAGTTCTTCCTCAGTTACGGATAGACCGCCTTGCTCAAGGTTTACACCAAGGTTTGCGGCAACGTACTGAAGGTTAAACATTGCAATATGTTCACATAAGGACGCAACTCCCTATGCCGTTCTTAAAGAACCGCTCTATCTTTTCGATAGATGTTCAGACTATTTGTTCACCTCTATAAAGAGGGGAGGATTTTTCAGCTACCATTAGCTTGTAGCTTACTCTCTCGCCAAGAGATAGTCGTTGGGGGTTTTCCATATCTTTATAGACTTAGGACTTTCCCTGCTAAACTACCCATTAGATTTTATTTAATTTGACTTTAGTAAATTTTCTACTTGTTGTTGTAATTTTATGAATTGCGTTGCGTAATTCTTCTTCGGTAGGGAGTCTGTTTTCATAAGCTATAAAGCGAATAACTTTATAACCTTTAGACTCTACAAAGAAATCTCTGCGCTTATCTTCTTCTTGTTTGTCTTTATGCCAATACCAACCATCATATTCAATGTCAATTTTAATTCCATTGACAATCGTCATGCAATCCAAAGACACTTTATCGCAAGGATAATTCAACTCAGAATTACCGTATAAATCAATTATCATTTGATTCAATAACAGTTGTTTTTCTGAGGTCTTACAAGTTCCGTTTTCATACATTGTTTGGTTGATTTTGTTTCTAATTTCAGAAGAACATATTGGTGCTTTGCCACCATACTTAGAAATATTAGTATTTTCAATTCTCGTAGCAATTTCTGGAACGGAACGTAAATCTTTAATACCGTTTTCCGTACCATAATGAGAATTAAAACTATCTTGTGTTTTCTGATAAATTTCGTCATTTTCAAGCGGAGAAGAAACGCCATACTTTAAAAGACAAGTTTCTTTCATCTTCATGCGTACTTCATCCAACTCTACTACATTATTAACACCATATTTCTTTTGTACGGTTGCGCGAATTTCTTTACCTTTACAAGCAACACAACAATCTTTCTCTTTTCGTAACTGCGATTTCTCATAATTACGAGAAGTAGGATAATAAATTTTGCCACAATAATCACATTGCACAGGAATTTTAGCACCACTACTTAACTCAAGTACATCACTCGCTTTTGCATAAAACTTTTCGCCAAAAGCAGTAAATTTATAACCACGAGTTACATATTTAACTCTATTAGTTGGATGCCATTTCATTTCAACCAAATTATCTTTTAACAGCAAATTTTATCATCCCCTTTCTTATATTATATCATAATAATACTTAAAAGTCAATAAAATCAATCCCTTTACTTTTTATAACCACTCAGCTTGTCGTTTCCAACTACTGTTTGGGTAAAAGGGCTTTAGGGCATTTTCAAAGCATTAAACACTCGGTACTTAATTGTCACCAATTAAGCAATGCAAGTTACATCAGTGATAGAAACGGTCAGTGAAGAATCATGGAAGTATTGACCGTAGAGCAGGTTGCCCTGACCACCGCGTACTTCCTCGGCGGTGATAGAAGAATCGAAAGTGGTATCACTTAGAGTAGTACCAACACCAATCAAGTCCTGACCGTAGAAAAACAGCGCACGAGCAGGGCCAGCGGTGAAAATATTAGCAGAAGCCATACTTTAATTTCCTCCTTGATTAAATAATTGTTCCAGAGAATCACCATGACTTGTATCAGTAGACGCATTAGTGAAGCTACCTTCGCCACCCATCTGCTTAACAAGCTGGTCTTTCTCTGTAATGTATCCATCGAACTTACCTTTCTTTTTATGGAAAATCCAATGTTCAAGTTCATTACCCTTGCCACCAAAAAGTGCCACGGGACGAACCGTTGTAAATTCAATTTCGCCACAAACTTCATCAAAAAGCATAATATGAGAACGTAACGTCATCTCAAGCTGTTCTTTCTTGGATAAGCCACAATGAGCCGTAATAATTGCACACTTTCGCTCAAAAGTCGGCATATCAATATCTTTGTTTCTCAGCCTATCAGTTTCTTCCATTGCTTTTTTCAAGTCTGGGTTAATATACTCATCATCATATTTTGGAATATTCTGGTAGAGAATAATTCTCCGAATATCTTCAAAATCTTTGTGAGTAATTTTTATTCCTGCTTCTTCATCCACTATTAACGGCTTGTTAGTTTGTTCATTAAAAGTTATCGCAGGATGCTCTAACCCTAAACAAAGTTTCAAAATATTGACAAACTTTTGGACAAAAACTGGCGCTTCAGCCATCATACCAATAATAAACTCAAGATAACTCATAGAAATTACCTTTGCATCATTGACACTATTTTTGTCAAATGCTATAATGTCAATACTGGATTGAAAAACAAGTCCATGTTTTACATCAACAGGAATAATGTTAATAGTGTTACCCCCCTTACATTTATAGGGGACTGGTTCATCGTAAGCAAAATATACTTCTTTGAGGTATTGTAAATCAATCGCCACAAGCAACATCCTTACCAGAATCGCCCACAAGCGTACTCATATAAAGTTGAACGCCTGTAAATGTTTTACTATTTCCTATAGTGCTTCGTGCAAGATTGTATCTTGACATATCATCGCTGAAGGTTAGTTTACCAATACCAGCTACATATACGCCATTAAGCACAGCCATAGCACGGTGAATAAACAAATCTCCACGAGATACAGGAATATTTTCATATTCTACCAAAGACATTTGACCACCATATAAGAAATCAAACGCATATACTGGTGTTGCCACATACAATTCTTTGGCATGAATATAATAATCATAAATTTTCAAAATACACTTGCTTTCAGCCATAACATCTTCCACAAGGGGAGTAAGAAAGATGCTATAATCTGCTTGCGCCCCAGTTTTCCAAATAAGGCTTAACTTCTCTGCAAAAGTAAGGTCTGGTTTGCTTAAAGCATCGTAGCTATTATACTTTAGCAGTTTCCAGATAATTTCGTCATTTTTTGCCAAATACGTTAAAATGTTATATGGAATTTGAGGTAACGCTTTCATACTATTATACATATTATCACCTTACCCCATCATACTGAGCGCTTTAATATTAAATTGTGCTGATACATGACCGTAACTCTCTGTATCACCTTCAACATACAATGTCTGTACGTCTTTTGATGGATTGATACATTCAATAGTCATAGTAGTCCCATCACTGGATAGACGTAAAACCTTATTATTAGTCACACCCTTATCCAATGTACATACAAGATTAGTTAGCTTTTCGCCATTGACGCTAAATTGTGCGTGCTTAACTTCAAACTGTCTAATACTATCGAATGCGTTTTCCATTGTTACAACTGGAACAATCTCTTGTTTATCGGCAACTGTAACTTTAACTTCGGCGTAAACTTCATAATTACCTTTAAGCTGTACCTTAATAGTAGTTACGCCTTTCCCGACAACTTGCAATTTTTCGCCATTAACTGCGATAACAGCAGTGTCACTTGAACTCCATACTACAGGTCTGTCAACTTGCTCACCATTAAGAGTAACGCAAGCCACAATATCAAGCGACTCCATAGTATCAGGAATGATAAAATCAGAGTGATTGAGAACTACAGCGTAATCATAAGCGCCATTGTTAGCTACTTGATGTACCAAATCATCACCGTCATGCAACTCATCGAGTGACAAATCAAGATAAAGAATAGTTGGTTCTTTTTCTTCTACGTTTGCCATTAGCGCATTTTGATATGCGGTTAATTTGAACGCACGCCCACCAATAATAAAACGTTTATTGTATGTAAACAAACGCATAGTATCTGGATTGGCTTGAACAATAACAATCGCATGGTTATTTGGTGTAATAATGGCGTTTGATACTTGCACCGAAGGTGAAGTCATATCGTAATCAAGTACACATGGAACAGTAAAGATTGAGCCATTTTCAGGGTCAATAATTCTGAGAAAGTTCGTGCAACGGCGAATGGTATTACCGCCTACTACACCATCAGAAGGATTTACGAAATCAGAAATCCAGTAGTTGTTGTCGTACTTAAAATAAGTACCGCGCTCTGGAAAGTAATCTAACTCTCTGTACATTAGTGAACGATAATCAGTACCATTCTTCATAAAAGTAGTGGTAGTGCCAATGACCTTACTCATCCACACATGAACTTTATGGTAAGTATCTGCACCAATGTAATCTTGTTCTTCTACAATGGTTTCGACAGCAGTATTTTCCCACTGGTCATCAATAAAGGCTTGTTGTACCCCTCTATATGCATCATTAGGAGTCATACACATACCCATAGCCATTTCATTCTCAAAAAATTTGTTAGCCATTGGCTCACTCCTTTTCAAGAATATGGATAATATCAAACACTACTCGTTTTACAGTATCGTGGTGTGCGTCTGCACCCAGTAAATACAATCCTTTTAGATAAGCACTAATATCGCTATGGTTCTGACCAAAATACCGTACATATAGCTTATCTACATAACTAAGGTAAGAATCCAGCGTAGCAGAAGTATCATTATCATCAATCGCCTTTTCATATTGAACAAGCACATTGAAGATTTCATCAATTCTATCCATTATAGACCTCCAATCTTATCAAGGTCTTGCACCAGATAATCATTGATTTTCTGATATGCTGATTCACGCTTTGTGTTGATAATCACTTGTTCTTCCTTCATATGCTGTGCAGGAGAATGTGTGCTAAACGAAGATGTTTGCATTTTTGCGGCGTTTTGCGCCGAATCATTTGTTTCACGTTCCCACCATTCAAGCACCCAAAAACAAGCAAGAATATCAATCTCAGTAGGTGTAAGGTCAGATACAAACTCACGAGTTTCTTCATTGTATTCCAAACTTTGCCAACAATCATTGGCAAAGTTTGGAATAGCATTTAACAGAAAGCCGTCACACCAAGCATTGTATCCTTCAAGTGACCGATTATAGATTTTGCCAAGTTTCCAGTCATGTACCTTTCGTGTAGCCAAATCTTCTACACGGTCGAAAGGAGTACCCATTGGTTATTCCTCCTTGGCATTTTGCATTTCAAGCAAGTCCTTACCACTTAGCTTAGACAAAGTAATAAGAATATTACCGTCAACTTCTTGTCCCTTATCCAACTTATCACAAATCATATCAAGAATAATCTGCTTCTGATTGTCATTAGCGCCCTTATATGCTTCAATAGCATACTTTGGGTCATTATCCAGCAGATGTTGCAGTTGGTCTTTGCTAAGTAGATAACGATAAATGTCCGTTAGATTGTGGTCTGCACGGAACTGCTCATCGTCAATATAGATACTACCAGAACGTACCATATTACTCATATTAGCAACAATAATACTTGCTTCGGTTTCCAAGAAATCTTGGTAATTAAACTGACCGTCAATCTTCCAAATAGTAGAACCACGAAGCACCGCCATACCATTAGTCATATTAACGATACGAATAAGACGTTCATTTTTCTTAGTAGGAGTTGACACAGAAGGTGCAGTCATAGAACTCATCAACAGTTGCATTTGAGCCTTAATGTCTGCAAGTTCCTTCTTTAGCGCGTCATTTTCAGCTTCTACATTTTGCATCTGTGCTTGTGCTTCAGTTTCGGTAGTTTCTACCTTCTTTGGACGACCACGCCCAGTAGACTTAGTTTCAGCCATTTTATGTTTTCCTTTCGTTCCTTTAATTTCAATTACCAATTATTACTGGTTGATAGTATAGACACCTGCGTATGCAGAAGTTGCGAACATAAAGCCCCATTCTACTCGCTGAGTAAAGTTAGTAGTGAGGTCTGCATTATCATAGAACTGGTTAGAATTGGATAGGGTTGTAGTCATTACACCCTTCAGTAGCTTATCCTGAGATGGGCTAATAACATAAATCTTATCATCAGGCAGAATCAGTTCGCCAGCCTTGGTAACAGCATTATCCAGCTTCATTACGGTGTAACCCATAATATTGCGGAGTAGTTCGATAGAACCATTGCCTTCACCATCTACGTTCATACGATAGCCAGAAGTAGAATCTGGTAGTACGTTCATTAGAGCAGTTGCAGAGCCAGCAATAATCGGCTTTACACCACCGTTACGGTACTGAACAGTTTCGCACATCTTAACAAGAGTTTTCATGTCAAATGCGCCGTTTACATTCAGAGAACCGTTTGGAATAGTAGCAAGACCGCCGTTCAGAGCAATCAGAGCGTCAGTGTACATCTCGGTCTGAACAGACAGCATTACCCATGCCATGAAGTCAGCGATGTTTACACGACCAGACAGTACATTGTACATCTTCTCAAAGATAGTAATAATGTGCTCTTCTGGGGTCAGGGTAACATCAGAATTGAACTTTCTCTGACGGAAAGAAGTGCGTTCTGCACGACCGCCCTTAGAAACAACATAGAAAGAACGTGGCTGAATAGTGAACTTGGTAATATCACCAAAGCCTTGGGTGCGGAAATCAGCAAATAGATTAAACTGTGGTAGAATGGTCACAGGAATAATTGCACGGATGGTGGAGTCAACGATACTCATTGCCGCCCAAGAAACAGACGGGTTGCCAATCCAAGCATTAACGTCAAGACCTTCACGAGCGAAGTGAGACTTGTGCTCTACTTCAGCCATAAAAGCCTTGTGCATTAGTTCCTTGTTATCTGCGGTCTTTTCGCCATCGCAGAAATAGCGCATAGCGGCATCATAGAAACCAGTCTGAGAATCAGCCGCAAACTTTACGAGTTCAGGATTCATAATCATATATATCTACTCTCCTTTCAATTAGTGATAATTTGCCATACAACGAAGGTATACAGCAGGTACTTCTTCCATACCGCAAGTGAAAACGCCAAAGCCTTCTACGCGGAAATAAGCGCCAGAAGCGGGTGCTTCTGCCTGTACAGCACCATACTTACCATCAGCGGCAACAGGAATAAACTTATCAACATCACCAGCAACAGGAAGTGCGTTAGCCGCAAATACTTCCTTAGTTACCTTAATTACGTCTACACCGCCCATAAGAGCCTTAACAGACATTGCCTTACCCTTCGGATTGAAGAAGTAACGCGGGTCATCGTGAAGCTGAGACTCAAGGTCATAGCCCACTTCTGGGGACGCAACAATCCATACGTTATCAGCGCCAGCTTCGGCAGGAACTACTTCGTACTCAAAGCCCTCTACTGCACCAGTGCCAGTAACACGGTTAATCTTCTTTAGGGAAACAAGCTGACCATTATCGAGGTCGGTGGTAGCGCAAACACCAGCCATGTTTAGGGCATCATTATCCCAGTACATGGTAGAACTACCATCAAGAATAGCATGATTCATAGCCATAATTATCTAATCTCCTTTACTTAGTTATATTTTGATTTCATTTGTGACCAAAAATCGGTCGGTACATTCGATTCAGTTTCGGTTGGTGCAGAGAAAGACCAAACAGTATTGGTCTGCTTCTTTAGACCCTTCTTCTGAATAGCAGAGAAGCAAGTAGCCTTAACCTTGTTAGACCATGCATCAAAATTGGTAGTATCACAAGCAAGACCTTCTTCGCGCAGTTCGGTAAACTTAGTGTTATCAATAAAGTCCTTAACGTCTGCCATTACCTTCTCAACATCCTTAGAAAGACCTTCCTTCTCAATGCCAGCCTTGAACTCACGAAGGTCAGAAAGTTCTGCTTCTTGCTCAGATAGCTTCTTATCCTTTTCCATAATGATGTTTTCTTTTTCTTCAACATCAGATTGGAGTTCAGCAAGTTTCTTTTCCATTTCTTCTACAGACATTTTTGCTGGTTCTGGGTCTGATAGATTCTTCTTCTCGCCATCATCACCATCATCACCTTCGGCTTTACCGTCTGCGTTCTTCTTATTGTCCTTGCCGTCATCGTCATCTTCGCCTTCTTTTTTCTCAGGCTCGGCGCACTTTTTGACTTCTTCAGCATTCTCTGGCTCAGCAAACTTCTTTATGTTCTCAGTAGGAACAAAATCAACCTGTACTTCGGTAATTTCGTCAGCGACAGTTAGACCATCTTCTGTATAATTAAAGTCAAGACGATACTTCTTAACTGCATCGCTGTCATCAACAATAATAGCAAACTTTTGATTATCCTCTTCATAGATACCATCAATGTAATAGTACCAAGAATGGTCACTCATAACAGAACGCAGAGCGCTCCATAGGTTGCCAATGTCAACAGCGGCAAATTCAATTTCCTTAGACATTTTCTTTTCCTCCTTTCCTTCAGAGTCAAGACCAAGTTTCTTATAAATTTTTTCAATTTTAGAAACTACTGCGGTTTCTTCTTCTTTTTTAGCGTACCCAAGCGCAGAAGATAGCGCACCACGATTATAAACAAACGTGTCGCCCTTTAACTGCATAATTGGATATTTGAGATGTTCGGATGGAAATTCTTCCCATCCACTCTCAACCAGTGCGTAAACCGATTTTACAAGACTGGATTTATTAGAAGCATCCATAATCTTATTACGCATGGAAGTCTTATCAACAGAACCCCAATCATCATCTGACATAGCTTCTTTGGACTTATCTACTTTGTAAGATTTATCAGCCATAGCGCGTTTCCTTTCATTCACAAATTTAGTTAAATCGGTGAGTCCACCAATAGCTTGTGCAAAGAAACTATCAGCTTCTTCGGCTGAAAAGCGTGTAAAAGTAATATCCGATTGAGGACAACTGGGACTAACTGACTGACCCAAAACAGTACAGCCTACGATACGAAAGCCTACAAGGTCATTTTCATTTTCTTCAGTTCCCCAAGTAATCATTTCTACACTAACTGAACGATTATTATTTCGTTCAAACATTTCACAGAAATTCTTAGCGTAGATTTTACTAATAACTACATCTACATACGCTCGTAGATAACCGTCCTCATCTTCAACAAATTCTACTTCTTGATTGTCTGGAATACGTCCGACAATCTGTTCTTTATCAGTGTGAGTAGAAGCGTCATATACTGCGGTCATATCTGCCACAAGCCATTTATTAAGAATGGTTGGCGCAGATTCACGGAGCACTTCTTCAGAAATAATTAGTCCATGAGCATTAGGGCGTGTGCTTAAAAAACCAAGACGCGCCAAACAAAACTCATCTTCTGCATAATCGTCAGCTTGAATACGCTGAATATCGTCTACCGCGAAAGTATATTTCTTTCCCAATATTCTGACTCACCTCCTTCTGCTTTAAGATTATATCAAGGCTTAAAGGTCAATATTATGTTTCTTTAACGCCTTAATCAACTTATTAGTAATACGCCAATATACAACACCAGAAAAATCCTTCCACTCTGGGGGGAATCCTGCTTGGTGTACTCTTAGAATAATGTTTGGGTCATCAGTATATTTATATAATGATAAATCTGAAGGCTCACCGATTCTGCACATATTACTTTTCTCCTAAAATCCAGAATTTGTTAATATCATGGTCAAATGCTTGAACATTACCATAAGCATCAATCTTATCAACAAGCAGTATACCTTGCTCAACATACACATTAAACTCTTTTAATACTTCAAGCAAATCTGCATAAACATGAATATCATTATTATTTTGAGCCACTTTACAAGCGCCCATAAGCATAGTTTGATATTCAAGTAGTAGTTCTTCAAGACGATGAATAATTTCGCTTGGTAGTTGATAATCTTCATTGCCTTCTGGCGTAGCAGGATAGTATACTGGAATATTATAGCGTTCAAGGCATTTCTCACCCAGAACATCCGCTACAAGCGGAAAATAATGAGCGATATTAAGATGAATCAAACTGGATGTTTGATTAAACGCAAATTTAACACCCAACACACTAACCATACGGTCAATCTTACGATTCATAAAGAATGCTTGACCAATAAGCTGTTCAACAGCATCTTGTGTTTTTTGTGTTACAATCATTAGATACCTTCCTCACTATCTCTATTCAATTCGCCCGAATCGGACAAATCTCCATCTTCTTTCTTGGGTCTGCCACTTTCACCAGCACTACCAGTATTAGCCGTATTAACGTTCATAAGCAACTGGCTATATTCTTCAACCCAGCCCGTGTACTTACTTTCCGCAAGGCTACGTTCAAATACTTGTGGTTCAACGCCAATAGCTGAAGCCCACTGTGAAGCGTTCATAACCAAGCCTTTATCAGCCATCTTAGTTAGTTTATCAAATCGCTTTTCACGTTCAAACGGATAAGAGCATCCATCAAAAGTAAAATGGAATTTATACTTCTTTGTTAACTTATTGACAAAGAAATCAAGAAAATTCTCAAATTGATAATACAGTGGCTTCATAGTATTATATTGGTCAATAATACCTGCTTCGATTTCAGCATTACTCATTCGGTCAGACGAATAAATAACACGACTGATACCAGAGCCAACGCCAGCGGTAGTAGCAAGCGTATTTTCATACATATCGCTATTGCTATCAACAAACTGATAAAATTTGGTATTTTCAAGTGGTAGCGCCGCAATCTTTAGCAAATTGCCAAGACCAGCCTTTGCCTTTGCCATAAAACCACCAAGGGTTTTTGGGTCAATAGCAAATTGATTAGCCTTTTGAGATTTTGCACTATCGAACAATCGAATCTCACCCGCGAGAATAGCTGAAGCACCAATAATATCCTTATCTCGCTGTAGCTTCTGGATTTCGGCAGAAGTAATAGCGTCTTTCAAGAAAGGAGCAAGATATGGCGTGGTATTAAAGTTCTCTGGATTTTGCTTAAAAACCCAAGAACCGTCCTCAGGAGAAGTCTGTCCCCAATAAGCATATTTGCCAGTACGTCTATTTAACGGTTGGGTAGGACGATAATTATACAATCTACCATCGCCATCAATAAACATTTGACGATACATCTTAGCCATAGAAGGGTCAAATCCTTCAATATCAACACCGGGATTTAGGAAATAGCTGTAATCAAAGTCATATAGCAAACCTTTCTCCCAATATCCTGTGAGCATACAATATTGTTGCGGCATTATTTGTAGCGCATATTTCATACCTTGATTCTTCCACTTAGTCTTTCTAAACCAAGTAAAGTAAGCACCATGTAGTAGAACTTCAACTACACATTTTCTAAACTCGTCTTTATACTTAAACTTGTCAAGAAAATCATATACTCGCTTCTTATCTTCTTCGTATTCTTTAGAATTGTAATCTTGCTGAGAATAAGCATTAGTACAAGTCATAGATAAATCAAAAGCAAGCACATTTGCATAACTATATAGAGTACGCTTAAATACCATATCATAGTTATTCATAAAATCCATAAAGGATTGCAACGTGCCAGCATCTTCTTTATAAGATGATAATGCTTGTTGAATAGATTCAAGCGAAGGAATACGAGGATTGTTATTTAGATTTTGCAATAGTTGGTTGCTCATCATTGGAGAATACATACCGTATTCGCCTGACATAGCGGCAATAGCTTGTGCAAAATCAATGACGTCCTGTACGTCCTGTTTTGAAATAGAATCTGCCAATCAAATCCTCCTTTCTTTAATAATCACCACACAAGCTGAATTGAATCAATATCAAATTCATCTTGTGCTATATCTTTATTCCATCTGTTTTCAATTAAAGTAGCAATATAATTACCATAAGCTAAAGCAACAATACGGTCTTTTGTACCGTTTAACGGCTCAGAAAGACGCACCTTATCTTGCTTAAACTCAGCTTTAAGGTTGACTGCTTCTTTTATCAATTCTTCTGTGTGATTGTATGGAGCACAAGCAACGCCATACTGTTCAGAAGTCATTTTGAAATATTCACCATTGTCAACTAAAGTTTCTTGGAAATCGTTAGTGTCAATCAAGAATTTAACATTACCATACTCAAGCTGACGGCGCATCTCTTTCCACACAATATCATTAAGTGTTGAAGAACCCTTAACAGGGATAATACAAGGGATAGCGTGCGGGTCAACTGTACGCATCTTATAATCTTCAATTTTGCTATCAATAGCCACTGCTGAAACATATTCAGTTTTATCACTGATAGTAAAACCGTGACTATTCCATGCGCGTCCTCTTTCTGGATGCTCCCAAGGTTGAGTAAATAAATTATAAATTACTTCACCGCCAGATTGTTGGTCATCAACAATATAGTCGGTTTGATAGTCCCAATATAATTCACGAATACGATTTACTGCACCAGTAGAATCAGAAGCCTCCCAACCTTGAATATAATCAACGTGACGTTCAAAATGATTCTCTTTCCAGTGCAAAGACATACAAATAATAATTGTATTATCGTTTGCTTTTCGACCAGCACCCTTTACTGTATTAGCAAATGCGTAGTCAACAAGAATTAAACGTACTTCATCTTCGCCCTTCGGTGGATTGTAAGGCGCGGTTTGAGTTATAACTTCGATATTTGTTGGAGGAACAAATGCTTTTTCAAGCGTTTGGTTTTCTTTGAATTGTTGGATAGTAAAATAAGCGTGCTCATTTTCGCCTATCGCTTCATTAAGATACTCCATGCGGAAAGAAAATTCTTCCGTAGTCTTTTTAGCACGGCGATAGTCGCCCCATGTCTTTAGACCGTTATCAATATTATCGAAAAAGTCTGAAGCAAAAACATTGAACACTGTCTTTTTATCATCAAACCAACCTTTAACACATTCCTTCCAAAGTCCGTACCACCATTGATATTTATATTTGGAAGAAGTTAGATAAATAGCCTTTGATTCTTCAAGCCAACGTGGGTTGTTTGCATATTCTGGATTGTTGTTCAAAAATACTGGCTGACGCGGATAAAGCATACCATCAAAGATTTGGTCGATACTCGCCTTCTTCATAATAGCAACTTCGTCATAAATTGTGAAATTTGAACGCACACCACGGCTGGACTCAACAGGAGCAAGAACACGCAATACACTATTGTTCAGCGTATTTTCAATCTTATAGCCGTCTTGTGGCTTAGTAATAACAAGCCACTGCTTTTCATAAAGATACAACAAATATGGTGATAATTTTTTAACCAATTCACTTAATATCTTATCTTCTACAATTTTGTTTGCTTGGTCAATAGTAGAAGCAGTAACAACAATCCAACAGTTTGGATAAAGCATCAGTTTACAAATTGCGGCAAGAGCAGTAATAAACGACTTTGCGCCACCACGCCCAGCACGCCAAAAGAACACATCGGATGTGCCAATCTCATGCAACGCTTCACGCTGATATGGTTTTAGACCAATACCAAGATAAAACTCTGCGTATATATCCCAATTACGTCTAAATAATGTGTCCCATTCAATTACTTTTTCTTCTTGCTCTTTTTCAAGCAAATCAGCACCGCTAACTGTCCCTCGGAGTTCTTTCGCCATAAACTTACGGCGAATACCACCCATAGCTGGTAAGCTATTTCCCATATTATCCCTCCTGCAATGTTACGTCAGGATATTCACGAGAACCAGTTACAGCATTTCTAAGAGAACGCTTTAGCATTGCTTTTTCTTTCTCGTAACCCACCATGTCAAGATATTTCTGTAAATCTTCACACTCGGCAGGTTTGCTATATTCAATCATAGCGACTTTCTTTTCAAAAGCCTTCTGCTCATCGCTAATATTTTTTGATTGAAAATCATTTAATTTAAGCAAAGCCAGTTGCTTATTCAAAGCATCTTGTGCTTTACTAATCTCAGCACCGTCACCCGATTCATTAGCTTTACGCAAACGCAATTCGCATTTACACAAATCGCGGTAACGATTCATTAAGTTAGTGTCCATTTCAAGAATATCGGCGGTATATTCTTCAAAGGTTCTATTCAAAAAATCATAAGAATCTCTGTCAATCTTACCGTCAATTCCTGTAAATTTACCCCACTTCTCAATTTCTTCCTTCATATTCTTCAGCGGTTTTTGTTCAGTGCGAATTTTTTCCGCTTCTACTTCAACCGTCTTTAGAAAATCAGTCAGCATATTAGTAGACTGCAAAAAACCAGTATACGGCTCATTCCATTGTGCCATAAAACTAAGATATGTCACAAATAAACTTGGCTTCTTTGTAGAAGCGTCTTGAAGCCTAAGAATAGCTTTCTCATAAACTTCATTGATAAATGGAATATTTACTTGGGCTAACAGTAACCACAAGCCTGCGGCTTCGCTTTTCGTTTCAGCAATATATCTCTTTAACAATATATTACAACAGTTACGACAAATAGGAATATACTTATCGTGATATGGGGCAGGACTTTCATTGAAATAGTTCGCTAACTTAACAGTTCCGCAAATAGGACAACATCGGTCTGTTCTGCGTAACTGTTTTGGAGGTGTAGTTGCCATTTCAAATTTTCCTTTCTTTCAAAATAACAAGGGCAGGAACTATTGCTCCCGCCCTGTTTTTTCCAACGCTGTGCAGTATCGTGTCGAAGAACGACTTACACCGAGATAGGGCTTACGCCCAAGACCAACTCCTTTCATGCTTTAGTGAAAATTTCACAAGTGGACAAAAGTAGTGACCTCCTTACGTTGTTTATTCTACAATCTAACATATCCTATGCCAGATTACTTTGTTTAATTCAAATAATAAATTTTGCTTAAATCTCTGCCGTTTTCATTATACACGGCAAAGTAAACGCCAGCACGACTATGCTTTTGAATACTCTTGGCATAAGGGTCAGTGCCTACAGTAGATGGTACGCGAATCACTTCGCGGTCGCCCATATAACCAACACCCGCTGGCTTAGTTTCGCTTCTATGAAGATGACCAGCATACAAGCAATCAATCTGAATATCATAGAAATTCTCATAATAATTTGCCAGTTCAATAAGATTATTTGTTTCGCCATGAGCAAACAGTAGATTATTGCCATATAAACAAGTAAAGTATACATCGCCATACGGTTCTACTGTAATATCTGGTTTGCACCCTTCAAGACGCATTTCAATAAACTTATGAATAATCTTAACAAACGTTTCTTCTGGGAATACGGCTGGCTGAGTTAAAATTCTATTAACATCGTGATTGCCAGAAATAATAGCAAATTTCACTGGAACTTTCAACTTTTCTTGAACAGCAATAAGCCATTGTGACATAAACTCAGAAAATTCAATAACTGCGTCTACAACATTAGAACGCAGCTTTTGTAAACTACCCATGCGGAGGACATTTTCGATTGCGTCCCCGCAACTAACAATCAACAGTTCGTCATAACCAAAGTTATCACTTTCAATCATAGAAAGCAATCGCCACATACGTTCCTTAAAAATTTCCTTATCATAAGCGTTGATAATCTCGCCATTTAACCCTTTGAGTACAAACGTTGAATCAAAGTGTTCATCAGCAAGCACAAGAACGCCTGTGCTTTTAGAAGGTTTAGTAAAATGCTCGTGTTTAATCTTAACTGGTTCAAGACGCTTAATCGCATCTACAATCATTTCGTCAAGAAGTTCATGTCGAGCAACCTTGCGATAATATTCTTGGTGCTCAAGATTGGCGCTTTGAATTTTCTTCCGTTCCTTAACTAATTCTTCTTTTGCTTCAATAAGACGATTAACTCTATCTTCATCATTTAGAGTTTTAATTTCATCTTCGTCAAGTCGCTCTAAAAATTCGCCAAACAGCACAGCGCATCGTCTTAGGGTTTCGTCAGAATAAATCTTTTCACCAACAATCGCTTTACACCATTCAGTGTAAGAAATTTCATCATTTTGCAGAGCCTTAGTTGCTTCTTCAACGAAAGCAAGATAAGACTGCATTTCCTGTCGTTCCATTGTTATTTTCCTTTCGTTGATGATTCCTCAATGGGTGGGCTAAACCCCAATTTATATACCCACCCATCGGAGGAATCCCGTATTTCTCTCCATAATAGACACACTTTCAAAAAAGATAAAATACATTTTTGCAATTTTAATTTATGCTATTTTGTTTATTTTGAGAAATATCTTCAATATTTGTAACTTTTTCGCTCTGAACGAGCGTACAAAACTTGCGCTTTTGCTTTAACCTTTTGGCTCTTGCTTTCTTGCAACATTCATCAGAACAGAACCGATGATTACTTTGCAATGAAATAAATCTATCTCCGCATTCTTCACAAACCTTACCAAGACTTGCCGTATTCTTTTTCAAATTTTCAACAAGTATATCGCCAAAAGAAGCCCATAATGTTTTCTTCATGTTATTTGTCTTAATAGTGTAAAGATACATAATCAACGTATTAACTACCACGTTAATATCTTCATTGGTTTCTTCAAGAATATGTTTACGAATTTGTTGAAACATATACATATCTTCCTGCTTTGCGTTTTCGGCTTCAGTATTAAACAAATATTGGTGTCGATTCCAATAGTTATATCTTTCAACTATCTGATTATCTTCACTAATACTAAAACCATAGTCAAGATTCATCAACATACGATAATCAAAATTGTCACACATTTTCACAAACTTAACTCGATTATTGGGGATTGACTGACAAATACGATTCATGGTAGAATTATTTGGTGGCTCTACTTGTGATTTTTTCTTATCTTTAGCATAAATGAAAAAATATGGCGGCTTTGCTTTGGTATATCGTTTCATCATTTCTTCAACTTCAAAAGGTGGGTCAACTTTCCACAGCGTCTTAGCATAGTCGATTACTTGATTATTGATATAAGTAAACAACTTTACTGTCTTTAGAGCGTTATCATAGTCCTTTGTTAAATTAGGACTGTTCCATACTTTTGTAATCTGATTACTAATTACACCAATATTACCACCTGTATAAGCCTTGGTCATACTATGGTAAATATTGTCAGGAGAGATAGCGCCAACCTTTGCTTTCTTCAAATCATAAGAAAGTGTGCAAATTCCTGCCATATTACGTTTTGCTATAGAAGTCAACAATTTGTCTTTAATGACCAAACTCTTGTCTCCGTCCACATCAAATTGAAGAATCCTTGAAATCAAATCATGACAACTGGTATACACACATTTCGTTTCCCCAAACCACTTGTTCAAATCTTCATTCTTTACATTTTTGCGAATCGCCCATTCACGATACAAATGCGGACTTCTCAAACAAGCAACTTCATCACCATTACTAAACTGCGTAGTAAACACTTCGCCGTCTTGAAGCAATCCTTTTGGGTTCACTTCATTAAGAAACAGCCATTCACAAAACGCATATAGGTCAGGAGATAAAAAGAGATATTTGCCATTCACTCTTAACCGCCCTGATTTTGCTTGCTTAATCAAACTCTTTTTAGTTTCTTTCAAAATATCACGGCTATACTGGTCACGCATAAGTTCTGGATAAATCATTAACGCTTCTTGCACATAACTTGGATTTTTGTTATATGAAGTTGCGCCAATCAATTTCATAGAAGTTTGAAAATCATTACCAATAGCTTCAATTTCTTCAACTGTCTCTTTGGTCAATGTAGCAATTTCTTCATCGGTCATATCAGTAAGCGTTTGAAGCATCTGATAATTGATTCTGGCGCGAGGAATATCTTGTTCTTCCATATTACAATAGCACGCTTCACAACGATATTGCTTAAACTTTTGCTTGTAATCTTCCCATGATTGATAAAACTTATACATCTTAAACTGGCTTTTTGTGAAAATATATCGAATATCTTCAGCAAGAATATCATGGTCTTGACCGTAAATATCAGTTACCGTTGCTTTGCCGTCACATTTTTCTTGAATAAACTTATCAAAAGGAAAATGCACAAGTAAACCTTTAACCCACGGAGCGCGAACCATCCTTGTAGGTTTGTCCAACATTATTCCGCAACCATCCATGTGAGGAATTACTGTACCTGTAACTTCACGCTTAATACTATAATCAGCAGAAATGTGGTCAACCTCGGTTTGAATTTCTGTTTCAAAGTCATCAACTACAATCGACTTATCAATATCAAAATCTTCCCAAACATCTGTAGCAGAATTACCAAGAGCAAGATAAGCAAGAAACTTATTCTCATTTGTGCCGCCAGCTTCGTTAATTTCTTCAACAGTTAGTCCGCACATCATTCGCATCTTAATACGATTAAAAGTCGATTCTTTTATAAAAACTGCTTTCTTTGTGCGTATTTGTCCTGCCGAAGCCGTAAGAAAAATATATTTTTCTCCATTATATATAAACCCATCACGAACAATGTTATGAAATACTTGAAAGAAATAAACGCTGATAACAAAAATATCTTCAGACAACTGATTGTGTTCAATTCCAATAGCACGAGTAAGCGAACTAACAAACAATGAAATAACATTTTTATCCTTCAAAACTTCTGGATTCATTGTGCGCGGTTCAGTGCTTTCCAGACGCTTATTGAGTAATTGTTCAAGTTGTTCTTTTTCTTTCTTGATTACTCGATTGATACACGCTGTACCCCATGAATATTCAGTGTCTTTTTCTTTATACTTGCGATTAACTGCTCGTAGCTTATACAGTTTCAATAAACGCTTATGAATAAATTGCTCAGATTCATCATAAAATGCGTCCGTACCCACCGAATAAGCATGAATTTGATTTGTTAGGCTCATTGTTGCTCACCCTTGTACTTCTTCTTTAGTCGCTCTTGACGCTTACTTTCCATCTCTTGTCGTTTCTGTAAACGCAAAGTATATGATTCACTTAATGACTTCTTATGACAAATTGTATCTTCGTCAAGTGTGTCATCAAAAAAATTTCTGTTATAACTCATTTCTGTCCAAGCCATCTCTCTCACCTCGATTCTATTATTTATTATAACTATTGTAGCACATTTTTACAAAAAAGTCAAGTCATACTCCGTTCATATTTTGTTCACAAATTATTTACAATTTAGGTCTTGACTTTTTAACAAATATGTGCTACGCGCACGCGATTATAATATATAAATATATTATAATATATATGTACTACGTTAATCAGAGATTAACTGCGTATACACTTTAACGTACTAAAGCGTTAAATCACTGAAGTAATTAACGCTTGGAAAATTTTCTTTTAGTTATAAAATGACGGCTTTAGATATATATAAGGACTGCGTAAGCAGGACTTATATATAGATAAAATGGTTTTTTATAACTAAAAGAAAATTAAATAAAAGAAAAGGTTCGTTTCGGTTTAGCCAAACTTGCTAATTTCTGCGCTTTAATTATACCGCTCTTCTACACTTTCGTCAACCCCTTCACTCGTTTCTTTTATGCGACAGTTATTTCCTTTACTTTTAGCTACGATTTCCTTCTTACCTTTCCGCAGATAAACTTTCATATCCCTTGCTGCTCAAATAAAAAATTTCACACTTTAGCCAATGATTACTATTGACTTCAAGCCAATGCTGTGTTACACTGTCTTTAAGAAATCGTGCTTACCATCCAAATATAAATATTGGTGTCCAATTTTGTCAATTTTTGAGTTGACATTTTTATCCTTTTGTGGTATAATAATAAATAGGTAGAATAATTCTTCTACTCGATTTTAAGGACTATTGCATAGGAGGATATTATGTGTAACAACACTTGGAAGGTATACAAATATACCGATAAACACAATGGTTTAATATATATAGGCATCACTTCACGAACTCTAAAAGAAAGATGGCAAAGTGGGTATGGATATAAAGGCAACCCTCGTTTGCATCATGCTATTCAAAAATATGGCGAAAATAATTTCATAAAAGAAATTTTGATTGAAGGCTTAACTCAAGAAGAAGCCTTTCAAAAAGAAATTGAACTAATTGACAAATATCATGCTCGTGACCCTAAGATTGGATATAATCTTTCAATCGGCGGTAGTGCGCCTATGTTTGGTAGACATCATAGCGAAGAAACCAAACAACTTTTTTCTGAAACAAGAAAAGGAAAGAACAATAGTTTTTATGGAAAACATCACAATAGAGCAAATCTATCTGTAAACATTCCTGTTATTTGCTTGAACACCTTAGAGATTTTTCCGTCTTTAACCATTGCAGGAGAAGAAAAGACCAAACAAGGATGTACAGGTTGTCATGAACGAAATATATCTCATATATTTGAAACAAATAGCCGACAATGGACTGCGGGCAAAGATATGGAAGACACTCCTTTGTTTTGGGAAAAATACGATAAATCTAAATCTCTTGAAGATTATCAACAACTCTTTGAAGATAGAAAAAAGCAACACGCGAATTATCTACAAAGCCTTAAATTTAACCCCGTCATGAATTTAATTGATGGTAAAATTTTTGACAATCCTTCAAAAGCCAGTGAATATTACGATATTCCCTATAGTCTTGTTGCTGGCAGTTGCCGTGGCAATAAAAAAACTACTTACGGACAAATTTTTATTTATATTAACGACTATAAAGAACTTACAAATGAAACCATTACAGAAATTATTATCCAACGATGGACTAATGTCAACCCACCTATTGTATGTCTAAACACAGGAAAAATTTATAAAACACAAGTAGAAGCAAGAAAATACGCCAATATTAAATTCAGCGATTCTATTAGAAATTGTGCTGAACACAAAAGCGAATATGCTGGATTTGCCGAAGGGCAATACTTAAAATGGATGTTTTATGACGAATACTCTCAATTAGAACTTGAAGAAATTCAAGCTATTATAAACAAACCAGTAAAAGGTAGCATGCCAGTATATTGTGTTGAAACAAATACTCATTATCTTGATGCTTCTTCAGCTTCTTTTGAAACAGGTATATTGGCGCAAAATATCCAAAAATGCTGTACAGGTAAATATAAACACTGTGGGGGATTTACTTGGCAATATGATACAGCTTATAACTATGATTTATACCCCAAGTACAAAGAGCATCCCAAACGAGTATAAATAAACTTTATTAACAATTTGTTCACAATTTAATTATTGACTTTTTGCCTAAATTGTGATACAATAAAAACAAAGACATAAGGAGGTCTAAGCTATGGCAGACGCTATCAACCCTTCGCACTATAAGCAAGGTAAAGTCGAATGTATTGACGCTCTTGAATCAGCAACGGTAAATAAGACTGGACTTGAAGCTGTATGTGTGGCAAATGTAATCAAGTATCTTTGGAGGTACGAAGCTAAGAATGGACTTGAGGATGTTCGGAAAGCGCAATGGTATCTCGCCAAGTTAATTGATTATCTTGAAGCTAAAGACAAGAAACCAATTCAACATTTCAAGCCACAGACAATCGTTGCCCCGCTGGATAATATGCCGTGCATTCCTACGCCACATTATCCTTGCAAAGCTGTTACTGGCACAGCAGAAGATGTTAAGATTTACAACGCTCCGCAAGATATTACTGGCACGCTAAAAGCCGATAATAATAACAATATTTGTCTTGATTGAAAGAGGTTTTAATTATGCGAATGATTCTATGCTCCGCTTGCGCCAACAATATGCTGGCTGATAAGCTATATGCTTTCACCAAGAAAGATAAGTGTCAAGGCTGTGGCAAGAAATGTCAGTGTGGCACATACAACGTAGTAGTTTCTGAAAAGAAGGAAGTTGCTAATGGCTAAGTATAATTTTGAAACAAGCATCTTGCGCGACAGCGACCATGATTATATGGAGTATGGGACAAGTGAACGTAAGTTTGTGAACCAACTTCGTAAGCTGGCTGAAAGCCATCCAGACGAAGTAACTATCGTCAAGGATGATGGTAATTATATTTACGCTCATGTACCGCTGAGTTGGTTCAGAGCACCGAAGCCGCCGATTAAGCGCGAGTTCACCGAAGAACAAAAGGCGCAGATGGCTGAACGAATGAGAAATATCCATAAAAAGAATTAACATAAAGGAGAAATTACTATGGCTAAGAAGAAGATTGCCGAAGAAACTAAGCAGGAATTTAAGCTGATTTGTACTTCCATCAATAACGAAGATAAGACTATCCCAGTAATTGTCGGTGGTACAGTAGAAAACGATAAATGGGTAGACCCACATGACATGACTTCTGAAGCTATTCAAGCTGTGCGTGATTATCTTTTTGCTCAGATTGAGAATGAAGATAAGGGCAGTGGTTATCAGTGGAGACGTGAAGATGGCAAGTATGTTAAGCTAATGCTTACTATTGAAGATGAAAGTGCTGACGAAGCGCCAACTGACGAAGCTGAAGCGCATGAAGATGCTGGCGAACTTGCTGAATAAGGAGAATTATGATGAGCCATCGCCCTGATTGCGTTCATCTTAAAGATAATTCATATAAAATCACAATACCGTTTATTTTGCCTTCACTTAACGCTTATATCGCCCAATGCTATCAAGGAAGTTCAACTGCTCAGAGTTTTAAGCAATCTTGGGAGAGAAAGATAAAGCGATATTTCAAGCCTTTAGATAGCTTGGAGCATTTAAGCGTTTATATCATATATCATTGGTATGAGCCTAATCAGGCACGAGATAAGTCAAATATATGCTCTTTTGGAATGAAAGTTATCGAAGATGCTTTGGTTAGGTTTCATATCATTGATAATGACGGCTGGAAGAACGTGGTAGGGTTTGAACATGAGTTTCAAGTTGACCCAAAGCGTCCCAGAGTTGAAGTTGAAATAATGGTAATAGACTAAGAAAAGGAGTGTTCCCTATGAGAACATTTAGCATTATCAAACTACCTCGCCACTTGGGGGGGGGCATTGGTTAAGTAATCAACTGCCGAAAGGTGGTGATTATTGATGAAT